CTATACATTTAGCTTGTCCTTGCGATCGAAGCACCATATTGTATATATAATGGTGGCGAGTACAAAAAGGAACGCCCAGCCTCCGAACTGAAGCTTCGCCTTGTCCCATACGGATAGTTCCTTCTCGACCTCCTTTTTTACATAAACAGAGTCGTTCTTTAACCTTCTTAAAGAGTCAACAACACTGCGGTAGTAAGCTACGGAGTCGATGGTCTGTTTTGTCTTTGACATTTCCTTGTTTGTGTCCAGGAAATGCCACCTTTCGGTGCTTATGGCCTTGCCGTTGGCATCTTGTCGGACTACCGTGCAGTCGCGCACTTCTTTGGTTGTGGCTTGTGCGGTAGAGTCTACGATGTAGACAAGGCGATCGAGCCATAAGGTGTCGTGCACTTCTTTGATGAGAGTTTCGGTGCGCACGCTGTCTGTTATGCTTTCTTGGCTCTTGCAGCCCACGAGGGTGAGAGTAAAGCCTATGAGCATCATGCAGAGCAGTATGTATGCCCACCCTTTGTTTGTTCCTTGCTTTTTCATTTTGATACCGATTTGATATAGTCTATAATTCCTTCGACGTGGAGATTGATGATTGCCTCACGTCCTTTGTCGGAGAGCAAAAACTCCACGTCTTGCTTGTTGTCCATGAAGCCACTTTCGGTGAGTACGGCAGCGCAGTCGGTGTCACGGCAGATGGCCAAGTTCTGCGGCCACCATTTCTGACCGGGCTTCGGTGAACGCATCTTTAGGCCTTGCGCTTGTGCGGAATCGAAGAGGTACGAAGCGAGCTGCTTGGACCTTGCACTCGCATTGAGTGACACACATGCTTGCCAACCTCTTGCGTCGCGCCATTTACCATCCGAACCTGCAGCGTTGCAATGGATGGAGACCACAAGTACGTTGGTCTTGCCGAAATGCTTGCAAATGTCGTTTACCCGCTTGCATCTTGTTCCAAGGCTGATGTCTTTTTCCTCTGTGACGAGCTGCTGGGCGTTGTAGTCCATTGTTTTGAGCCGCTTGACTACCTCTGCGGCTATCTCGCGTGCATACTTATATTCTTTAAGCCTTCCATCGGGGGAACCATTGCAGATGGTTTCAATGCCGTGGCCGTTGTCAATCAGGATTATCATATTCTTTATTCTTTGTTTTAATGGTTATACTTGTTTATTTGTCGTTTAGTGCCGTGTCGAGCGCATCGCCAACGTCTTCGCTCTTTTTCTTGGTTAAGGCTACGATGAAGGCCTTTAAGAAGCCAAATATGGACTTTTTCTCGACCTTCACGCCCCGCAGGAAGAAGAAGTGGCCGCAGATGGACATTATCTCGCACACGGCGGCGAGGGCGCAGCCTGCATACGTTCCCCAGACATGAGAGTAGCCGAGCGGGTCGAGGAAGGCCACGCCGATGAAGGTGGAGACGAGCATGAGCACGATGTAGTCGACGAACTTGTTGGAGGTACGACGGAGTGCCCGTGACGAGTGCCACTTGTATAGCTCTTGGGATTTTTTGTCCTTGGCTTTTACGGCTGCCTCGTAGCGTTTGTGGGACTCACCCCAGCCGAAGCGGAAGTCTGCCACGATGAGGATGAGCAGCGTGGCGATGAACCACTTTGCGTCGATAATGAGAGTAAGGATCTCCGAACCGAACAGTAGGAAAGAGAATCCTCGTGCGCCTGTGCCGGCCGAAGGGGCTTGGAGGAAGAGATGGGTGGTTGTCATCGCTGGCCTCCTTTCTTGATTGAGTTTTGTTGTTTCATAATTTTACTGATTATTGATTTTTGATTACTGATTATTGTAGAATTGTGGCGGGTTGTGCCATTGAGCCGTTAGTACGCCGCTTTCTTCGGATATTACCAATGACTTGCCGGTTGTAGTATATTCCGTTTTCTTCATCGTCGTCAAATGATGCGAGTCTTAACGGCAGAATATCGTCGTAGGACTTGGACCAAAGCATCTGTTTGCGGTATTCGTCACGCGAGTAGCGTTTGCGGATTGTGACTGCGTTGAGGTCGGGACGTATCGAGCACTTTTCATGAAACTCTATAGGCAGCCCGCCGAAGATGCGACGCCTGATGTTATAGGTGTCACGGTGGCAGAGAAAGCCCAGATAGCTATTGAGCGATGTCACGTTGTGTTCAAGTTCTGCCACGGTTGCGGATTTCGCAGTGAGATGCACGGCACGTTTTAGTCCCTCGATGGTTCGGTTTGCGATATACAGGCGGCCTGACTTTATGACAGTGCCTGTGAATCGAACTCCGTGGCGATATTCCTGCAAGTAGAATTTGTGCGGGTGGAGCGTTATGCCTATCATCGAGAGATAGTCACGTATCACTGGCATTGCCCGCAGGATTTTTCTCTTGTTGCGTGACACGATGTAGAAATCGTCTACGTAGCGGCCATGATAATTGATTTTGAGCTTACGCTCGAAAAGCCAGTCAAGTTCGGTCAGGAAGAAGTTGGCGAATATCTGGCTGATAAGATTGCCGATGGGCATGCCTCTCGTTCCGTTACCATAACGCAGTGTCTTGTTTTTCGGCAGCTTACTCCATTTCCATTCCGATGAGCGCAGCTCGCAGTTAAGTTCGGGTCGGTGGAGTATGAGCTTGCGTGTAACCCACCGCAGGTCGTCCTTGTCATCGCCGAAGTAGTTTTCGACAATAAACCTGTCTATCGTGTCGGCAAGCAGCAGCTTTGGTATCGACATGAAAAATCCCTTCATGTCGGCGGTCGCCACATAACAGCCTTTGGTGTAGTTTTCGCTACATTCCTTGATGTCCGCAGCGAGCATCCTCACTCCGTAGTCAACACCCTTACCCTTTCGGCAATTGAATGTGCGGGGAGAAAATACCTGCTCCATGAGCGGTTCGAGGCGCAGGCATATCCAATGATGCACAATGCGGTCACGGAAGTCTGCCGCGAATACCTCCCGATACTTCGGACGTGAGACAACAAAGGCGATGGAGACTGATGGCTGATAGGTACGGTTGTTTATCTCGTCGGCGAGTACGACGAGGCTCCGCTCGAAGTCCAACACAAACTTCATTGCGTTATTACTGCCACGCTTACGCGTTATGCAGTCGTAATATGCTTCAAACATTCCTTCGTAACCTACCATAAGCAAATATATTTTTACGTTTTGATAATACTGGAAAATTCTAAAAATCGTCCCCGACTATGCTGAAACTGGCCTAACCCGATTCTGATTGCTCGTCTTGGAATTGTTGTTCTGATTGCCGTTGTTCAGGTTCAGATTCCACGCGTTGCCCGCCGAGTTCTCGGTCTATGTCGTCATTGGCTTGTTTTTAACTCTGAATGAGAGTAGACGACCCATTATCGGAGGAAGATTCCATGCAAGCGTCCGTAGACGCTCGTACACTCTTGATTTTACGCCTTCTCCGAACCGTCATTAACGCCACGGTGTCGCTTGGAGTCGGTGTTCTTCCACGCTGTTATTTGCTTGCCAATCAGTTCCATTCGCCTTGTTATCTCTGCTTGTTGTCCAAGTCCTTGCATAGCCCTTGCCTCAAAGGAGATACGTATCATCGCCTTCAACATCTCGAACGATACAACGAAGTTTTCGAGATGTATCTGTCTTTTCTCCCGCTGCATGTTCGCCAACTGGATATGATTCAGCTGGTCGAGTGCATGCGTTATGATACGTTCGCCAAGCGTGAACTTGTATATCCTCGGCATCTTGTTCACGAGCGGAATCAAATACTTAACGAGGTCGTATGTGTCTCTGTATACTTTGAGTTTATTGGCTATCATTGACTAATTCTGTCTTTTGTTAATGTTTTATGTTTATTATCTCTTATCGCCTTACGGCGAAATGTCAGCCGTTTTTAAGACGGCTGACAAAGAGTTAAAGGGTTAAAGAGTTAAAGCTTTTTGAAATGCTGAAACTGGCCTAACCCGACGCTGATAGCTCGTCTTGGAAAGGTTGCCCTGAAAGCCGTCGTTCAGGAGCAGAACCCACGCGATGCCCGCCGAGCTCTCGGTTGAAGACCAGTATGAGTCACGTTGAAGCAATGTAGCACCTGTAATTTTACCGAGCGCATAGTTGATTTTGTTGAAGTTGGCCAACATAAGCCACATCTCACCAAGAGAGGGCAGCCACCAGCTTCCTGCGGGCAGTCCTTGGTTGTTTGCGTTCATTCGGCTATAGGCGTTACAGAAACCTGGGGCGTAGGTGTCGCCGTCGTTTTTGTAGCTATTGGAGGCGAGTATCTTGGCGGTGTTTGTCTTGCCCGCATAGTCGGTCTTGGCGGTGAGATAGTCGCCTGTCTTAAAGCCGCCACCCTCGCCGCTTACGCTACCCCAATAGAGCTTGCTTGCGGACTCGGTGGGGGCTATGAGCAGTTGTTTGTCGCCGTCGCACACAAGCACGCCAGTGGCGACCTGTCCAGCCGACTGTTGTGCAGGCCAGTCTACAGGGCGATAGAGCACGGGGTAGTTGTCCGCTGTTCGGTGAGTAGCGATGAATACTCCGTCTATCACGGTGTCGTAGGTGACTACGCCGAGTGCCGACTTGAGGGTTGCGAGACTGACTTTCTCTGCCTTGCCTGACGAGTTCATGAGAACGATGTAGTCTGACGACTGTACAGATGTTACGGATGTGAAATCCTTGAATTTTCTTGTTTGTTCTGACATAATTTTATGATTTTAAAATGTTAATATGTTATGTTTTTATTTGTCTGAGGCATCTTGCACATTGCTAGGGTCGGAAGGCCCGTTTTCTATTATGTTCCATATTTGGCCGTAATTCGCATCGTAATATCCATGGAGCTCTGCGAACATTACATGGCCCATTTCCACTTTGGAATAACGTTTAGTAAAACTGCTATTGACGATAAATTTAGCATTACCGCCTTTGCCTCTAAAACGAATACTATTAAAAGTCCTGGTGACAAGTGGGTTGTAAAATGTTATTCTTAGAAATTCACCTTCTTTTATCTCGGGAAGGTTAACGGCGTGTTCTTCACCCAAAGGGCATCCCCTTGTTATATATCCGCAGTTAACAACTCCATCATCGTCTACTCTGTCAGCAATCATCTTTATCGCCCCTATTCTACATGACCCCATGACTGAACACTCATCAAACGTAGACTCCTCCACGACAGCTTTGCGGCAACGAAGAATACCCTTCACGAAATCTATCAGTACGTTCGGGTGGAAATCATTGTTGTTGTCGAAGCTGGGCGTACCGAAATTGCCGTAGTTCTGCGCAACCTTATTTCCTTTAGAGTCGATGGTGTAACCCTGCTGTGAGTACATAAAGTCGCCGTTAAATACCGCCTTGCCGATAAGTCCAAGGCTCGCCATGAGTATTTCGGTATAGACGGCATTATACTTCTCGACCTTCATCCATGTCGTAGGGTTGTCAAGGGCAGCGTCTTTTGCGGGGTCGAGTCCTTGCGTGATACCGCTGCGGCACATCATATAGTAGTAGTCGCCGTACTTTACCATGGGTGACACGACATCAGTTGCTTCGTAGACTACGTTCGAGGCGTAGTTTCCTGCGGGCACAGGCACTCGCTGAATGTTGTTCGGGTCACGGAAACGACACCATGAATACAACTTCCAATCCTTAGCCCCAGGTGCGGTTTCCACATTGCTGCTGTATACGCCAAGGTACTGCCCATCCACCTCGTTAAACGAGCCGAGGTCAAGAAGAGAGACGCGAAGGTCGGTAAGATAACACGTGTAAGGCGTGTATATGTCTATGCGGTTGAGGTTTTTCCCCGCTGGTAACTCCACAATCAAGCCGCTTATCGCCTCATTGCTGGCGGTAGTCGAGGTGAACGAAGAATTACTGAGCGTTATTCCTTCTAATTCACACTTTACGGATATTGGGGCATGCGAAACCTGATTGTTTATCAGATACCCGTCACTTTCGCTCCAGTCTGTCGGCGCAACCATGGAAGCTGATGGTCTGACATAAATCTTGTAACCACTGCCCGCATCGGACGCATAAGTGGTTATGGTTTTTGAAAGCTCGCTGACAGACTTTCCGAACCTGATATGTATATAGCGGTTTGTGCCGACAGCGGAATCTATAAAGCCCGATATGCTATTGATTGCTCGGTGATTGTATTTAGATGGGTCGTATTCGATGTTAGTAGAACTGCTTATGCGCCATACGAGATAGTATTTCGCAACGCCGTTTTCGAAAGCCAAGTCACCCATGTCAGTAACCTTGCCCATGTCCGGGTCAAGGGTGTTGCCGAACATAATGTGTATATACCTTCCGCAGTAGGCTAACACTTGGACTTTCGAGGAGCTGCTGCTTGGCCTTATAAGACCCTCGACGAGCACAGCTTTGTTGGTAGGGTCGATATTGTCAAAAATCAGACTCTTGCCATATGTCCAAACCATCTCACCTCTCTTGTAGTATAGTTGCTCGCCGTTCATAAACCTACGGAACACACCCACGCCCCTTGCGCCCTCGACAATAGTAGAGTCGCCCGCATCGCCCTTTCGGCCTTCCTTTATGACAGGGACGGTTTCTGTATCAAGTGTATATTCCTTATTCATATTAGAGCCAGTCACAGAGCTGCCATAGTAGTAACTCGACAATACAAGTTTAACGCTGTTAGCGGTATTTGACACAATGATGCTCGCGTTAAACCAGACATTGGTGTAATTTTTCCCTCCGTTCAAGCTGTAATAGAGATACAGGTTCTCGTAAGAGGGTTTTTCCTCCGTGACGATTTTAGTTTCGTTGCCCACAATACTAAGCAGTCCGCACGTTATGGTTTTGGATGTCTCAGTAAAATTACCGCTACTGCCACGTGCAAACACCAAGGCGGTGTCGGACGGATTGAGCTGGTATAGCACGGCATCATTACCAGGGGCTCCAGGGTTACCTTTTATACCTTGCTTCTGCGCTACGATGGTAAAGTCGGCTTTATACTGCCTTCCGTTATATTCCACAGTGATGGTTTCCGTTAACGCCCCGTAAGCTCCTAGACTATAAACACCATAACTCACCGTAACAGCCCCATCGGAGTTCGGGTCAGATATATTCACGAAACTATTGCTACTATAGTCGCTTAAGTTATTAGTTGAACTCACCTTTTCTTTTGTAAGCGTGACCCTTTCCGCACCCTTAAACAACGAAACTACCGTAGAGCAAGTTCTTGGCTTTATATTACCATTCTCGTCTGCTGCCACAGCGTCCATCTCATTACTGAGGTCAAGGCGTATAGAATCCTCGCCGTTTGAGCCGTTCTTCAGCGGATAAATGTTGATAGAGTGGACTGTGGTTCCAGACGAGTCCAAAAGATTGCAGATTACTCTCGAAATGACTAACGAGCTTACGACGGAAAGGTCAACCGTCAGTGAATCCGCGCTTGTCAAGCCACTTCCCCTCGGTAAATCTTTCCCATCGACATTTGCTACAATCAAGTAGCTAAGCTTATACCCGCCCCCCGCAACTATCTCACTGCCGTGCGTTATCTTCTTCGAGATTTGAAACGACGTGATAAGCGGAAGTCCTTGCGAGTTTACAGGTATGGCGTTTATGTCAGCCACCACAGCGTAAGACCATGCCGAGTCGCCTTGAGGGCCTTGAGGTCCTTGAGGTCCTTGGATTTTGCCGAAAGACACCCATTTTGGTCCGCTCTTGACCCACAGGGTAAAGTCGGCGGTAGTGTAAGCCCAGTTGTCCTCTACTGTCTGTGCAACCGCCTTAGAGCCATCCCAGAGATAAAGCTTTGCATTCGGGGTGCTGTCAACGAGGTAATATTTGCCCGCAACACGAGTAGCGTTGGCAAAGACAGTTTCGCTGTCAAAATGGGCTTCTGCACTGCCTTTAGGAGTAAACGATGTTCCGTCTTCTCCTTTCACCTTGCTAATCATCCATGCTCCTCGCTTGCCGTTCAGTATCTGACATTCCGCACGCCATTTCATGTCAGCCCATTGCTGCTTGGTGAGGTCGCTGTTTCGGCTCACATCAAACCACCGCTTCATTGTCGCACTGGGCGTTGTCTTTGCTGGCGCAAGATTCCAATCTGCATCTCCTACCGTTTCACTTGGCGCATTAGGGATGCCGTCATAAGGACAAAACTCCACGTCCGATGTACTCGTGTCGGTCATTGGGGCAGGAGCAGACCATGTTGCGCCATCCACCTCAGGATAGAATATTGCCGACGATGCCCACAGTCGGCCATCGCCAGTGGAGGGTATGCCGTCAGACCATCCGCTCGTTGTCGGGTTCGGACTGGAGTAAGAACCGCCCGACGGGGCAGAAGGTGTTTCCACACTGCGTATAAAGGCGGTGGAATATATAGGAGATAGCGTTTCGGTGACATGGGGTGTAAAAGCAGTAGCCTCCTGCCCTTCCTCCAGCTTTAATGCTGCCACACGGAAATACGCACCGCCATTGACAAATTCCTCGGCAAACAAACCCGAATACCCCTTGCCAAAGCTGCGGATATAAAGCGTTGGCGCATGAGCACTCTCGCTATTGCTGACAAGCGCACGAGTCTTGAATGTAATCGTATGAGTGGTTATAGCCCATCCGCACTTGAGGAGTACGCTCATGTCGCCATACGGATATGGCTTTGTCGGAGTTCCGTCGATAATCACACCTGCGCTCGTGTCTATGACACCTGTGGATATGCCCGACACATTGTTTGTCACATACAAGACTACAGGGCACTCGCCAACATCGGTAAATGTGCCGTCACCATGAGTGTCCCTGAGCACACCTCGCACCTTAAACGACAAAGTGTACCATGTGTTTGACTTCAACTTTGACTGCCGACGGCCGCCGCTGTCGAACGTGTATAGCTGCTGCCGCAAGTCCTCCATCTGCCCTGGTTTTGCATATAGCTCGAAAAGATTATATCCATCCATAGCATATACGCCACCAATAGGCTTGTCGTTGCCTATGTAGGAGCTTTCCTTATTCCATGCTCTTGAAGCCTGCCACCATGACATTCGCTGCTCGTTGAATAGCGAGCAATAGAGAAGATTCTCCCGTATGTTCACCTTTTCCTTGTTTACATACACGTCGGCACGTGCGAGCTGTGTGAACACCGAGCCTTTCAGCTCTCCAAAAACAATGGTGAATCGGTCGGGGAAGCCAATGCCCGCCATGCCCCACTCCTTGCCTTCGATGAGCCTGTTGTCGTTCCACTCTATAGTGCCCGACTTGCCAGCGGCATTGGTTGGCTCGTCGGTAAACCCACATCGGCAAACGTAGTCGCTGAGATTGTTCTTGACCTTCTCCCTTGCAGCACCAGTGGCTTTGACAACCTGCCACCTCGCACTGCCGTGGAGCTTGTTGTTCTCAACGTAAACCGAGCCGGCGAGCAGCACAATCTCGTATTGCACCGCCGCCTCTGGTTTTTTGTTATACCGTATGGTAGTTGTTTTAATTGATACTGCGTCCATTTCCGTTTTTGATTGATAATTAAGATGCCTTCACGGCGAATACCGTAAGTGACACATCACCGCCCGCCTGTATACATTGGGCTTCTGTCACGGTATATGAGGTTTGTGGCGTTGTAGCCATCTCTACGGACGTTTCGGTTTGACCGTTGCCGTCCTGGTACTTGTTGAGCGGCACGCCTGAACCATCCTTGACCGAGAAGCAGAACTTATAACCTTCCTGTATCTCAGTTGTGCCTGTGGCGGTTCTGACGGCGAGTTTAGGCTCGTATTTCACGCCCTCTCCGCTACCCTCGTTGATGGTTTCGTCTGGTGGAGTCGGATGCAGGTTTACAACATACTCGTCAGTAGCGTCGTTAACCGAGCGCATATCGCTGCCGAGTAGGGTAGAACCTTGGGAAACCGTACAACGGAACTCTCCGTATGCCGCAATCATGGTGTCGTCCACCTTTAAGGTTTTGGTTTTTTGTCCTTCTATGGTATCCCATCCGCTCTCAGTCGGCACAGCCTTTTCCCATACATACGTAAGGCTTTTGTCAATCATCTCTGTACCAGCTTCAATATCCCAAACTGACGCTACAAGCGATACAGCTCCATTAGTGCCGCGCTCACGAATGGTGAAGCCCTTGGAGTCGCCTGCCTTGATGGTCACGGCATAGCCGTTGCCTGAATATTTCTGCACTGGTATGGTGTATGTCGCCTGTACGGAATCCAACTGAGTGCCATATTGTATCTTACCGACCATCTTAATGTTAACGGAGGTGAAGTCAAAGTCCTTGATAAGGTTTCGCATAAGGCGAATACCATAGACAACGGCACCTGTACCTGTGGAGTTCTTGACGGCTTTGAAGTGTTCGTTCTGTCCGTTGAACATGGTTGTACTCAAACCGTTGCTGTCAAACGCCAGCTTAGTTCCGTTGATGTATACCTCCACGTCAGATGCGAACTTCACCTGTGCCTCTGACGACCTTGACGAAACAACATCAAGGTACAACAGCGGCCTGTTGGTTTCCTCCGCTATCCTCTCAATGTCGATGTATATTTTTCCGAGATTTGACTCCGTACCAGTGTAGTACTGAACGATGTCGCCCATCGGAGATTCGATTTTCGGGACATAAACGCCCGACTTCACATTATACTTGATAACTGTAGAGCCTACTGCTATTGACATGGCTTATTCCTCCCCTTCCGTTATGTTGGTTTCTGTTCCTTGCGTACCCTGCGTGTCAGTGTCACTTGTAATCCTGACTACCACGAAACGTTCGTCTTGTGGCTGTGGCAGCGGGGTATTGGTAATGCCCTTTATCTCGTCCAGCGTTTCCTTGGGAGTAAGCTCTATACCGCCTATATCGGCGAGTATGGCGTTTTTGTTGCCGATATTGCCGAGTCGGCTGAGGTCAGCTACCCAAATGATATACGCTCCGTCTGCCGTCTTGTTGCGGTCTTGTGTAAGACCAAGGTGTTCGGCCACCTTCTTGTTCACTTTAAAGTAGTTCATAGATTTATCCTTTCTTTTAACGTTAAAATACTACAATCTTTCCGTCCGAGTCGACTATTATAGCCCCGTCCGAGTCAACGACGGCTTTCACCCCGCCTTGGTCGAGTTCGTCCCATCCGATGAGCATGCCGTTGCCGTCCGTGATGTACTTTGTCGGTATTTCGGCGGTCTTGCCGTGGGCTATCTCCTGTAGGTTTTCCTCACTCGAATGTCTGTTGGTGCAAGCGTACCACTTGAAGATGAATATCTCTTCAGGATTGCTCACTGTGCCGTTTGTTGTCGTAACCTCTATCGCGGGGTTGATATATGCAACGCTGGAAGGTATATTGGGCGGCACGCCGATTAGCTTGGTGTCGTAGGCTGGCAGTATGCGGGTCTGGCTGATTATGGCGTATGGGGTAGTCGCAGTAATGCTCTTAGATGCCACGTTACCTCCCTCGTCATAGAGTGCATAGCAATAGATGGAGCATCCGTCGCCCATCATTGTGCGGTCGAGCGTAAGGGTTTCATTTGACACTCCAGACACCTCGCAGTCATAGTCAAGTAAACTTGTGCCGACATCCGTATACGCCCCGTCTTCCCGTCTTTTCTTCCACACGAATTTCAGTTTAGCGGCATTAGCCTCCGTTGTCACGCTGCCTATCTTATGCGTAGCCTTAATTACGAGCTTGTCGGGCTGGTTGTTGGTTGTCGAGTCATACTTGAATGGGTCATACTTGCCACTGCCGCCGCCGTCAAGCTGCATGGACTGATGTCCGACCATTCGAGCACAAAACAGTTTCAGCTCTGCCTTTATGGGGTAAATCTGGTTTGTCCTGACGTCAAGATACTTGGCCTCAAGTTCCAGCTTCGTAGCCTTACCGACAGGCACGATGTTCTTGGTAATCGTAATCTTGCCCGCTTCCTTTGTTTTGGCTGACTCGGTATTGGTGACGATAGTCACGCCGTCACTGCCGTTAATAAGCAGCTTACGAGTACCCTCGACATTGAGGTAATAGCAAATATCCGACAGTCCGTCGTTAAGGCTGCCGTTTTGGATAATCATGTCAGGGTCTTGCACTTTTGCGTTAAGCCTCACTACAAGAGGGGTGTCCTTGTCTTCGTAACTGATTTTGTACAATCCTGTTACAGGGTCGTACAACTGCCTTGTAGGTACATCGGTCACAAGACTCGACATAATCCTCAATGGCTTGTGGTTAAAGTCTATTCTCTTCCTTTTCATATTGATTATATTACAGTTATCGTGTCCTCGGCCGTCACTCCGTCCCTCAGAAGGGCAGTGGCCGTAAATTCAAGCATTTGTGGCAGACCGCTGCTGTTGTAGCTAATGTCATCTACCGTAAGGTGCAGCGTCTTGCCCTTCCGCAATAGAGCGTTCCACGCCTCGTCGTCACTCACACGCCAGTTACCCTCGGCATCCTTCGACCTGCGAGTCCAAGACACGTCCGTGTCCAGTATATCGGCGGTCACGTCTTGGTTGTGTATCTGCCCCGTGACAACGAGGTCGGTGCCGTGCGCCGCAAACCAGTCATAGTCAAGCATGCCGCCGTTTTCCACTTCAATGGATATGGTAAAGTCGGGATTACCCTCTATCATAAACCATTCCATAGAGTCGTATCGGGGAGCCCCTGTCGGGCAGTCCTTGATGCAACGCCACTTACACCCACGATACCACACGTCAGATGTCTCGTAAACTCCAGTCTGTGCGTTTATCGCCTCGAAATGGTAAGGCTCTTCGGGGTTCTCCATCCAGTTGCCACGGTCAACGATGGTAGCTTCGGGTTTCCCTTGGTAGTTCATCTTTACCGCGTTTTGGTAAACCAGCGTCTTGACATAGATAGCGTCCCCGTCCTTGTTGATAGGCAGTTTTTGCTCCGGGTCATAGAACCATTCGGGCAGCTCGCCAAGGATAAATCCGTAGTTGCCGATGTCGATAATGGGCTTTGTTACACGGCTAAGACGCAATATCCTGTTGTCGGACGATGAGAAGTACAGGCACGACTGCCTTTTCTCGTCAGCCACATTACCCCATCGGGCAATCTTCATCAACTCGCACGGTGGGAAGTTCCGTCCCGCTGGCGTGTCCTCGTCGGGATAAATTTGGACTACAATCTGGTTGGTGGCCGTGTCTACATCCTTGACGAGCATCCACGACGTGTAATATACACCGCTGCCCGATGCAAGGGTATTGATTATTCCCTTGACAACATTTCCGACAACCTGCGCCGTGAAATACCCCTCCCATTTTTCTTTGAGTTTGAGCCTGTAAAGCCCGTCGCCCAAATCATCCACCGCCTCGATGGTGTCCGCCTCCGTCAGTATCTGGTCGCCTTCGATGGCAGACAGTCTGTTGATGATAAGCTCCATGACTTCGAGGTAAGACCTTACCCTCAGAGACTCAACCTCCGCATTGCCCTTTTCGTCTATCGCCGCTCCAGTACCAGTATACAACCCCGTCACGAACTCCCCAATCTCCACACCCTGCTTGGCCGATATGATGCCTTCAGACACGAGACCTTTGAGAAAGGTGATTATGCCGGCTGCAGTGTCGTTGGAGGTCTTTGAGAGGAAGAGCTTTCGTCCGTAGGTATTGATAAGGGAGCGTACAGAAGATGTATCTAAACCTCCACCGCCTGTTCCACTTGCCGCGTTGAAGATACTGCCCGATGTCGAAGAAGAGATGCTTTGAGTTATTTTCTGTAAAACAGATTGCTCTGAGTCATCATTAAGCCTTATCTCTACTTTCGGCGTAAGTCCTTCTCCTTCCTTTATGGTTACGCTTTCAATAACCATATTGACGAGCGGTAGTTCATCGTCAGCACTATCGGGTATACTGTAAAAGGGGAATGTCATTCCGTCGTACAGTTTCCAATAAACGCTATCCTCAACTCTACCTTCCTTTTCACATAAATCGTAGTCTCTTTGGAGATATATATCGTCAATTGACGGTTCATACTGATACTTCGTCTCACAATTCTTCGCGAGATATTTAGTTGCTTCTACAAGCAACTTGACTTCGGCAGCCTTGACATACATGTCAGGCATCTCGATATTTAAGAGCACATAGTTGTCGCCGGGCTTTATTGGCGTATTTAGACTTGGGTAATATACGCCAACAGAATTGTCGGGGCATCGTTTAAGCATGAGTTTCCAACCCTTATACGTCTTTCCGTCTTTCTCGATTGAGACTTTTTCGGGGTTGTCCATTATCTCAAACTCTCGCGCCACGCAATAACCTGACTTCATTGACAATCGAGGCGTTTCACTTGTTCCAAATGCCGCAACAAAGTCAAAGCCCATATCCTTTACAACGATATGGAAAGGCGAGTTCATAAAAGTAGCGGCACTATCCTCTCTGTCCCAGATAAGAGATGGCTCAAAATCAACGGTTGTATCTGCTGTCTCGTACTTCGACTTGTCAAGATACCAATTGATGCTATATTGGTCGTAAGTGTAATCTAATTCTGTGACTAATATCTGCGCGACTATCTCAACGTCAGACAATGAGGTGAGCCTTATCTCACTAACTTGTTGTGGATCTTCATTCACATCTGGTAATGCGACAAACTCAACCTCCTTATTTTTGGTATCTCTGTTAGAAACCGACAATGCCTTTGACTTGTATTGAGTAACCAGTGTCTTGTTACCGCTAACAACGTCGGTTGCATATACCTTTATTATATATGATACTTTGCATGTTTTTGTTATATTCTCCGACTGATGCCGACCTAGCGAATAAGACACACCAAACCACAGATTCGCATAGGTAAGTATATACTTTCCTGCATATTGGCTGCTCACCTTCATTATAACTCTTTCGGAAGAGCTGTAGCCATCGCCTTTGTACGAGAGAGAGTTTTGTTCTTCAGTGTAAGAAACACTTACATCGGTAACGTTTTTTGTTTCGTTGCTAATGTTACTTTCCGAGATAATTCCGTCACCGATATTGGCGTTATCGTCAACGATGAGAATCTCGTCTATACGTTCATCGTCAAGATAGTTTGGAAAAGCAGATGACCCGGTTGCGCCATCCATATCTTCGCAATTAGCCGCCCTAAGCTCGCCGTAAGTAGCCTCATAGATAGACGGATAAATCTCTTCCAGTTCGGAGTTAGAACCATCCCATCGAGCACTTTCCTCCCTAAGACCCTCTACGGTAGACATGCAATCATCGTTCTTTTCTATAAAAGCGTCATTGGTGTCTCCAAGAACTGAACGCAAGAACGGATATATGGCCTTTCGTTCTGCATTTCTTTTCTCTTTCACCGCGGGTGTCTCAAACGTATCAGGTAATTGAAGGTTGGTCGGAAACATCGACTGAGACAAGTTGTACTTCTTGTTGTAATACCTGTATGGCATATTCTTAGTCGAACCCATCGCTCGCAACCTGGTTACAATCTGTTGGTTTGCGTTTGAGGTGCGCTTTATCTGGAACAGTGCTGTTCCTTGCTGTTCGTCAGATGGATGCCCCTTGCCGTAACCGTAATAAAAATAGTTGCCGTCCGCATCTCCGTTGATTGACCCGAAAGTATATCCGATATATATCGTTCTACCTACTACACAAAAGTTAAGGTCAAAGGTGTTTTTTACCTCTGAGAGTGCCGAAGCTACGGTTGTATTGTCAAAACTAAGCACTTTCTCGTCAGTGTGGGTATTTAATACCATAGTGCCACCTTCCTCGTGCTTGCTTTCTGTGTCTACAAGAACCTTCCATCCGCTTTTCGGATAGGCTCTGTCAAGATTGGCTTGCATTTTTGCCGCTAACGCACAGACTGGCGTAAGAGTCTTACCTAAAGCGGTCGATTCTCCGCAGTAAAGAGAAAACACTGCGCTGCCAGTATAATTAGTTCCGAGTGCCGCCACATAATCTCCTGTCGTTGGCGTAATGTCAAGCATTATGACACGTCCAAGCTCATCTCGTACTGAGTCCATTTTCACAGAGTCATAAACGAAGGCATCTCCTATTTCACCTGGTCTTGCCTTTTGCTTTGCGGAGGGTATGTAATTTAGCGTGTATGTTTGCCCTCTGTAGACGCAGAAGTCCCCAACCTTAAAAGGAATGGGGTTTTCGCTCTGACAAGTGAACGTTATATACTGCTCACCCATCAGCTTTGACATGAACTGCCATTTAGACACTTCACATCTCACTTTCTCAACGTCTTTTTCGAGATATTTTATAACTAAAGTACTTGCTCTCATGGTTCGGCGAAATTAAGTCCTACAATTACGTCTGAGACAACAGATGGGGTTACTTCTGTGGATGGATCTTCTACGACAAACTTGACTTTGAACTTAAAACATTTCTCGTCATCATAGTCAACATCATAGAATAGTTCATCGTTGATGGATTGAACATGCACGTCCTTGCGCCCAATACCCGTGTATTCGTCAAATATAGCGAGTCTCGCACCGATAGCCCCTTCATTTCTTCCATAGAGGAATTTTATAAAGTTATTGATTTTCTCACGCATGCTATCATCCTCGCCTTTGTATATAAACTCTACCTCCATCTCGTAATGAGCCATCGGTATCTTTGTAGGGATGTATACATCCCGCCCATCATTTCCAGGCCAATCCCGTGTCGGAAGTTCCTTTGCTTCGGGCAGAATTTTGAATGGGAAATTGTAGCACAAGATATTAAAATCCCTTACGGTTTCTATCATGCTGCCTTTCTCATACGTTTTTCCGTCAAATTTTAGTTGCTGTATATACGTCCCTTTGATACTCATAATATTTTATTTTGGGGACAAATATATCTATTTGCTTTTGTGCATAACTTTACATGATATAAAACTTAAAGGTTTTGGGATGTATTTTACGTTCAAGGGCTTTGTTATTACCTATTTTTATGTACCTTTGCAGAAAATTTCGGATATGAACGAATTGAACAAAACCCTTAAAGAAGAAGCTATAAACTTGGGCTTGTGCAAACAATGGACGGATATGTGGAATAAAAACTTCTCAGAGCAGGAACTCATCAACTTGTTCTTCGAAGGAATTGATTTCTGCATCTCTAACAGATGGCCGAGCGCAAAGTTTATCAAAGAGAAATTCTCCGTGGACACACTTAGACAGAATAACGTATTAGTGGATGACAAATGGTCGTTGATAAATCCAGTTTACGCGGCATTAATAGGTAACTCTGAATGCACTATTCGTTATAATGGACGTGTTAGCGGAAGAGTTTATGTGATGGAAGGTGTTTCCGTTAAAATATTAGCCAACAACAGATCGTTTGTCATAGTACACTCGTTTGGAAAAACGAATATCGAATGCAAAGCCTCCGATTCGGCAACGATAAAAATTATACATCATTGGGTGAAAAGCGAAGTGAAAAAAAATGGATTCGTAACCGAGCTTGAAGAATTAGATTATTTAAGATGCTAAGAATTTTCAATCATATTTTACCTCTATGAGACTTGTTCGCGAGAATAGGTCTCTTTTTTTTTATCACCTTATCTTTACACTCTCCATGCCATTAGAGAATCGTTCAAGTCTGGTATTCATACCCTCTATCAGGGAATATAAAGCACCGCTCTCGTTTATCAGTGAATAAATAAGGGCAACATTTCTGTCAATGCTACTAAGGTGTCCTTGTATGCCACTGACTTGTTGAATGTAGTTGTTCCAGTAGTCGGATACAAACTGCTCCTGTATTATTCGCATTATAGAAACGTCTTGCCTTAACGCGTTCACATAACCTGCAAGCAAATTACTTGTTTCCTCAGCCGTTCCCTGTATACCATTGCCGAGAGTAGATGAGTTATTGTCATTGAACATAGATAAGCCGGCATCGTTCCAAACTTTCTCCATGGTGTTCATAAACTGCTTGGCAGCTATCATTGTCTTTTCTCCCTCACCTCCAGTACCAAAGAAATCAGCAACTATCGCAGAAACTCTCTGAGCACTTACGACGGGATTGTTAGGGTCAATAACTCCACCAGTAGTAGTGCCATCAGAGTTCTTTTTCCCGAACAAGGATTCCTCAAGGGCAGTAAACATCGGTTCGATAAACTTCAACTGCAACATTTTGTTTGATAGCTGCTGAAGTATCGTCTTAACGGTATCTCGATAAGCTTCGGCCATAGATGTGCCGTTCTCAAAGGCGGTGGCAAGCGCATCGCTTATCTGTTGCGCCCAACTCTTGATGTCTATACTCCATAGCTCTTTCGCGAGATCCTGCGTGAAGTAATATATCTGCTCGTCAAGTTCGGCAATCTTCTTCTTGGTTTCCTCAATGTCGGACTGAGACTTTTTCTTCTTAGTTTCTTGCTTGTTCAGCTGCTCCATATAGTTATCCCTCTCAGCTTTGAGGTTCGCAAGCTCTTGACTGTAACCGCTTCCTTGATTGTTCCGAGTATAATACTCAAACATATCTTTCTGAGCCTTACTGCTAAAACCTTGCCCGAACCATGTACCTGAAAGGAAACCTTTAAGTACCCTTCCTTTCGGGGAATACAAAGAAGCCATGGAACGTCTTATATCTCCGCTGTCGTAACCAAGTTCTCTTTCTCTGAGCGAAACTATCAAAGCGGTGTTATCTGCAATCCTTGTAACCTCTTCACGCAGTTTGACTATCTGTCTTTCAAGCCTATTGTCATGAGCTTGGTTGAAGCCACTTATCAATGAAGTTACCGCTCCTATACCTTCCGCCCCCGCAGTTATGAAATCTCCGTTCTTATATGCTGCAAACGATGATTTCACGTGAGAGGACATGTTACCGATTGCGCCAAGGTAATCTCCTACTGTTGACATCGTATCACTTTCAACACCAAATGAACCAAGCATTTCCTGTAGATAACCAAAGCCTTTGACTGTGCCTTGAATAGAATCATCAACAGCATTAATGACTTTTTCGATTATAGTCATCGTCATATTGAAATTCTTGGCACTTGCTACCATTGACTTGCCGCTATCTATCTTTTCTGTCGCAGCTTTCATGCCTTCTGAATCCCCTGCCGCCTTCGCTTTCTGGTAATCATAAGCACCTTGGTTAATCATATCATTGCCTTGGTTTATCTTTCGCTGCATACGATCATCCATTGAACCACCAAGCAATCCTTTGTTGTACCACTTGGTTGGGTCTTTGGTCTCCATGTCTGACATTATGTTGTTGACTTCGGCTATCTGTTTTGCATAATCAGATGCAGAAATTGCACCTGTTTTCATAGCTTCATTAAGTCTATACTTAATTTCATTAGCCATACTTCTAATCTCAGAGATTGGAGCAGACATCATGTTGTTGAAGAATCTACTATATCCGCTAGATGCTTTTAGAGCTTCCAAATTAGCAGAGGCGGTAGCGCGGTCAATAGCCGTGTACTTTTCCTCAAGAGAAAGTTTGGGATTATTTAATATATTAGCCTTAACTTCTTCAAGTTTATTGACTATTCTCTGTAGTTGAGACGCATAATCCATAGCTTTCTCCATGACGGATTTATATGCTTCTATACCAGATCTTTCAACATCTTTATTAAGCTTTTTCAGTTCCTCAAGGCTTTCGACTATGCCTTTTATCTTTGTATTGTAATCTGCAAGCCTTTGCATGTACGCCGCGTCACTCTCACCATCTATAGGTTTAGGGGACAGTTTTTCACTAAGATAATTCTGAATAGCTTTACTGTCCATATCGTAAACCTTAGAAAAGTCAATGTTAGGCATTACACTCTGTATTTGTCTTTTAAGTTGCTCGGCCTGGAATCTGTTATTTGCGTCCTGCATCGTCAAACCGGATAAACGAGCCGACAACTCTCTATTTCCGGTTGATTCAAGCAAGGATTTGAAATTAGCCCACTTTTCAGACATATCGCTGATGTTTTGCTTCATAGAGGAAGCATATTCCTCGCTCTTCCTTTGCATCTCGTCCCAATCGAAATCAGTTAGCAATGACACTGCCTGACGGAATACTCGCAAAGCCTCCTGTCCGTTATTCTTGGACTTGTCGTTCTTCTGTGCTTGATAACGCTTTAGGGCATCGTCTTTTATCTGTCGCACGTACTTAGCATAGTCGGCAACTTGCTTTACGTCGAAGTCCATTGGCAGCAGTTTGTCGGTTTTCCACTCCTTGAATATATCTTGGTAACGGCTATTCACCTTGTCAAATGCAGTGTCCTTGCCGTACTCCTTACGCCACTTCTCGTACCAGTCATAGGCTTCTTTCATGATGCGTATGCGCTCGTCCCAACGCTTAGCGAACTCATCCTTCCAAGCCTTGCTACCTCCTCCATTCTTTTTACTCTTCGAATCTTCGGGTGGAGTCATGTGATAAGTTTCATACCATTTCAGCGAATCAGCCTTGTCATTAAGGGCTTTGTTATAGGCCTTTATAAGATTGGTATCAGTTGGCGAGAACGGACTCGTGTTTGATATAGGTTTGTGCTGGGGATTCCATTTAGTCGAAAGAAGATTATTCTCCTTGTCAATGACAATTTCTGGTGCTCTCTCACCTACTTTACCTATTATACCAGCTCTTTTCAACGCGTTTCCGTATCTTTCAATATCTTCGAGAGATTTCTTATACTTAGGATCTACCTTTGGTAAATCAGTTCCTATGTCTCCTGTGATACCTACTTCAATCATCCACGTCTTGTTACAGATCGCCTCCAACTGCTTTTTTACCTCGTTGATTTTAGCTACGGCTTCAGCTTGCTCAACATCAAGTTTAATACCGAACTTTTCTTTAGCGAGCGCGACTATCCTGTCACGTACTTCGTCGGTAGAATCAGTAGCCTTGCCCACCATCTCAGCAAGAGCAATGGCAACGGCTTGTCTTTGGGCATCTGTAAGTTTTTTGAAGTCCCAGCCAAGACCTGACAATTTGTCCTTCATAGATTTTATGGCATTGTCAAGATCTTGCTCCATGTCCTTATAGGCAAGTCTTGCTGAGCCGCCTTTCATCATGACTTTATTTAATCCTAATTGCGTGCCAACACCCATTTGATTCCTCATGGCAATTTGAGCGTCTTGGAATTTTTTTGCATCATCAAGGAGCATTTGAAGCATTTGCATATTAGTCATTGCCGGACTTCCCTTTTCTTTCAACTTTTTGTTAGCGGCAGCTACTGCGTCGCCAAACGATTTTACCGACAAGGCAGCTTTCAATCCCTCTTGAGCCGCTTTCTCGTTGTCTGAAATAAAATCAGTGATGCTGTCCTTGTATTCCTTATACGCCTTTGAATAATCATTGATATTCTCGATAAGGTCATCATTAAACCACCCGCCCGTGCTTTCAAGCGAGTAATCCATGACTTCTTTCATATCGTTGTTAATAATTGCATAAGCCTTATGAAGAGTGTTAAGACTCTCTTCAAGGGAGTCGTATTGCGCCCTCAAATTATTAACTACACCTCCATGATCGGCAAAAGCATCATTGAGCATTGTGTTAGGGGTTGCTGAATATTCCTTGATGAATTGCTCGGCATTATCCATCACAGACTTTATACTTGCTTCGTCAAGGGTATCAAATGCGGGCAAATACAGGCGAGTATTTTTATATTTCTCGTAATTATCAGTAAGGTCTGCTTCGTATTTTATTTTCTTACCCTTATCGTCTGTATCTTCTACAGTTCCGACAATACGAGTGCCGTTGTTTGAATTTACAAAACCTTTAATGTTCTTCACGCCCTCGCGACCAACTGTGTTAATGCTTTCCTGGAGTTCTTTGGCCCTTTCCATTTGTTCATTATGCTTAGACCAAAGATATGTAGCCGCCGACACAAAAGTCAATAGCCAAGTCATCGGGTTAGCGGCTAAGGCGAGGAAAGAAGCTTTCAGTCCTGCCATGGCTATTTTTAGCCTTAGTATTCCTGCTTGCCATGCAGAGAGCACCATCGTGCCTCTTATCATTTCAGCGTAGTAACGTTTCTGTGTTATAGTAAGGTTGGACTGGGCAATTGCACAGAATGCTTGTTGTTTTGTCAACTTACCCAAGGCAACGGCACGAGACAACTCTTCAGCAGACAATTTCTTGTTGCTGATTGCGAGTTGAGTAGTCGTGATGATTGCCGAATGTCTTGCTGTGGTATTTGCATTCTCAGCGGCCGTAGCAATTCTATACGACTTAGCAATATTCAAGGTGGCTGCGTCCATTCTTTGAGCCGCCTTCATCGCCTTTAACGTTTGTACCGCATTAGTCCCCAATGCGGAGTTATATGCTATGGCTGCAATTTTAGCTATCCCCCAAGCACTGCCAGTTGTTATCAAGACAGCGCCAATACGCTCCCATTTTTTTGTCAAATCGGTCAAAAAGGAAGCAAGGTCTTTCAATCCACCACCGACAAGATCACTCTCGGCCATCTTACCGTACATAATATCCATTGCATCCTTCAAGTTCTTCCACTTTGACTTGGTTGACTGAGAGATAGCCTCCTGCATATTGTAGAACATACCGCCTTCGTCCGTCAAACCTTTTATGACGGAGATAACGTCCTCGTAGCCTATCTGCTTGTTCGATACTCGCTTACGGATGTCCTGAGTAGATACAAGGCGACCTTCTCTCGCACTGAGCATGTCCGAGAGCTTCTGTAGCATAGGTATGTTGTTCATTGCGAACTGACGGAGAGTGTAACCTGTCAGTGCACCTTCTGCACGGACATGACCGAGAGCCAAAGCCAAACGACCGACGTCTGTTCCTGCGCCAGCGGAAATATCTGCAAGTCGCTTTGTCATATCATACAACTCGTTGTACTGGAAGCCAAAGGCAGACAATTGTTTGGTGTATTGATCGAGTTCAACTACGCCGAACGGAGATTTTACTGCAAGTGACTGTATCTGCTCGAACAACGTGTTGGCTTGTGCGGCATCGCCAAGGATGGATGCGATTGACATACGCTGATTCTCCAACTGACCACCAATCTCTATGATGTTGTTGAGGAATTGCTGCGTTCCGTACAACGACAAGTACTGCTGCGCCATAGACTTCAGATCTGAAAGCACTTGCGACTGCCCCTTTGCGCTTTGGGAAACCTTCTCCATTTCCGCTGCAAGCCGTTGTTCTTGTAGGGTAAGCTCATTAGATGCTTTTGCCGCTTTGTTCTTGCTATTAGCATTACGTTCCAGCTCATTGCTCTGCTGAGTAACTGCCTTGGCTGCGGCTTCTGCGTCTCTGCTTCCTATGATAAAGCCTGGGGTAGACACAATCTCGCTTGTCGTTTTTGACCACCGTACATCATTAGACATTTGGTTGAGTAACTGAACATATATATTCATTATTTTAATAGCATTTTGCAGTTCAGATGTATCAACTCCGAGTTTTGCACCTCTGTCGGCAATTTGTGACCACTTATCTACCTTACGAGTTAAGGCATCGGCTTGTATCGCAGCCTGTCGTTGGCTTTCTGCCCTCTTTTTGTTTCGACTGCCGCTTCCTTAGCCGCCGCAGCCGCTTTCTTATTCGCCTCGGCATTGCTTTTGTCAATGGCTTTCTGAGTCTCCTTGTTCAACTTCTCTTGGGCGACGGTCAATTCCTTTGTGTCTGCGGTCATTCGCTTATACTCGAATTGCTTTGCGCCAAAAAGTTGGGTATCTCCAAGCCTTGTCTTGTCAGTAACAATCTTGTTTATCTCATCGAACATGCCAGATATGCGCTTCTTGGCTGCGTCAAGTTGGTCGGTCGGAAGATTAAGCCCAACTGATATAGCCTTTGCCATATCAATCCTTCCCTCCATCTTGATAATATCCTCCATCATCGCGGTATATCTGCGGAGATTGCGCTCTGCATCGGCTTGCACGGCTATGAGCCTGTTAGCCTCGCCTATCTTTTGGGCAAAGTCACTGCCAAGTAGTCCTGCCGCAAGCGTTGCGTTAGGCTGTGCGTTGACTTTCTTGTACAGAGTATTAATCTCGTAATACAAGTCACGCAATGGCTTAACGTCTAACCTTCCGTTACCGCTCTGTATAGCACCTGTCAGACGTGACATAGCACTTTCCATGTCGATTGACGCGTTCATAACCTTTGTAGCTGCGGCTTGATAGTCATTGGCTTGCTTAACAAAGTCGCTCGTGTTAGACAAAAGGGCTTTGTAGTTTCTCCCGAACACACCACCAAGGTCATTAGCCGCCAACGCAGCCTCGTCATTTTTTAGCTTTAGCAAGCGGTTCTCGTACTTCTGCAAGAATGTCAAGAAATTCTCCATTCCCGACACGTCCATGCCACTGCTCTTGCCTATGGATATTGCTTCAATCATCCTACCGCGGGCTTCTTGCAGACGATACATAGCCTCTTCCACCTTGTCAAGGTTGCGACGGTAGTTTTTAAGCATTTGGTCGCCTGACATATTACTTGCCCCTTCACTAATACTATTGAGCTGGAAGCGTATCTTGCTGATTACCTCGCCAAGTCCAGTCATAAAATTCTTCATGCCCTCGTCCTTGCCGACAGTACCCTGAAACTTGACAAAAGCCTCAGAAAGCTTATTCATGGCAGCTGCGGTATCTTCGATACGCTTCTTGTATGCAGTGAAATTATCATCACTGATAGTCTCCTTCATCTTGTCTATCTGAACAATAAGGTTTCGTATGCTGTTGCTGATAACAGCAGATACCATATTCATCTGATTCTGGACTTCGGTAAGGAAATTTTGTTCACCTCCCATATGAACAAGGGATTTGTACGAGTTCTGAACTATATCCAACTGCTCGTAAAGGCTTTTTGCAAAATCATTTTTGCCAACTTTTTTTTGACTCATAGACTGCGAGAATTGATCCCAAAGAGTCTTAATCTGTGATATATACTCTTTAGTACTCTCTACGCCGACCTTAGGTAAATCAGCCATCGCAGAATTAAAGGCATTGCCGAGTTCCATTACCTGCTTGTAATACGAAGTCATTTTGCCTGTGTTATTAATAAGATGCTCGCTACTCAATCCTTCGGTCAGTTGCTTCATGTACTTCAGTCTGGTAATGAGATTGTTCAAAGATTCTACGTCGGACCATTTATTAGAGCCTACAGACGTATTTTCTTTATTTGCCTTAGCAAGAGCCTCCTTCGCCTTTGTAAGTTCCTCAGTGGCTTTCTTTTCGGCTTCCTCGCTTTCCTTCACCTTTAGGCGGGCAGCTTCGATTTCCTTTGCGCTGGCGGCTTCGTTTGCCTGTATCTTAGCAAGTCTTTCTTTGGCTACGGCAAGTTCTGAGGCTGCGTTAACTTCAACCTCTGTAGCCTTTGATATGGACTCTTTTAGTTCTCCAATTCTTTTGTCGGCATCGTAAGCAGCCCATACGTCTGGTTTCTTTAACGATGGCAGCGCATAATTAGGATTTTCTTTCTCGAACTGCTTCCTTAATTCAACCGCTTTTTCAAGAAGGTTGACGATGTATCTCCAGTACTTGTCTGAATCACCATCAGTGATATTTTGTCTGCCATATTCACGACGATATGCCTTAGCCATTTCGAGCATGTGCTCAAACTCAGACGAACTCGTAGTCCTGAACATTTCCTTTGCCTGGTCTCTTGTTCTACCAAAGACATCACCAAGGGCTTCTGCGCTTTTCCCAATAGCTATGATTTGTTTGTCGAATATGCCAAATCCATCAACATACGAACGATGAACCTCCTGACCTTTGAATAAGTCCAGCAACGGTGAATGCCCAGAGGCTCCGCTACCAAGCATAAATTGACTTTTCACTTCATAGTTCATTCTCTTGAACTTATCAGTATATTTAGCAAAGAAAGCATTAAGGTTGTCCTCTTCGTTTCTAAGGTTAAAATAATTAGTCTTTACCTGCTGCTGATTTTGCTGCTCTGCTATCAAAGAGTTAAGTCTCTTAACCGCCTCTGCGTGCGCATTGGTGGCATCGGCCACGGCTTTCTCTGCCGCAGCACGACTCATAGCCTCAGAAGTACCGCCCGACTGAAGACTCTGTAGTTCTTGCTCTGCGGCTACACGCTTAGCCATAGCTGCATTGTATTCAGCCTCATACTTCCCAATGGTTTTAGAGATAGAACCGATAGCACTATACGGAATAGAACTCGGAGAAGACAACGGCACGTTAGCCTCCACAAAACTTTCCATAGCCGCGCGATACTTCTGCTTTATCGTCCACACCTTATCCGCATAGTCAGATGCACCTTTGTCAAGGACAGACAACTCCTTTTGCCTTTCTTCTAATATTTTTGCAGCGAAAGAACGGTAATTTGAGCGGTATTTTTCAATTTCTGCCGCCGGTATCTGGCCCAATTCTTTAAGGAAGCCTCTCTCTTCTTCAAGACGGCTCTTTATACTCCCAATGACGGTATCTGAAAGAGAACCTTCAGGGGATGAAAGCATGCTTTTTAATTTATTAATACGATCCTTGGTTTCTTTGGGCAAGGAAACAAAGTCCAGCACCTTATTCGCCATGGAAGAATTGGACTGTTGAGCTATAAGATTGTTGAGTTCTGCCTGTGCTTCCTTGCGCAACCTGGTAGTGTTAAGAAGGGCATCTTCAGCATTCTTGACTGCCTTTAACTCATTTGTCATATCCCTTACTTGGCTTGCCGACTGCTTAGCCCCTTCTATTATTTTTGCAAAATCGGGCAGTTGAAGGTTAAAGCCTTCAAAACTCGACTTCAGCATTCTTTGAATGTCAGGAAACCCGTCAAGAGTGACCTTAACCTTTACGTCTTTTAGCTCGTAAAGCTTTCGCTTGATTTCATCGAGCCTTCCCGAAGCCTCGTCCTTTATTTGGACGGCGAATTTTAATGGATCAAAATTACTCATAAGTACTTTTATTTATTATTTAATTGTTTCGCAAAAATAGCAATAATAAGATACGATATATCGTATAGTACACAAAACTAAGCTGTTACAACTAAAAAAAATAGTGAAGAGCGGAAAATCCACCTCCACTATATTGTTTATTTTAAATCCTCGGAGAGAGGAACTTTCTCGCCAGTGGAAAGGAATTTGCTAAGACTCCAACCTCGCTTCTCACGAGCCGCCTTGCGCTTCTTCCATTTCTCCACAGTGGCTATCAACTTTTCTGGGTCAGGCTCGTAGCCTTCATCTCCTGGTTTCTTACCTTCATTCTTGTCCCTCTTCTTATAGGCAGTGAAAGGCTGGTCGTATGCCAACAGCTCTATTTGCGCAATCGTATGCCCACAACGATATTCAAACATCGGGATTCTTATAAGCCCAAAGAGAAAATACCTTGGAGCTACAAGCCACGGCCATCGCTCTGCTGCTGTTCCGAACGCTGCGCCATATCTTGTGCGTGAAGGAAAGCTTCTACTTCCTTCGCTCTCATTGTCATCAGAGTAGCCTTTGCCCCTATCAACAACGTGGTAGCTTGATAGAACTGCATCTGCGGTATTTTTTTTTTACCCAAAAGCAACAACGGCTGCAACTCCGTAAACGAGTAATTCTTAACAAAATAGAACCAACGCCACAAGAACCAATAAAACAACTTGAGCTTAAGCCAGTTGTTAAGGACATACACCGCGGCTATCTTACATGCAAGGCGAGAATCTTCGCATATAGCGTCAAGGGTGTCGTTATCAGGAGACTCGTCCACATACTTCTTGCTCAGCAATATACGAGAGACTTTCTCCATCTGAACTCCATGAAGCCAACGAATCTTGAACTTACGATTCCTAACCTTTACAACGGTAGCGTCATTATCCATGAGGCTTAAATACTCCCTCTGCTCGTCATCAGTGGGTTGTTCTAATATCTGCTCTTCATCCTTTTTCATACAAATTATTTCTTAGGTTAAACAATAAAGGGCAGTGGGCTTCTATTCCCACCGCCCCAAACGGATATTTTAGAATGAAGAAGCGCCGTTACTCAGCAGCAGGCTCCAAAATTCCGAATGCATCTGAGTCTGCACCAGCAACCATGTCACCAGTGAGAACTACACAGAGAGGCTTCTGACTTGCATCGAACATGGTCTGTGCCATAAACTTGCACTTCTTGATATAAAGGAGCTTGTCTTCGGTCTCGTTGAGAACAAGCATTCCAAGGTAAACGGCCTTCTGAGTTGAAGCGAACGCCTTGCCCTTAACGGCATTCTTACCTCCAACAGTGAAGCCGGAAGGAAGCGTGAGGTTAACGTCAACTCCCTCAGTGCCGTACACGGTCTGAAGAATACTTGTCTCATGGCAAGGAATTTCGAGCTTAATCTCTCCATCTCCAGGAGTGAAGGTACAAGTCCAAGCAGCGTTAAGACCCTTGATCTTGAAGCGGTTTACACTTGGTGAACCAGTGTCCCAACTGAATCCACCGTCATCGGAAACAGGGAACTCCTGAAGGCTGTCCTCGGAAATAGTTCCAGTTCCGCCGGTAGTTTTGATACCACCCTTTGCAATGAATACGGAAGATATTCCGCTGAAAACATCGCTCTGATAGTCTTGCTTTTTTTTCATTGTCATAGCGTTGATATTTAATTGTTATTGATGTTGATTATCGTTCGAACATTAAAAGTAACACGTGTCACATTGAATCCGTAATTATCGCTACCCATCATGCTTACAACGGGTCTTGTGAATACAGACACTTTGCCTTTATAGGGTAGCTTCTTGCGAATTTCGTCTGCAAGTTTCGTCTGCAAGTTAATATTCATCGTGCCATCGGGTTTCGCCTTTACGTAAAGGTCTACATACCCATAAGTAGTAAGCGAGAAATCCGAATTACCAGCTGCGAGGTCGTATATCTCGTTCTTAAACTCAATAGACACAAACGAGTTAAGCGAAGTGGTAGTAGTCTTAGGGCGGCCTAAATATACCGCCTCGGCTATTCCATTAAACGCTTGCACTGCGTCTGCATATATCAGATTTATCAACGGTTTGTCGCTCATAGCTAATTTACTTTAATAAATTCAACTGCTGTCCGTTCTACCCAATTTCTTGTTGCAAGTATACCCGTCGTCTGCCTCTCGTTCTCAACAAAACTGGCATATTCTACAGGATAACAAATAACTATGTGAAACAGAGACCTACTCTTGGGTTTGTAACTCGCATAGAAATTGATGGCATCGTCTAAACCCCATCCTTTGTTCGTCTCAATTTCAGGTTTGTAAACACTTGGTGTTCCGCTATAGTCATTGCGAAAAACGTAATGCCTCTTCGCTCTGTACGACATCTTGCGGAATTTGGCTACCCTTACCCTCGTTATCGCGGAGTTCGGAGACATACCAGCGTAAAAAACCTGCCTTGGTTGTCCGTACATATACAAGCCTACGACGATTGAGTTAAGGAGGTTTCCCGTGAAGTTGTGTGAGCCATTAGCTTTCATACGTTCATTAATGGCAGTATTGATGATGGCATCACACCATTGCATCAGCAGGATTTCCGTCCTCTTGAATATCTCCTTCTCTAAGGCTTTTGTCAAAGCGTTGGCTTGCTGCCTAATTTCTGACATACTTCCAGACTATATGAGTTCCAAAGTTACCTGGGGTCTTGTCAAGAACATTGCCAGTTTCAATATAGCCTTTGCGCCACACGGTTATCATATCCCCTTCGGCAGGGGCGGTCTCTTCCGTCCACTCGTCCTGTTTTATAGGCAATGCGAGACCTCTGTAAGAGGTAATCACATCTCCATTGCCCGACACAGTTTCTCGGTTATAAGACCGGCATATTCCCTTGTAAATGATTTTTTCGCTTTGCGCATTACCTTCCTCAGTACCGATATTGTCAGCCATTGGATCGTTATTCAATCCAACATCTTCCATAGGAGCTGAGTTCACGGCGCGAACGATTTTGCACGTGTGAGGAAACCTTGGGTTTATGACATCTGTTTGGTTCATCGTCTTTTGAATGTTCTTACGTTCCTATGCCCTCGACCAACAAAACCCCATTTTGGAGCTATTGATTCAAGAGCCTCGTCGGAAATACCCCATTTTGATAGGAGTTTACGGGCGAGAACAAGGAACTGTTGCAACTGCTGACGAGACCATATCTCATTTCCTTCGGAATGCTCCCAGTCTGCATCTCTATCAGTTACCTTCTGAGATGAAATTGGATTCATGGCTATGCGCTTATAGAGATACGCAACGGTCAAGTCCTTGCCTCTCTCGTCAACCTCTGCAAGGGGTGTTCTCTCCTCGACGTTCGAATCTGCAAGAATACCTCTCATAACCTTATCGGAGATTTTCGAGTTAGGCACTTGGCTTTGCACGTAATCTTCTATTGTGTACGCCTTTACGTCTTCAATTGCTTCTATTTCCTTGTTCTCTTCCATGACACTACGCTACTTTAGAGAGTTGCGGTATAGCAAGTAGCAATACCGATTTCACGAATGTTAGTGAACACTGGGGCTGCGTAGAGTTCGCAGTCAACGATATTCTGGATAGGACGTTCCTCCCAAGTGTTGAGGATAGCGATACGCTGCTCAACAAGTGAGTAGAGGTTGCTTGCGTTCATGCCGCCCTGCTCCATACGATCCTTGTAGATGGAGTTCATACACTTCATCTCGAAAGGAACAATACGGCTTGAGCATGCCACCATGTTGTGCTGGTCGAACGCCGGTGCATCATTGACTGCCTTACCATCCTCTTCGTGCTGAGACTTGAAGTCGATTACATCGAAAGGCCAGATATACATGTCGTTGTGCATCCAGTTGAGCACGTCCTGCTTGTTCACCTTCACATTGTCTGGGTTGTAGTAGTTCTTAGATGCCACAAAGTTAGCCACTACTACTGGATGGCTCAAGAGCATTTCGAGAAGCTTCTTAGACATCTTCCAGTGGTCAACGGTCAGATTAAGAGTGTCGGTCAGATACTCCTGCCAATCCTTTATGTCTTTGATAGGGTCAGCAGTATCGTTTGCAACAATCTTGGAACCGCTCTTAACGAACCAATCCTTGCCGTCGTCTGGGGAAACGAAATGGCTATCCTCGATTGGGAAACGGAAATCGTAAGATGTTCCATCGATAGATACTTCCTTGATGCCTCCGGTCGAAAGAGCCTGCAAGGTCATGTGAGAAAGCTGGTTATGAATACCACCAAGCATGTTAGAGGCATTCTGAACGAAGCAGTCAACGAGACTGAGGCCGAACGCATCTCCAGTGAGGCGAGCTACCTTGCGGAGTTCAAGCATATCGTCTTGATCGATAGTAAAACCATGGCCTATCTTTGGGATAGAGCCTCCGTATGCATTCCAACCTACGGTATTACGCATCGGCTTAGGCGAGTGAGTACCAAGTATAGAAGCACGAACAAGGATAGGTATCTTCTTGTTACCCTGCTTCCACTCGCGGTCATCAGTCGGGCGACCCCACTGTGCGTAACGACGCCAGATTGCAGTGTTGTACTTTTCGTTGGCAGTGTCGAGAATGACACCGAAACTTTCTGCGTTAAGGTAGTTGCGGAGACTACCAATCTGATAAAGAGTGTTTGATCTTGCCATTGTTTACCTCCTTCTTTTACTTACGTTTAGAGAAACGGAAGAAGCAATCATTCTCACGGAGAGCCTTCTTGATGACATCAGGGAGAATAGGAATGCGACGTTCCAATACTGGAGTGCTGTAAACAGCAAATGCACCTTCACCATCGCACGCAAAAGAATCTTCGTCAACGCAGGTGTCATAAGGAGTAAGGGCATTAGGAACGACCTTAACCTTCTTTTCTGCGGTTGCCTCAGATAGAACCTTGCCTACCGATATGCCGGAAGGCATCGTGCTAAGTTTCAATACATCAACGTCTGATGCACTCGAATCGATTTCAGTCACCTTGGCTGAGTCAGAAGCAGCTACGGAAAGGTCAGAGCCGAGGATAATCAGCTCCATGCCCACCTTTGCGCGAGTGCCTTCAAAACCTTTGGCTACTGAAACCTTACTGTTCTCGTTGTCTACTGCCTTAACCTCAAAGAGGTAGAGGGGAGTGATGGTGCGCTTTTCAGCAGACTCATCGCAGTAGACTGGAGTACCGGCAGGGAGCACATTTCCGCTCAAAGGAAGTTCCTTGAGGTTGAAAGTGAAACCGCCGGGAAGCAATGTGGGCTTCGATTCGAAGCATCGAACCACTCCACCCCAACTTTTCGACCATTTGGTCTGATTGTTCATTGTTCCAGATCTCATAACAAATCAAATTTAAAATTACATGAATGATTTCATCAAGTCTTCTTGGTAGGTAGCTTGCTGTTTGGCGTTCTCCTGTTGCTGCTTGATGTATGCCGCTATTTCAGCGGAAACCTCATTGTTGTTACCTGGAGTTGGCTTACCTGCAAGGGGTTTGACACCATCACCGAAATAACGCTTGTAGCGTTCCTCGTAAGCCCTTTCGGCTTCTTTTTTAAGCGACTCTACGTCCAGCGTTTCGCCATAGGTAATGTCCTTGAGGGCATCTTCGATAGTCGGTACGCTAAACGCTCCTTTGCCTTTGAGGTATTCGGACAGAATAGACTTGACGCTTTTGAGTTCTTGCTCGCGTTGGTCTTGCTTGCTTTTCTCGATGAACGAGTTAACGGATGCTGTTAGCTTGCCTATGACTCCATCTTCTTTTGTAAGCCCCGCAAGAGCTTCAGCCACAGCGTTGGCGATTTTCTCGTCGACAGTTTTTGTCTCGTCGGGCTTTGGCTCAGGCTTTGGTGCCGGATTAGTTTTCAGATAATCCTCGATAGCCTTCTTCTTAGCCTCCTCGATTTGTTTCTGTACTTCAGCCTCGTGCTTGGCATTAAACTCTGCCGCATACTTCTCTGTGAAGATTTTGTCATCGTGACGTTTCTGTCCAGCAAACGTTGAAAGGATGTTGACTGGTTGCGTCCACGTGTCATCCGTTATCTTGCTGTCGTCAGCAAAGGCCGGAAGAAACATATCCACAAAAGCACTGAAAGTTTGGTCGCTGATTGCACTTGACTTGTCGTCTCCAAGTTTTGTGCGAAGTTTTTGAATGACAATTTCTTTGTCCATTATGAAAAAATTTAAGCGTTAATAAATTTTCGGCTTCTACCACCGATGTTTACTATCGCAAAAGTATCAAAATGAGAAAAGTGAAAAATATTTGCTATGTAAAAAATGCAAGTTTTATATGCAAAAAACTTATTATAAGCATTTTAAGGCTACTTTTGTGCGAATTAATTTAAAAATTTATGGAAAAATTCTCAGGTTTGTTTACTGAAGCAAGACAACCTATCCTGACTGCGGAATACGTCGAGAAACTACGTGCCGAAAATGAAGGGAAGAAAAAGTCAAATTGCTTCATTGCTCAGAAAGGCGCACAAGAAACAGACCTCCATACAAATGTTGACATTCTCGTTACGGGAGGAAACCGTGGAGGTGGTAAGGCAAATCCAAAGTATACGCCGGTGGCTGTACCTAACGGATTTAAAAAACTTGGCGATCTTGAAATAGGTGATGAGGTATGTACCCCCTATGATGGAATACAAAAGGTGTCGGGTATATACGATCAAGGTTACAACAGGACGTACATGTTTTATTTTGATGATGGTACGTCTGTATCGTGCATGGATAACCATAGATTCCTCGCAAGGATTGGAGACTATGGGAAATTCCAAGTTATGAATGCGAGGGAAATAATGCAAAACTACAAAATCGATGCCAAGCCTCCTTTTTCGCTGAGGAAAAAGGCAGTAGGTTTTGTGGAAATTCCTCTTTGTGGAGAAGTAATTTTCAACGAAGCAATAGATCCCATAGAACTTCCCTTGCACCCTTACATTCTTGGCCTCGCAAGCGGTTCGGGACGAATGTGGTTTTCAAACAAAGGGCTTCTGCTAACAAGGTCAAAATGGGACATCGGATGTCTTGGTGCCTTGGGTTATCGCGCAAAATACAATAGGGATAATGGTTTTTACTACCTTCGCGGCCTTACTTGTGAAAACAGAAGGAAAATTACCCTAAGACGTGTAGAGCAAGATTCCTTTATTCCGGATATGTACATGTACTCGTCCGTACAGTCTCGATGGTGCTACCTTCAAGGTGTATGGAGAGTGTCTGGAAAGATGAAAAACAGACACCCCTATATTGCCCTCCCAAACAAGAAGTATATCCAGCAAATTGCTGAGATGCTTCGTTCACTTGGAGGCTGGGTAAAGATGACCGAGGTAACTGACGACCCTGAAAAAATCGGGTGGTGGCAGTTAGCTATAATAATGCCCGATGACAGGAAATTCTTTGCCAACGAAAAGATAAAGGAAAAAGCTAACGAAAACGCAATCATTCCCAAATCACCCCAATCTGCCAACATCCTCACCAAGAAATTATTGTATATCACCAAGACGTTAAACGTTAATGACTGTAGATGTATTGAGGTTACAGGGAGGGATCATCTATATATGACTAAGGATTACGTTGTTAACCACAACACCGTTACGATGTTGATGAAGCCGATATATGATATTGACAAAAAACATTTTAATGGAATTATCTTTCGAAAAAACAAGGATGACTTCGCAAATATTGAAAATGAAAGTATAAGGTGGTTTGACAAACTCGGAAAATACAACAAGTCAAAAGATGATATGACATGGAATTTTAAGTCTGGGGCAAAATTAAAACTCAGTACTTACGATATGACATATCCTGATTTCGACGTTAAGTACCGAGGCCAACAATTTGCCTATATAGGTATCGACGAGTTGCCGCAGATGCCTTTCGAGTTTTTCAAGTTTATCATGACGTGTAGCCGAAACACTATCGGAGTTCGTTCGCAGATACTTGGTACTTGTAATCCAGACCCGCTGAGCTGGTTGCGCAAATTCTTGGACTGGTGGATAGGCAAAGAAGATACCATTTACTCTGACGGACTTAAACACCCCGAACTAAAAGGATATATTATCCCCGAAAGAGATGGTGTGATACGATACTGTTATATGCCGACAGAATCGGTAGACGATATTGTATGGGGTGATACCCCAGAGGAAGTCTACGACCAGTGCCGAGAAACAATCGACGCTGCTTGGGACGACTCTCTTGAAGAATTTGGATATGACAAAAAAACGTTTGCCATAAAGTCTGTTACATTTGTCAAGGCCGCATTATATGACAACAGGGCTTTGCTTAGAGAAGACCCTGCGTACATAGCAAACCTTCTCAACCAGCCTCTTGATGTAAGGATGAGGGAGTTTGACGGAAACTGGGACGTTATAAAAATTAGCGACGACCTTATCAAGAGCCAACATTTTGATAAGATTTTCCAAAACGCCCAGATGCTTGGAGATAAGGTTAGACGGGCTACATGTGACGTAGCCGGCGATGGTGGCGACAACTGCGTAACGTGGTTTTGGATTGGTTGGCATGTAGTTGACGTATTCGTATGTAGGCGAGACCCTTATTCTACCGCCTCTATCCTAAAGGCCAAGCTATTGGAATGGGGCGTGCTTGAAGAGAATTTCGCCTACGATCTTAATGGTATGGGACAAGTGCTCAAGGGTGCATTCCCGCGAGCCATACCTTTTAACAATCAAGAGGCAGTAGAGAAAAAATTCAAGTATATGTACGACAACGTAAAGTCGCAGTGCGCCTACATGTTCTACGAGGCCACCATTACTGCGGCATGGAGTATGGAGACATCTTTGCTTGAAAGGATGTATATTGTCGGCAAAAGTAAAATGAAGCTCTATGCGATACTACAGCAAGAACGAAAGGCTATCAAAAAAGACGAGAGCAAGGAGGATAGAGGATGGTGTCTCATACATAAGGAAATGATGAAAAACAAGCTGCTTGTAGGACACTCCCCTGACTTCATTGAAGGATTACTTATAAGATGGGTATTTGAACTAAAGAAGCGCACGGTGGAAATTCCCAAATGGTGTAAACCAAATGCCAGGAATGGAAACATTTTAGTAAGAAGAATAGGATTCAAACGTGTTTAAAATGTAATCATAATGGAAAATATCGAAAAATTCAAGGTTGGCGAGCTTCTTGTTAAGAAACCGTTCTTTCGTACTATCTCCACAGGAGTGTACGATCACCCAGTCATATCGGGTAAGTTGAATATGGCTCCCGTACCGAACGACAACGTTGAAAGGAAACTTGTGACACAAGAGGATTTTCTTAGGGAACTTGATCCACTAGGCCATGCCATAAATAACAGGGAATTATTTCCTGATATATGGAGGCAGAATGAAGAAGATGGCAAATGGTACATAGAAGAGATTCCAAGATACGCTATCTCTTACGAACTCATTATTCTCACCAAACACCTCACGCACTTATGTGGAAATGACGTGCGCTTTGAATTATCCGACAAGAAGGTTACTGACGAGACTAACGAAATTTACAATAATTTCGTACTCGGCTGGGCTAACAAGAATATGGAGATAGCATGGTATAAACTATGCAAGTCGGTAAAATCAACTGGAGATGGAGCTATCATAGGGTTCCTCGATAATGGCAAGTTTGGCTGGAAGGTCTTGTCTTTCGCTAATGGAGATATTCTATACCCGCACTACGACAAATATACTGGGAAACTGAAATATTTCGCTCGTAAGTTCTCGGAATATGACGAAACAGGTGTACAGCTAAAAGAGTATGTGGAGGTTTGGGATGATACCAACTACTACAGGTTTGCAAATAACGCAAAAGCAAATAACATAGTAGACAAGGTTAAGAACTTATTTAAAGTATCGGGCTTTGAGCTTGAAGAGTCGCGCAGACATGGATTTGAAATGATACCTGTCGCATATTATAGGGATGATTTCGGACCGTGCTGGACTTTCTCTCAGGAAACTATAGAGAATTACGAGATTGCATTCAGCAACCTTGCGCAGAGCAACCACGACTTTGGACTGCCTATTATGTACCTTAAAGGCGAAGGCTCTGAGGAAGTATCTTCAAGGGATCTCTCCTACGCTTCCAAGATTATGCTACTTCCGACCGATGGAGAAATAGGATTTGTCAACAAACAAGATGCCTCCGCCGCGTACAAAACAGAGATAGACAAGCTGGAGGAACTGATTTACAAGCAGTCATTTGCCGTAAAAACTCCTGAGTTAAAGTCTGGAGACACACCAGGCGTATCTCTGAAAATTATGTATTCTGATGCTTATGAAAAGGCAATGATTGACTCAAACGAGTACGATGAGGTACTTGACACACTTGTGGATATATATTCTTTTGGCTACGGTGTTGAAAGCGGAAATCAGCTTGCGTTCAGGAATACTAATATCCGTCACTACATAGAGCCGTATATCCACAGAAATGAAACTGAACTTACAACCAACCTTAACACCTCGGTTGTTGGAGGTTTCTTATCTAAGCAGACTGCCTCTGAGAAATCTCCTTATGCTACTCCTAACGAATGGGAGCGTATACAACGAGAGAATAAGGAGGAACAGCAGCATGAGCTTCTTCTCCAAGAGGAAAAAGTCAATATCCAAAATGACGCTAACGTGGAGATGCAGGAACAATTGGCTGATATTGAGGTGCAGAAGGAAGAGAAGATTATTCAGGCACAAGAAACTACTACGGCCACAGAAGACAACGGCAAGACAAAACCCAAGGTAAGTCGAAAGAGAAAGTATTCCGTGGCTACCGGACGCGGCGCAGGCAGGCCCAACAAAAGCGGGCGCAAGTACGACGAAAACGGAAATTGGGAAGGTCGGCAGAATTGGGATAACTGGAATAATACGCATTGATTATGTCGGAAGTAACTATAACGCTTGACACAAGGCTTTATCAACCTCCTACGGCGAAAGACATTACGGAAGGAAAGCAGTATGTCCTTAAACGCAATGCCAACGCCAACGAGTTAAAGAAAACCATCGACGGCATTCTAATGAATGCTGTCGGTGAGATTTTCGAGCTTATTTACAAATATCCACAAAAAGGGAAAAACCTCTCATTCAGCGAAAACAAAACGCTGGAAGAAGAGGTGCAGGAAGTCCTTGACGATGCTGAGCAGGAGATATATGAGCTTATACAATCCTATGCCCTTAATTGTACAGAGGATGAGAAATTCAAGAATATGCTCCTTCTTTACATCCTCTCGCTTGGACGCGGTAATAGAAACTTGCGGACTACCCTTCATACATATATGAAACGTTTTATGTACGACATCGAGGCTTTGGCCGCTGCTTACACAAACAAGGGTTATTCGTACACGACTGCTGTTACAAAAGCCAAAACCTCCATACATAGTGTTTACACACAACCGGAAGTAAAGGAGGCATTTTCCGTGCCTGGAATGAAGGCCATATATATTGCAAGCAAAGGAATACACTACGACTTTGAGACCGGCAAAGGAACAAGGGGTATTTCTAACAACGGCATTATAAATGTCATAATGATGGCAGAAGCCACCGTTCACATGGCATGGATGCGTGCTGAAGGGCTGGAGTTTGAACAAAAGGGTGCGGCAGGATATTACCAATTAAGGGGTAGTAACTATCCATGTGCTGCGTGCGATGAGCAAGTAGGCTTCCATAAGGGCATTGAGGGGATATACACCGACCCGCTGGTGCATCTTCACTGCTGCTGCTACAGAATACCTATATATCCACAAAACAATTTTACGAATGGAATTATCAACATCATTTAAAAAAATAGCCAAGCAGTTCGGTGCATCCGAACAACAGCTTTTGATGGCCGACCTGATAGCCATCGGTTACTCGGAAAACGATGCTTTTAACATCGCGCACCCAGAGAACATTACATACACTATACAGCAAAACAACAATTTGCGTCAGAATATAGTGAAGACTCAGAAATTCAGAAGTCTCGTGGCAGAGAGAAAGGATGTCATACGTAACAGGATTGGAGATCCCACCTCTGAAGACATCCAACTGATTGGCACAGACGAGGTGGCGAAAGAAATTCTTCGATCTGCATACGGACAACCTTCTGGCTCAAAAGAAAGAGCCGACCTCATGGCGAAATATCAGGAAATAGTTAAGAAGAATGAGCAGTCTGACGAGAACAAGGAGCAATTCCTTATGTTCTATTTCCCTGTATGCTGCGACAAATGTCCACTAATGACCGAATATAAGGAGAAAAAGAAAGATGAAAGACTGGAAAGGAAACAAGAATAGTATATTCAAATGCCTTGGCGCATCGAATCACACTGAGAAGGAAAGGGAGAAGAACGATTTCTACGCGACATCACCTATGGCCTTGAAAAAACTCATGGATGAAAGCAATGGGTATCAACTTCCATCAGTCGTTTACGAGCCTGCGTGCGGGACTGGCTGTCTCAGCGAAGTTCTTGCCAAAAGCGGGAGGAAAGTGTACTCATACGACATAGTTGATAGAGGCTACGGAGATGGCGTTAGGGATTTTCTCAATACTAAATGTTTGCCCGATGACTGTAAGTGTATCTTAACTAACCCGCCCTATAGCATGGCTATGGAGTTCGTGTTACACTCCTTGAAGCTATTACCTGAAAATGGTATCTGCGCGATGTTCCTCAAAACGACATTTTTAGAGGGCAAGAGACGCTTCGATAAGCTTTTCTCGGTAAATCCTCCACGTTACATATTTCAGTTCGTTCAGCGCGTTCTCTGTGCGAAAAACGGCGATTTTGACGGCATGGTACGAGGGGGGGGGGTCAGCGGTCTCTTACGCTTGGTTTATATGGGAGAAAGGTTATAGGGGCGACCCTGTAGTGAAATGGTTATAAGAAAAATCGGGATGCCTAAAATGACATCCCGATTTTTTATGACTTCAGTTCTTCTTCTGCCGCATCACCCGCGGCATCGGCTTTTGCATCTTCCTCAGTGTACTCGTCATTGGCTTTTTCCATTGCCTTAGCGTCTCTGTGGATAGAATCGAGCCATTTCGCTTTCAAACTGTCCACAAGGCCTTCATACTCCTTGTGGCTCTCACTCTCAGGGTCGAGGACTGACGGATTGACAAAAGCTATGCACGACAAGGTTACTGCTTGTTGCAGGAACACGTCAGGCTGCGTTGAGACTATCTCGATATTCCTGAGTATGTTCAGCACCATCGTGTCGTACTCCGGCTTGTTTTCCTCGATAAGGTCGATAATCACGCGGAACAACGGAGTGTACTCTGTTATGCTGATCCTGAAGTTTTCGTCGACATCACGAATAGACACTGACGCATACGTCCCTGGGTCTACAAACTCGTTGATGACCAACTTGCGGTACAACCTCAAACGGAAATTGCCTAACGCAAATTCCTCTCTGTAGGTTATTCTCTTGAATTTTGTTCTTGGCATTGTTGTTATTTTTTATTTGTCGTTGATTTCTTGCCTCTTGTTGCACGAGGCTTCTTTGCTACTTGCTGCGCCTCTGGTTCCTCGTCAGGGGCAGGCGAGATGGCCTTGCTTTCTTCTTGGCGGGACTCTTCTTCTTTCTTCGAAGCGAAGAACTCACTGAGAGCCTTTGCCTCATCGTCGAAGCCAGCCGCAAGCAATGCAACAAGCCTCTCGTTCTCTGGGAGGGCGTTGATTTCATCTAACCTCGCGGCCCGCTTCGCCTTTTCCTCTGCCAGTCTCTCGTCCCTTTCCTTTGTCAGACGTTCGGCAAGGTCTTTCATCCCCATATCCGTGAACTGCTTCAACGCCTCCTCGTAAGGAAGTGCCGAATATTGATTGTACACTTGCTCTAATTCACTGTCAGGGAATATCACTCCTCCCTTGACACCCGTAGAGCCTGTCCTCACCTGCATGATATCGACGGTGAGCTTCCGTTCTCTTCCAATTCTCATGATTATACTTTTTATGTTTGACAATTATTACTTATGGGAGCCTCGGCAATATGCCACGCGGGATTTGCCGTCAGAGCATCACGAAGTCCTCTACGTCCATATAGTCTATGCCGAAATTCTCAGCACACTTCAAGTCGCTGTCGGAAAAACAACCAGGCTTACCAGAAGCGTCGCCTATCATCATCATCATCGACTTGCTCATAGGGTCGTAGTACTCTTCGTATAAGTCCTCCAGCATGCCGGGGTTCGGCTTGCGACACGGGTGGTTGCTGTCGGACGAAGAGCACCACACCGCCTTGACGTTTACGGAACAGTACTTCTCTATAAATTTGGCAATGCAACACAACTTTGCCACAAAATCCTCCTTGTTGACAAACTTGGGTATGCCAGCCTGGTTGGTTACTATCGCAAGGTGAGTGAAACAACCCAAGTCCTTCACCTTGTCAAGGACATCCTTCCTTATCTGGAAATCGGTAACGTCCTTCGGAAACACGGCCTTGCTTACTGTCTTTATCAGAGTGCCGTCAAGGTCGCAAAACAACACTCTCTTGTTTTCAATGTTTATCATATCTGCTTATTTTAATGATTGTACGTGTGTGTTATCTATTACTTTATGGCAAAAGGTATGTCCTCGTCGCTGTAGATGTCGTAGATGACACCGCCGCTCTTCCTCCTGGACCTGAAACCAAGCTTGCGCATCTCCCGCCCGAAAGAGTTTATCGTGACCGGCTCAATGCCGTTAAGCTCCGCAAACGACTGGTATTTCGTATACAGCACGCCAGACGAGACGTACTTGGGCTTCTCGTCCCACATGCCCGAATACACTCCCTGTCTGTAACCGTTGTCATCACAGAAAAGCTTCACCGACTGGCCGTTCTCTATCTCGTACTCCCTGATGGACTCACTCACGCGGGCGTCAGGCACAAGGACGTAGCCGTCGGCGGCAAGCTTCCTCAGACCCTCCACCACCCAGTTCCTTATGCCAGGCAACTCGGACATCATCTTCGTGACCAACTCCCTGTCGATACACTCGCGGCGCACCCTCGTACTGAAGCTGATGACGATAAGCCTCCTGACAAAGGCAGCGTCCATAGCCCTGTTAGCCGGCATCCTGTTCATGTTGAACACAAAGAAAGGAATGTCAAAGGCGGTCTCCGAATCCTTGCCTATCCTGCGAACCTCCTGGGGCTCGCCAGAACACAGGCTCTTGAACGTGTCCGAACTCTTGGTGATGTCGTCAGCCTGTATCTCGGAACAGTAGTTGAACACCTTGCCGACAATACGACCGATGTTACGCATCCTCAAGTCTACATTGGGAGTGACAAGATGACCCAACGGCATGTACGAGATGTTCTCGGCACCGTACACGGCCTTCACCATCTCAAACACAGTGCTCTTGCCGTTACCGCCACCGCCGACAAGCCACAACGTCTCCTCTATCTTGTGGCTCATGTAACGACGGTCACAACAACCTAAGCCAAGATAACGCTGCAAAACCTCTATGTCACGAGGCTTGAGGATCTTCGACAAAAAAGAACACCACAAAGGACACTTCTCGCCAGGAAGGTACGGATAAGACAATACAGAGGTAATCGGCATACGCTCAGAGAAATCATGCCTCACCGGATTGCTGATGTCGGAGAAATCCCATACGCCATTGTAGAAACCAATGACACAAGGAGACTGCTCCAACGGAGACATCGAAGCTCCATCACGGGCAGCCTGCAAAAGGCGCAACTCACTCTTGACTACATCGCCCTTGGGGACATTCAGACTGACAAGGGCTGAGTTAATAGACGCTTTCAGGAGAACAAAGTCCTTGTCAAACGATACCCAACAACGACCGTCAAAATAGTATACCATACCATGCAGACCACGGAAACAAGCACTCGAAGCACGGGTGACAACATCCCTGTAACCATACAGGCGGTCATCGTAACGAGACTCCTGACGAATACGAGTCATCTCGGACTTGTTGACATGTGACAGCAGCTCGGCACTTACAGCGGCAACAATGCCGTAATTCCTGTCTGATGCACTATTGCTCAATTTCTTAGCCATATACAATAAATAAATAAAAAATCAAATCAATAACTCTAAAATGATGATTATTTATACATTTCATACACTGATGCAAAGGTAATGCCTTTTATTTACAGGCGTTTCGGAGGAATGGTAAAACTTGAAACAATCCTACATAAATAGGATAAAAAGTACACAAAAACATGCGAAATCATACACTAAACATACATTTTGGGGATTTTTCACTACTCCATAAAATACAATAAAAGTGTATAAAAACGACTATTTTCCCATAGGATAATAACAGAAAAATGAAGGATTATGCATGGTACACGAAACGAAAATCGAAAAAATCGAAAAAATAAAAAATTAAAAATTCCAGATGAAAGGTCAATATGGCTTGCCTCAAAATAGTTAAAAGGGGTGTTAGGGGTATGTAATACGTTAATTATCAGTACATTACGTATTGTTATATTATAACAATAATGTAACATTTTTCCGAAAATAGCTTATCAAATCATATCGGTCTGAAGTCCTTTATTTTCTCCGTCTGTCCGTCTTCTTCTCTTCTCTTCCCTTCTGTTTGTCTGTCTTCCCTTCTGTCTGTCCTCTGTCTCCTTCCCTTCTGTTTTCCTCTGTCCTCTTCCGTCTTCCGTCTGTCTTCTCTTGTCTTCCTCTTCTGTCTGCCCTCTGTCCTCTTCTCTTCCCTTCAGGATCTTATTCTTGAGTCTTGAACCTTGTTAGCTTGCTCCAGGTTTTAAGATGTCTTATAGCAGTTTTATTGCTGTGCTGCTTGCCTGCTTTATGCTTCCCTTACATATACAGACACACGTATATATACCTTATATAGACTACTTCAGCGGTGTTTTACGCCCTTTCCCTTGATATATGTCAATAATTAGCCGTAAATATAACTTATATATAACTTTTCTCTTGACATAACATTAATAATGTATTATCTTTGCACTTGAAAACTTATTGGTGGCATGGTTACAAGTTATCTTGATTCCTCACCGTGGTTGCTCTTTGGCTTATTGACACAAAAGGAAGGTAACATTTTCTTTCTGTGTTTTCATCGTGATTGATTGTTTAACCTATTAAATATAAAAATTATGAGTAAGAAAACAAAAGAAATGGCAAATAATATTGATAATATTGTTGCCGCAAATGTTATTGAGAATGCAAAGGCTGTTGGTTCTTCTTCGGATTCCTCGGCTGATTCCTCTGCGGTTCTTCCGTTGGTGGATTCGGTTGTTATATCTGACCAAATAGAAGCGGGGGACACTGAAGCAGTTAAAAAGCGTGATTGCATGGAATTAATCAGAAACAATTACCGTGCACCGGTTCCAACGGCTGCGGTGTTGCTTGGTCGGTTCTTTCGTGCTGGACTGCCGTCCGATAATAAAGAAGTTATAAAATTAGCCTTAGAACTTGATGGCTTGAAACTTGATGATGATTTTGCGGTTGCGTCTTTCGTCTTCGGGCTTTCGGCTCCCGTGGCTTCGGCTGTCTCTCGTGCTGCCAGTGCGTGGTGGCGTGTTGAGGGTGATTTTAAAGTTGCAACGGTGAAAGATGTTGTTAATTTTGCAAACAATAACACTTCGCTTTCGTCTGAGGTGTATTTCTGTAACATTAATCCTGAGTGGCTTTTTATTGATTCTCGTTTGGTTGTGTATTCAGCAACAAATAACAACGGTGAAAAAAATATGCTCTTACCCGGGTGTTATTATACGTTTATCGAAGAGTCAACGGCTAATTATATTCGTGCGGTCGGTTCTGTTGGTGTTTATCTTGATGCTAAACGGCGTGAAATGAACGGCAAAATAAGTAACGTTTTTGCGCTTCGTCCTGCGGTTTCTGGCTACATTAAAAAAATCCTTTTAGCCGGATTTCTTTCTGCTTCTGATATTGCCGATATAGCGCAGGAGGTTGAAAAAGAGATTCAACAAGAAAAAGACGACCAAAAAGCCGTTTTAACTGCTGCGGTGATTCAAAAAGAGTTCGAGTTGACAGAAATACAACGGCTTTATGATGAAACAAGGGCGAAAATATCAAACGACGGTTTGGGCGTTGCTAAATATAAGAAACTACAAAAGTTACTTAACGTTTACAACCAAAAACTTTCAGCCGTTAAGACTTCGCTCTCTGTGGCTCGCTTGGATTTGAAAAAGTTCGAAAAGTGATTGCATTTTCATTTATTAACCGTCCGGGGTTCGTCCTCGGGCGGTTCTCTCTTTCGGTTGTGTCAAAAGTAATTTAGATTTTTCATTTGATTAAATAAAAGCTGCTGGCGGGTGATTCCGTTGGTGGTTGCTTTTATCAGTCTTTCAGTGGTCGTTTTTGGCTGCTGGTTGGCTGGTGCTGCTGGTGCTGCTGGTGCTTCTGCTTCGGCGGTTTCAGCATTCCCGGCGGTTGGGTGTTGTTACAATAACTTTCGTTATTGATTCTGTCCGGCTGCTTTTCTTTGATATATTATTTTTTCTTGGTTTTTTATTTATCGGTTCAAATCTTGATTTGATTTTGGTCTATCTTGATTTGATTTTTTTTCGATAAATATTTTCTTCAAATCAATTTGTTTGCAGTAATAAATTTAGTAGTTTCAAAAATAACTATTTTGCACTACTTAACCGGGCTGTGACAAAAATTTGGAGTTTGACAAAAATTCCGTGAAAAGTTTTTCAAATACTTTTTATACGGCTGTGAATGGCACAGAAGAAAAGGTGTGACAAAGATCCGAGAGGAAAAGAAAAAGAATTATTTGAGAAAATAGTTCGCTTGCAGGACTGTTTTATGTATGACGGACAAACTTATATACATCAAGCTGCAAATAAGTATTGAGTGAAACACTATAAAATATTTTGTTATCAGGTTCAAAAGACCTTTGGCAAACAATTTTTGGTGAAAGTAACAACTTGCTGTCACAATTATAAATCCATAATTGAATTTAGTTAATATTTCTCTCAAAGTAATTATTAGCATTTCGTGTGTGAAGAATGAAATGAGGGAAAATTTTTATAGCTCCACGGTTGTTTGCTCAGCCGTGGAGTTCAAACAAAATATTAACAAAAAACAGATATTATGCGAAAAGAAATTTTAAACATGGTGGAAGACTACGAAATGGGTTTTATTTCACCGATGGAGCTGTTAAATCAGTTCTCTGATTTGTTGTCATACTTTGGCTCAAACAAAGAGCTTGATGACAAAATAAACGGTTTGGTTTTTCCTCTTTCAAATTTCGTAGCAAAGAAATTGAAAGAAGGCGAACATTTCTCTTTTTCAGAATTTAAAAACGATTAAGCAATGGCAAACGATTATTACAATCTTTCAAACGTGATCTTCGAAAGATACGGAATTGAGAAAGGAATAAAAATCCTTTGTCGTGCGAACATTCACAATTTATTGAAAATTTATGGAAACTAAGGAAATTCCTGGAAATCTCTTGCGAAAGTGGGAGATTTCCGCAACAAAGCAAAATCTTTCTCAACAAGAGTTTGTTGAATATATACGCAACAAGCAAAGAGAATATTATGATGTTCAGGAAATGACGACCGTTAAAAAAGAAATGATAGACGGCCAACTGACTGAATATGGAAAACAGAAAGCTCTTGAACATTTCAGAAAAATGGACGAAAGGAAAAGAGCTATCACTCTATCACGTATAGACTTTGAAGTATATTACAACAAGATTATTTCTAATGGATATGAAGAGAATACATGTTATGAAATAATTAGCAGTTATAATATATTGACAGAAAGACGTGAAAGGCTTTCTCTTACAAAGAAAGAAATGAAGATGCACGGTCTTGTATTAAGCAAGGTAAATAAAATGTATGAAGAAGCCAAAAGAATTACCGGAATGTGATTTGTTTCACGTTCCGGTTCAATAATTTATAAATCAAGCTAACAGAAAATAATATGAAAAAGAGTAAAGTGTTCCTTTTGGGGAACGTGATATTATCATTCCCGATAATGTTGTTGTTGACAGACGATGTGTTTATTTACATCCTTGATGCAATATTGATAATATTTTTATTATTCATCGGGAATGTATATTTCCATGGATTCTGGAAAGATTATTTTTCGATTTGCAATGACTTTGACGAGTTCCTGAAGTCTCAAAAATCCGAAGAATAAACAAGTACGATAATTGAAAGTACGATAATTACTTCCAGCAGGCGAGAACTGGTTGGAAGTACGATAATTATTCACTAAATATATAAAGTTATGGAAACTAAAAAAGCTAAAAACGTTTGGTTCAAGATTAACGGCAAAGTTGTCGGATATTCTTGCAACAGCATTACTTTCGACAGAAATAATGTATATGTAAAAATGAGCAATTGCAATTGCAACAAGTACACTCTTCTTTGCGATGGAGTAACATTCGACGAGTCCACTGACTTCACTGAAATTACAATCTGCGTTAAAATGGAAAATCTCCACGCAATAGAGTTCTAATATTTTTCAGGCGTTGATTCGCCTGGAAAGTACGATAATTATTAATTCACTAAATTTATAAAGTTATGGAATATTACAAAGTAAAAGCGAAATTTGCAGAAAGAACATTTGGCGAAATCACGTTGATAAATAATGAACTTATGACAAAAGAGGAAATTGAAACAAACAAATTGCCATTATTTTGTTTCGTGAAAGTAGATGTTCCAGAAGAAAGGACATATTGTTTTTTCTGCGCAAGATTTGACGACAATGACGGAAATGAGCCGTGGAACAACTGATTTTCTTTGCAGTCATTGATTTGGCTGCAAGATACGATTATTCACTAAAAGTTTATATTATGGAAAGAAAAGAATTAAACGAACTCACAAATGACGTTGGTGTTCGCTATCTCGATTATGTCTATGACTGGGAAATAATCGGAGTCGAAGAAGATTATGACGGAACGGGATATTTATATCCGATAACAATAATCAAAGGCTGGCCAAACGAAAACGAAAGATTTTTGGGAGTTATCTATATTTCCAAAAAATATGCAGGGAACGGAGCGGGCTTTTTCTCCAGGTTTGAGTATTTCTGTAGGATAGTTTCTTGCAGAACATCAGGAATAAACCCAAAATATGACCACAAGGGAGATGTTATTTGGCCTGCATGGTATTGTACAAATGAAGAGTACGCCGTATTTGTGAAAAAGTACAATGAACTTCACGAAAAGTACGATAAGTATGTAAAAAGTGATTGCGCGTGACAGCGCGATTACTTTCCATTATTAACTAAATAAATACGATTATGAAATTAGGAGAGTTTAATGTTTTTAATGCTATTAATACGCTCGGTTACGGTAATGATAGATGGCTATGCACGTTTTATTTTGAAGAAACGAGCGTTAAGAAACAAACCAATTTTGGAGCCGATGAAAAAGTTAAAGGTTTTGTTGTATATGTCTGGATTTCGAAAGATAACGAAATGGATATTATGTTATTCGACAAAACTTGCATAACTCCTAAGTATGTTCTAAACGACTATAAGACCGGCGAAACATTGCTTGTTTTTGAGCTGAACTAACTATTTAACTCCATGCCTATTGATTTAGGCAAGGAGTACGATTATTCACTAAAAAATATAAAGTTATGGTACAGAACGTAAAGAATGACAGAAAGTTTGAAAAAGAACTTTTCCAGATGATTGAGAAAATCAAGATTCATGCAAGGCAGCTAAGGTGCAACAATCAGACCGGGCGAGGCTATCAGGGCGTGAACAATCTTTTGAAAGAGGACTTTTTTAACCTGGTAGAACTTTGCAGCTAAAACAATCTCCATACATTTTGCTATGTATGGAGTACGATTATTAACTTAAAAATAGAATTATGGAAAAACTTAGTTTAAACACATCATTGTTTCCAATCGCAGATGTTGCGATGTACGGAACTATTCTCGATTCAGGTGAAATGGAATATTACCTAAATCAGGATGAAGAAGATGAAATAGAAATCAATCAGGACAAGTACGAGAAAGAACTTGTGTATGTTTCAAGTCAGTTTATAAAAGAAAATGTACTTGAAACTTTCAAGAAATATGGAATTGTTTCTATTGATAATTTTTCTCTTTATAAGCCATATTATTATAATTATCAAAATGACATGCTGTGCTTTGACGTGACTTTATCGGATGACTTTGATGACATAATAAAAAAGTACATTTCTAAGTTTGAGAAAGAAGAAAAGTACAAAAAATATATCGAAGAAAATTGGAAGTCTTGTTCTGGTTTTATCTCTTTTATGCCTGAGTCTATAGAGGAAATTTTAAAACCATCTAAGTATTTTGAAATGCGTGTACATCAGGTTGCGGCTTTTTTGACTCTTTGTATTCTAAATGAAGGAGAACTAAAGGAAAAAATTGACAATTCCATAGAAGATTTCTATTATTATCTTAAGGAAAACTATTTTGAGTATGTAGAGTACAAAAAGAAAATAGTTTAAAAAAGATATTGCATCGTTGGTTCGGTGCAGTATCGCGGTTATATTTTCCATTAATTTTTATATTTTTTAGGTGAGGCTGTGCTCGTTTGTTCGGGTGCAGCCATTCCTATTATTAACTAAAAAAATACGATTATGAAAAGATGGATTCATGTTAGATTTAAAGGTGCTTTTTATGCAGAAAGCACGCATTGTCATACACTGAAAGAATTTATTGAAAGGAGAGGTTGTAAACGAAGTGACATTGCTGAATGGTGGACGAGAGAACACGAATAACATTTAACTCCATATCTGTTTTCTCAGGTATGGAGTACGATTATTAACTAAATATTTACGATTATGTATGAAACTATTTATTGCGTGCAAATATTTGACTACAGATTGCCGAATTTGGATAAGGTTATAAGCACGTTTTTTACTACAGATTACGAGTCTGCCCATAGCGAATTTACAAAAATCCATAAGTCGGAAAATGGTTCTTCGATTGAAGTAAAACGTGACTGTTGCGGAGATTTTACCAAAAGTTTTTGGATAGGGAAACCGTGTGATTTTCGTGTTGAGTTCAGGTCAGACTACGGATGGATTCAAGATGGCATAGCCCATTTCTCTTAGAAAATAACGCGTGCGTTAGGATGATACCTAACGTGCGTGCTTTGATTATTAACTAAATATTTTACAGTTATGAAAACTTACAAATTAATTGCTATCGTTGCAGGCGAAAGAAATTCCAAGTATGCAGACGCAGAAGCAAGAGGAATAGTAGAAGCTGAGAAAAAAGCGGACGAACTTCTTGAAAAATACATTCACGATTATCCGAGCGACACTTATATAGTTTGCGTTGAGGATGAGTCTGAAATGTGGTTCGATGACTACCTTTGCTGGCAGAAGGATTGCTACGGCGAAAAATATTGGATGAAAATGGTGAATGGTCACTATTGCCCAATAGGTTTGAGACTTCTCACTGACGATGAAAAAGAAGAACTCGACGAACTGCGCAAAGAAAAAGAAATCCACATTTGGGATCTTGATGAAGAACAGCTGAAAAGGTTGCGCTCTGAAATTTGTGTTGGCAGTTGCTACGGCTCAGACTATGAAAATTCGTTTGACATAGATACCGAGGAGGTTTACAACATTTCAGAAAGCTATCTGTCATTTATCGGATTTTATGGCTATGAAGATACACAGGAAGAATTTGCTGAGTATTGTATGGATGTAGCGGCAGTCTGATTATGTGCGCTTGCATTGCAGCGGGCGCACTGCTATTGTCTAACAATTTAAATTCAATTATTATGAGTAAAGGTAAAACTTCAATCAAAAAGTCAGATGTTAAGTTTTTCGAAGTGTTAGAACATGACATTTTTCAGAAAAACAGAAAAGAAAACAAGGACCTGAGCGACTTTGAGGCACGAATGCTTGAACTTGTTGGAAATGCCATAAGACCAAGAGAATCGCAGCATTTCTGGTCTGACGGATGTTACTCCTGGTATCGTAATTGTCGCCAAGAAAACGTTGATAGACTTTGGCTCACTAAAAACGGAATCCTCGTGTTTGAACAGTCTTTGAAAGATGATGTTTATAGACTTTTCAGAATCGGTTTTAACTTCTGACTTTACTCTCCCTGTTGTGACAGATAGGGAGAAACTAATAATTAACTAAATATTTATAATTATGAAAGAAACAGTATATTGCGTGCAGAAAATAGATTGGAGAAATCCCATGCGACCTTGCGTAATGAGTACATACACGAGTACAGATTACGAATCTGCAAAAGATGAATTTATGAAATCTTATAATTCAGAGAATTGCACCACTATAGAAACCAAGCATGACAGTAGCGGTGATTTCCAAGTTTTTTGGATTGGTTCAGATTTTTGTGTCGTGTTCATGGCTAATGATGACGGCAGCAAGATAAAGAGTATCATCTAAATATTTACGAATATGAAGAAACAGACGTTAGAAGAAGTTTTAGACAATTTGTATTTGAAATACAAATGTGTGAATGAGGAAACAGTATGGGTAGAAAACTGCAAGAACTACCTGTGTATCAATTGGCATACCTTCATGGATGGCTACGTAAACACGCACATCGTGTATTGTATTGCAAAGTATCTCAGGAAATACACGTCTAAGCCAATTTACGCATCAGACGTGCTCTTGTCAATTTAAAAATCGTAGCCAGCCTGATTGTTGGCTACGGACTATTCTTTAACTAAATATTTACGATTATGAAAGATCCAAGAAAATTAAAAGTGTGGGGAAAGTGGTATAACTACGTTCTCGACAGCATCGCCGAATCTTCAACTGCAAGCGACTTAGGTTTAACTTTTGAAGATGACAGAAGCCGTATTGAGTTTTTCCTTGAGCAATTTAATGAGGAATACAACTACGACTACAACAAGATACGCTACCCTATTTTACGTCTTAGAATTGCCTCGTACTTGCAAGGGCTTCCATCGTCGATTAATATTGACTTTATGTGGAATAGAATCATCGAACTGACAAAAGAGTGGGAGGGGTATAAGTCGAAAGAAAAAGAAGAATACTTCTGCAATAAGTGGTTTGAAATTATTGCTACTTGCATCCTTCAACTTGCTGCGAGATACAAGATTAACACGTTCCAGTATAAATGACTTTCTGCGGATATGTATGAAAGCATATCCGTAACTAATTATTAACTAAAATCATAGGAGATTAAATTATGCAATGCGTTATTGATGACATGCGTGCTATGGCATTGGATTTAAAGAAGTTAGGTTATCGTGTGTATCGTAGTAAATCAGAAGATGTAAGTCCGTTTCGATGCAAACAAGGCAAATGGGATTATTGCTTCTATGTTCTAAACAATGGTGTATTATATGGAGTTCGGACTGATACCTACGTTATATATACTATTGTATGTCGTTATGACAACGAAGGTAGAGCGCAATACATTCGAGATGACAATCCGTGGGTTAATGTTCACGGAAACATGAAAGAAACAATTACTACCAAGACTCTAAAGGGAATATTCGGCAAGCCTTCTAAATTTAACAATGATGATGTTTCCGTTATAAGAAAACACAACAAGGGAAGGATAAAGATTTATAGGTACGCATAGAAGCAAAAGGCAAATGACGTTGCAGTTATTTGCCTACTTTTATTTAACTAAAACACAACAATTATGATTAGGTATTACAAAACTTTAAGAGGCTTGAGAAAAGCTTACGGTGGCCAAGTTAGTGTCAGAGATTTCTTTGACAGAAAAAGACGTGTTTACAGAAACGGCAAGGATGCACGGTTACAGCCAACAAAGGAACTGCAAGAGAAAGTTGCGAGAGCCTTTGCAGAACAGATTTACAAAAAGAAAAGTTCTAAAGAAAACTTTGTTGCAAGCCTTACGAGCGGAAGCAGTTGGCTTGATTGGTCTTTGTTCCAATGCTTCTACGTAGAGCAAGGGGAAAACGAAATCTACATCAGCAATTCCCTTTCGGGCGAGGCTTACGACTATTGCATCAGAAAATTCTTGCGAGGCCGCTAATTCCCTTTCGGGCTTTGCCGCCCGATTGGAGCGATTTATTAACTAATTATTTTTTGAATTATGGCATACACTATTAAAGGGCTGGCAAAAGCCAATGATTGCGAGGAATTGAACGAGTACGGACTTGCTGATGTGTGGCGGTATTGGATTCAATGTAACTGCTGTGATATGCAGAGCGTGAAAGATTTCAAGAGCCTGCGCAAAAAGGACAGAAAAGAAATGATGAAGTTTTTGCTTGCCGAATGTCCTAATGTTGCAAATCACATTCTTGATCGTATCGATTTCTAACCTGTCAAGCACACGGAGTTTAATCATTCCGTGTGCTTCAATTATTAACTTAAAAATGTATTGTTATGGATGAAGTTTATATTGTGACGAAAAGTAACCATTTCTTTAATAATCCTGAGATATGGGGTGTCTATTCAGTTCTTAAAGATGCTATAGAGGGAATACTTTCTGATGGTGATATAAATGAAGAAGAAATGGAAAACACATTTGGAAGTATAGACAGGGTGTGGAATTATATTGAGGAACACTTGTGTACACCTGATTTCTCTGTCAATTATAGGATAGAAAAGCATAAAATTATCAAACCTATTTGGCACGAGTATTAATTGAAATTAACTCATATAACTATGGTCGTATTAACTTATGCCATAGTTCAATTATTAACTAAATATTTAGATTATGAGTTACGAACACATTAAAGAAATTATGATGAAAGAGTGTCCCCATATCTGGAAATGGTGGAATGAGGACATAAGGACTATGCTTTCAGGAAAAGAGTTGATAGAGAGGTACAGAAAAGCAAGGCTTCAGCTTAAAGGAGAACTCGAAAGTAAAATACTGACAGAACAGAGGTATTTTGCGGAGTATGAACTTCTCTGCTTGCTTTCCGGCGTTAAAGAGCCATTGGATTTTAGCAATGCTAAAAGGTACGACAATCCGCAAGGAAAGAAATTCAAACTCCATAAAGGCTGTAAAGTTTACTATATAGGCACTAATCTGTACGAATTAGAGAAAAAAGCAAAGGAAATGGATTTGGAACTTTCTGAAATGGATGAAACGAATTTACTCGTCGTTGCAATGAATCTCTGTTCTGAACAAATCTTGATTTAACGACCTTGCCCACATTGCAGTGGGTAGGGTACAATTATTCACTAAATTCAACAATTATGCAAGACAACAAGTATTTTTGCTACACCATTTCAGAAAATGGTGAGCGAGGCTATCAGAAGATAGACAAGGCGCAAGCATTGCGTCTTAATAGTATTGGAACTCATTTCTACGAATTACCCTTCAAGGTGGTTAACTCACTCACAAAGGCATTGAGGTGGAAGTATAGACTTAGATAGTATCAATATTCTAAAACTGTAATGTATGACGGAAGAAATAACGGTTTATAGGAACAATTCCATAAGGGAATTTGTTTACGATTTCGGGAGTAAGACGGTTACAGATATGGAAACCGGCGAGAAAAAGGCAATGACATTTGACGGTTTTCGTTCTATGAAGGCAGATCTTAAAAGTCAAGGTTTTCGTTTTTTGGTATTAGACCCAAGAACTGTCGTATTCGATATATACGAGGACGCATTAAAATGGTGTGAGCGGCAAAACATACCAATGTGTTTTACACCTTACACTATCCAAGCAAGTAAGGCGGTGTAGTGACCGCCATACTTGCAATTATTTTTAGTATTAACAATTTAAAATTCAATTAATTATGGAAAAATTCAATGCTTTTGTAAATGACGAGAGTTGGAACGGTTATGCACTTGTTGATGACAGACTTATTGCAGTAAAGGCAGAAACGATAGACATTTTGCAGACTGCCATTGGTAAGAGGATTCGTATCAATTGTACTGACGGAGAGAATAAGTACAGGGTTCGCCCTGAAGACTATTTCGATTCAACGAAGGACTTCGAGCAAGGAAAACCTTCTCCAATGCGAGAGTACCCTATTGTAGGGAAAATTAAGAATATCCGATACAACAGAGAGACTGATACATGGTCTGCGTATGCTATAGATTCGAACGGACTGCCCGTCAAAAAAAAGTTTGGTTTGTGCTCTATACAGTGTTCGCTTGAAAGACATAACTGCTTCAAGGTCACTTCCTCTGAAATAAAGGAGCAGCTTTATTGGGACTATGAAGAGGCAATCCAGAGTACTTCTTACACTTCGGTTGAGCCGGACGGAACGGAAAAGACTCACGTAGGACTCATAAAACTTCTCAAACCAAATGATGAGCAGCAAAAGTTGTTACAGGAGTTGAACAACACTCTTGAAAAGCTTTATGCTGCTGGTGTTAAGTTGGTACACAGAGACGATTCCACATGGTTTGCACTCAACACAAAAGAAGTGCAGGAAGTTCGCGTGGTCAGCGAGTGGAGTGAAGAAGAAGATCTCGAAAAAAGGCCGGGAGAAGAAACAGTTTGCCGTGAAGGTCAGCTTATATTTGACTTTAATTTCAGCGACGGAATCGAGTATGGACAAGAGTTGTTCTACATCTACGTCAAGCGGTAATCATTCAGAGTGTGCTATATCAGGTTATAGCGCACTTGCAATTATTTTAGTATTAACAATTTAAATTCAATTATTATGAAAAGTTTTGAAATTTTTGTAAGTAACAATGGTTATTCATTCGTTAATGGCGAACTGCTTGAAGTAAGAATCGATACTTATGCTTACCAAAAAAATGGCTCTATCGACATTTGTGTGTTACATCGGGAGAAAGAGTACTGGGTACCTGCCGACAACTTCTATCTGTCAGTCGATGACTATGAGAGAAATATCAGACCGGAAACAATAATGCAATGCTTGGCTTGTTGGGTGAATTATGACAATCCGAAGGAAAGAACTACCTGGGTTGTCAAAAACAACCAACCTGTAAAGGTTGTGGTAGATCCGCTTGTACTTTATGTTCATGTTGACAAGAATGACAAGTTGAGTTTCAACGAAGATGAAGTCCCGAGCCAAACGTTCTGTTCTTATGTGACAGCGATGCAACACTGCGACCTCGTAATCAAGAAGGAGGACGGAACGGAGATTGTAAAAGAATCGTTGGCGAAACTCATCAAACCGACCGAAGAACAAATGGAACTTCTTAAACAGTTGCAAGAACTGGAGAAGAAGATTTCCGAATCAGGTTTGGAGCCTTTGATTAATTTCGGAGGAAGATTTTTCATCAATACCGAGAAGTTAGAGGAATACAGTATATCCGATGCTGACGAGGAAGGTATGTCAAGGTTGTTGAATTGCGACCTGACAGAAGTTCCATTCGGATATGGAGATGCGTTTTGGGGTGATGAGTTCTATTTCTACGTCAAGCGTAAGGATTAACACTAAAGTATGCTGCATTTGCTTGCGGCATACTTTCAAAAAAATCAAGCAAAGTCCTACTAACCAATCCAGCTCCTTTCGTCGTGGTAAGCGAAAGGAGTGCTATTTATTAACTAAATCATAGGAGATTATATTATGCTTAAAACAAGTCATTTACAAATGCCAATAGACGAATGGCATAACTTGCACAATCTGAAAGTTTCATTAGAGAATACAATTTCAAGTTGTAGCGACTCTGCTTTTGGAAGTGATGTTCGATTGGAAATCCAAACCATCCTCGAAAACACGGAAAAGAAAATACAGAGGATTCTCGACAAGAATTTTTCTGTCAAGCCGAAAGACTTTGACAAATACCACATTATCACATGGGACAAAGACTGTGGTGAAGATGACAAAGACGATTGCCGCACGCTTGCTGAAGCCAAGAAACTTGCTAAAAGTTACTTCGGGAATGGTTATGAGGAAGTGACAATATTTAAAGACCATTGCAGGGTTTGGGTGATTAACGAACTCCACAATAAAGGATATGACCCCCGCAAGTAACTCGAAGTCCGCTTCTATGGCAAGGAGCGGACTACTATTTATTAACTAAAAGAATACGATTATGAAGACAATTGAATCTAACGGAGTAAAACGTGTGCACATTTGGGTTGTTCAAGAAACAAGAAACAGTTGTTACGATAACCCTATCACTATCAGAGACAACAAAGAGGGTGCCTTTAATCATTTCAACACAAGGCGCAAGGAGTTGGAAGAATACGCTAACAGAAATAACCTTTTGCTTTTTGATGAAGCAGAGAATTGTTTTTCTCTTTATGACAGAAAAGACAACCTTGTCAGGATGGTTGTGGTAAAACACCTTCTTCTCAAGATTACTGACAACTGAACCCAAAATCCAATCTCTTATAAGAGGTTGGATTACTATTTATTAACTAAAGAAATACAATCATGAAAGAAATGTTGTCAATAATCAGCAAAAACAATTTAAAGGGCAATTATATGCTTTATTGTCCTGTAACAGCTATTCCTCCTTATTTCGGAACTCTTACTGAGTGCAAGAAATCTCAGGTTGTATTCGAGAAAAGACTTCATAAGGATTTTGATGTCCTAACCGAGAACGAGAAGCACGGAATCCGCTCCCTAATAGAGTTTTATAGGGAACGCAATGGTGATTTCTCTGCTTAGACTCTATCCAACTTAAGTCGCAATGACTACGGCTTAGGTTCTAATTATTAACTAAATACAATTTTATTATGAACAAAATGAATTTATATGCTAATGCGCTTTACATGCGCTTGTATCGCGAAAACGAAACGGATATGTTCATAGTGTCAAATCCTAAGCAAGCAGACTATTCTGAACTGAATAGTACTGACAAGGTGATAGTAGACTTTATGACCCAAAGAGAAGAAGAGATGGACGAATTGTCTCACTTCTGGAATGAGGATGGTTACATTGATTTCGAGACTGCGTTTGAAGCACTCGTTACTATTGCCGACCATATCCTTTCGCTTTATCCCGGTATTAACGCTGGCAAATTTAAGACGTATTTAGATTGCGGTGTCCGCTGGTGCAGTTATTGTGGCATGCCAATGACAGAGGGCTTTTACCTTACAAACCATTACGCTTGTAGTGAAGAGTGCAGATTCAAACACTATAAAGAAGATTATGGCGCAAAGGACAGAGACGAGGCTACGAAGATGTATCTCCTGGATTGCTACGAGATAGCCGGCGACAAATATCCTGACTTGTGTACCGGCAATACTAAAAGTATTAATAGCATCATGGAGGAAACAGGCAAGCATCCACAGGATTTGACTCTCGAAGAGTTGGAGGATGTTATCGAGAACAATTCATTTGAGGTAGGTGACTATGCCTATTTTACTTATTGGAACTGACTTTGACTCCGTCCGTGTTGCAGCGGACAGAGTACGATTATCAACAAATTAAAACAATAAAGATATGAAGAAAGAAATTTATGTCGTGTCTGAGTGCGATAAATGGGGAGGAAGTCCATGTATTGTTGGTGTTTTTGACACACTTGAAAACGCTATATCCAATATAATTAAAAATGGGTGGTATAGCGAGGATGAACTGAACTGTGTAAGTGACATGAGGCAATATCTTAGAGAACACCTCTATACACCAGATTTGAAATGGAATTACAGAATACAGATTTTTAACCTGAATGAATGGTCGTAAAACTGCCAATGAATAAGTGGCAGAATTGGAAGGGGGCGAATATTCTGGTCTTACACTCTGTCTGTATTGAAGCGGACAGAGTACGATTATTAACTAAAAAGAAAACAACTATGGAAGAAAAAAGAAGTTTAAATGCAGTGGAAAAGCTGCAAAAGTTAGTGACTTGGTGTGATTGTCAAAACGACGACTTTACCGCAATGTTTCGAACTATCGACAAGATTGAAAAGTGCTATGATGCCTGTCGTAAGCATGGAGTAGAGTTTGCCGATAACCTGACTTGGGACAAAGACGATCCTAATTACATCAAAGACCCCAAATATTTGCTTGCCAAAGATGTTAATGAGATTTTAGGTGTATACCATTACAAAGTGGGCGAACTCACTATCCCCATGCTTAGTCAGGCAAAGAAAGATTTCGTGGAACTGCTTCACGAACTTGAAGATTTGCCATTCTCTATAGCTTATAGAAAGTTCGACGGTTACAACAGGCAGGGTCGGGAGAATTTCGACTGTAACTACAAGTCCATTTCCGTGACGGTAGAACGTTCAATAGATGGTTGTACGTTGCTCCCCACCGTAGAGATATGGGATGACAAACATATCATTTCGTTCTATCAAAGATTCGATGAACTGCTCTACGGCCATGGTTATGGCTGTCTTGCTGTTGATGACGACCTTTTCACACGAGAAATAGACCCTCGTGATGTACTTGGGTTAGAAGATTTAAATTTTGATATTGGGTCTTACGCCCTTAGGGACTATCTAAAGGACAATCCTGAAAAAGAGGAGGAATTAAGGGAAAACGGATGGCTACCAAAGGTGTTCGTTCCTGACGATATTTTCGATGGAGATTACTTTAGTCTGGTCGAAGAGGTTAGGATAGTCTTATTCCTGATGTACGAGGACTTCGTGACTTGCGAGCCAAAAGAAATTCTTGACGATTATCGTCTATATACTGGCGTAGAGGTAAAATCTCTGTCAGACATCGATAAGGACGGCTTTAACAAGTTCATCAAAGGAGTTGAGGATTACGGCATTAAGTGGCGTGAAGAAGTCTTGTACCGCATTCTGTAATCTTATCCGTTTATCCTTTAATTCGGGTAAACGGAACACAATAATGTTTAAAATATGTTATATATCTTATATGTATTATACAATATATATAATAATATTATAACTTTGCAATGTAATTCAAAAAGAATATATTATGGAATTAAACAAAGTAATTAAACTGAAGGAAGGCAAATTGTTTGACCTGTCAGATGTCAAGATGCAGCAGAGAGTTGTCTACATCAAGGATAGTGACAGTGTTGTTGTAGTCTATTCGCAAAGGGTTGCGCCACAGATACGCATCATGTATGGTGACAGTGCTGTTCTTATGACCGCTAGCCAGGCTGCAACTATGTATCCTGAGAAGTTCACGTTCACGAAGTACGAAAAGGGTTCAAGGGTTACGTTTAACAAGGCCTTCATGATTTATTTGAACGCCAACCAAGCCGACTTTGTGAAGTCTAAAGGTATCGCAAGTTCGTTTATCCGTTCCCTCATAGACAAAGCAATGGAGCGTGAAAATTACGTGGGTGGGGAGTAGCCTCCCCTTCCATAACTATTATTTATCAAGCCCTCGACAACACGGTCAAGTCATTCAATTATGAAAAATTTATATTATTGCACAAAGAAGAACGTCTATCTTATCACTAAGAACGACGATGGTACACTAACCTTTACTCCAGAAGCCAAGAACGCTGGTGCTATGATTATGCAACGTGGTGGCATTTCCGCTTTCCTTGACCATTGTATCGAGGACGAGAGGGACTTCAAGGAGTTTGTTGAAGACCGCGAACTTGTAGCCAAGAAACAAAAAGAGTACCGCGAGGCTATGCGTTTGCAAAGCGCAAATGCCGAAAAGGAATCTGTTGCCAAGGCTTACAATGAAATGCTCTCAAAGTACGGAATGAGCATCGGCAACATTGACAAGTCTGTGGCGATTGAAGCCTCTGTTGATAACCTGTACGTGCTTATGCGTTACCTGCGCAGCATTCCATGGGGGCAATGGCAATTACCTACACTCTCACAAGGATATTCCGCTAACCAGTACGACTGTGATGGTAAGATTGCTGTTACTATCATTCTGAACGACGGAATTACAACTGAAGATGGTAAGGTTGTCAAGAAACTCCAGTATGGTGCTCCTATGGGACACCTCTCTAACTACACGAATATTGGAAGATTATAAACCCATAAGCCCTCGACAACACGGTTAAGTCAGAAACTATGATAACAATCAGATATGAAATTAGCTACGAAGCAGTTAAGCAAGAGTTTATAGAAAACGGCGTGTACCATAGTGGTGACAACTACGGACGCTGGTTCGAAATTAGCGTAAATCCCTCAGAACTAAGTAAAGAAGACCGTAAATTAATTTGGGACAAATGCAAAGACTCTGGCGACGGTGATTTCACCTATGACGATTCTTACATAAGTAAGGTTTGTAAGTCAATTGACGATTTTCTTGATGCCATAAGGGATTAAGAAAAAGGGGAGCGGGCCGCTCCCCTCTAAACTTTTTCGTTTAAATCCACAGCCCGAAGGCTGACCCAATCCGAAGATTGCGGTGCAAAGATACGGAGATATTTGGAAACAACAATCACTTCTTGTGTTTTTAACACACATTTAACACGCAAGCCCTCGACATCACGGTTAAGTCATACCTATGAAAAAATGGAAGCACTACAACAGATTAGTGATAAATACAGAGATAGAAAATGCAGATGGCTTTGAAAAAATATTCCTCGCCCACTCGAAGAATATCGAAGAAGTAGTTTGCAATGACGGTAGTTACACCGAATTATACGAAGTCGATGATAGCGGTTATATGGACAGAGCCGCAGACGTGGTTACTGAAAATAAGTTTGACGACTTGTACGAGAAATACGATGAAACTTGTGATAAAGGCAAAGAAGTCTTTATGTTTGAGAATTACCACGATGATGAACCGGTGCCATACGTCAAGGCTGATTGGGAAAATTACGAACATCATCTTAAATTAGAGTCAGAACATGGGATAAACACAGACACCTATTATATTACAAACGCCGACATTATAGAAGGTGTGTGCTATATGGCATCTGGTTGTGTGACTCAGGACTACCCCAACGAAGAACACCAAAATTTCTTCAAGTTCGTTGCCGGCAATGGAGAAACCTACTATATAAAGGAAACACACCCATTCTTCATTGATGATCACGATTACATTTTTGAGATAATCACTAAGGAAGAGTTTGAAGAATACGACAACGGAGTAATAAGCGAGTAACTATGGAATTAGACAATATACAAGAAATCAATGAAGGGTACTTAGGTGTTCTTACAAAAATAGATCTTCTTGATGAAAGTTGGGACACCGAACTACTCGAAAAGTTAATTGGATATATCGAGAAAGATATATTGGAAATGGCCGCGAGGTACGATGTATGTGCAGACATAACAAGAGATGAGTTTGCAAGAGACAAACAAAGGCTTCTCGATGCGTACCTGCAACGGACGAACGACAAAGATATTATGTACAAGGTTAAAACTTTAAAGAAGCTGAGAGAGAGAGAAAGTGCCTTTGCCGAGTCTTTGCCATAACTATCCGTCCGCAACGATTGGTTTTGTTGCGGATGACGAACAGTATCTTTAAAATAAAAATTATGGCAAAAAGAATTAACAACAAAATGACTTTTGAGGACTTTAGCAGAAAATGCCTCGATTTTTTTGAGACGAGAAGGTGGTATTTTATGATGAGTAACCCTCAGATATTACAAAAACTCCCTGGGAATGAGATGAACATCACTGTTTGGTATTTCATCCTGGAGATACGTCCGAAGGCGCATTTCATATTAATGTACGATTGGGACACCGACGACCTTCCGTTCTCCGTATATATTGATTGGAAGAGCGGGGCATTTAGCCATTGTTTCTTCGATGATGGTAAACTTGTGTACATCTCCGACTTTGCGGATATTGACGAAGCCCTTGACAATATGTGTCAAGAACCAACTATGTATTTGGCAAACCCCACCACAAAATGTACAATTGAACACGTAATGGAAAAAGGCGAAGATCCCGACAACACGGCAGGACTTGAAGTAGGGTTTATGAAGTCATATTCCTTACTGGAGGCCATCGAAGCACTCGAAGAGTACTGTAAGAAACATAGAAAACTTGACGATGGACATCTCGCTGGCGTAGTACACATGCCAACGCTTGTTTCTCGCACAACTATGTACGAAAAACGAATATTAAATCCATAATGTAATTGTTTAGTTAATAATTGCCGTTGCGGTCTTAGGTGGCCGTAGCGGTTCGATAACCAATAAATTGAATATTATGGAAATGAATTTTGAAAAAGAGTTTATGAGGGTAAACCCTGCATACCCTCACTTACTGAGGTTTATGCAAACCAGCTTACAAAAGAGCGAGATTTCATGGAAGGACATTACCAAACTCAACATGGAGAGGGTGTGTTCTTACCTGACCGAACGAGTATCGCCAAATTCGGCGAGGACTTACATAGCCGTCATAAAGGCCTTTCTCGCAAGGTATAGCGAAGAAAACCTCATGCCTTGCGCCAACCCGCAAATGAGAGTAAAGGCGGTGCCTTCACAGCATATAGCACTTAGCTACGAAGAGGTTATGAAACTCGATGCCTACCAGCCAAAAAACGATACGGAGCGCGATGTGAAAAACATCTTCATGCGAGGATGCCTGACCGGCGCAAGGTATTCGGACGCAATAGCGATAGGCGCTGGCAATATCAGCAACGGCGTTTTAACTTATGTATCGAAAAAGACCCATACCGAGGTAAAACAACCCGCTCATGCGCTTTTGTGGAAGTATATATACGAACCGCCGACAAAGATAAGGCATTCCGTTGTCGTGAACAGGACTATTAAGCAAATCTGTCAAAATATCGGCATGGATGAAGAGGTCCAACTATTCGTAAACGGCAAACTCAAAAAAGGCCACAAGTACGAGTTTGTCACTGAGCACACATCGCGCAGGACTTATTGTACGATACTTGCAGAAATGAACGTGCCAACAGAGGTTATCTCCAAGTTAGCAGGCCATTCAAACTCCAACATAACAAGTAACAGGTATATATGTATTGACACAAAGAGAGTAGGAGAAGCTGCAATGCGCTTCTTTGAGGCAAAATAAAAGCCCCTGCACGGTTAATTCTGTGCAGGGGCTCTACTATTCAAGGGGCGGGAGAATTTTCTTCATATCGAACGTGTGCATGTTTTCTCTGTCACAACGTAAGGTCATTCTCGTCCTGAATGTTGTCGCATATCTACGGCACTCAGTTGAATATCTCGTCATCAAGTCCTTATATGCGAGATAGGCATAGAAGAAATCGCTCTTGCTCTCAAAGCCCATCATTTCGATTTTCTCGTCAGCGGAAAACTTGTCCGTTGGCATGGAGAAAGTGTTGAGGAACATTCTTACATCACTATTCCAAGGGAGAAGCTGACTATCGTCAATGTCAACAATTCCAAGGCCAAGACCTTTCTTGTGCGACATTCTGATAAGCATCAATGGAAGGACATAATCTATATCCTTGATTTTTGCACCCTCTCCAATGGCATGTTTTACAACCTCAACACCATCGGCACGTTTCATTACAACCTGAAGATAGGACTGGATAGAACTTGCCATCTTCTGAATATCCATAAGCGAGTCAAGCAAGTCGCATATTTGTCCGCACCTGACCGAGTAGAGGGTCAGCTTGTCTCTCATGGTCGCATCTCCAAAGGGGATATAACCGAAGTTATTAAACCACTCGTATGGGTGTTCGGTAAGTATTGAATAGAGCTTGTTAGTCTGCTGCATGATAATGTTGACACCCTTGTCCCTTACAAGCAAAGAGGCAAACAAGGCTATCATCTGATCTTCGGGTGTTTTATATCTGTCGGCCAACATCATTGTGTGCACGTTAAAGCCATCGCGCCCTACAAAGTTCTCCATGAGTTTCCTTATCCATATCTTATGGTGTATGGCGAACTTCTCGTAGTATTGACGCATTGTCTTTCTGGCTATTTCGAGACGCATCTCTTTCTCTGACATTCTTTTATTTGCTAGTTTCCCATTCATAATCTTTGAGTGCTATTGATACTATAACGCGGTTGTTGTTTCCTTTCTTACAAAAGTAGTCTTGAAGTTTGTTCGCATTCACTTTTGGTTTTGGTGCTGCAATTACGCTGAAGCACCGGTCAGTGTGGCGCTCTGACAAACGCTCATGTTTCTCCATAGCTTCATCATAACCAAACAACTGGGCATTGCCTTGCCATTCTGTAAAGGTATATTTTTCCGCGTCTTGTAAATATATAAACCTTATCCTACCGTAAACTCTTGATACGATGAGGAAATTAGGGTTGTTGAGAGTATTTTTTATGTTCAAGTATACAGGTAGAATATCAACCACATATTTGCCTGCATGTCTTAATGCCAGATTGTACACGCTTCTTATATCCCTCATCGACATGGAAAGATATGCGTGTCTTATTTCCTTGTCAAGTTCAACGCCTTTTTGCCTATCCTTCCCTTGAAGACTTTTAAGGTACAAAACCTCACCTTTTGCTGTTCTGAAACGTAAAACATAGAATGGATTCTTATCCTTAAACGCTTCGATATTTTCATCACAGTCAATTCGTACTGAGGGGAACCGCTTTGTTAAAGCCTTACAGACATAGGGTAACTGATCGGTGTTTAATGGTATGGCTTGCCTTATGTCACTGGAGTACTTTACGAATGCCCAAACGAATGGTATTCTCCAGAAACCTGATACGAACAGTTTGATGTCAGGGTGATTGTGATTTCTTACAAATGATACGTATTTTTCCATAATTAAAGATAAAATTAAACCGCCCGCCCAATATAGGACAGGCGGCGCTGATAAAATGTACAATGCCTACGGAAATAACCTATGCTCACGCACCGATATTCCAGAGTTAAATCGTTCTAAACAAAAATATATAATAAATATAATGGCACAACAAAATTAGGCAATGTACGCGTATTTATTACTCATCTGTTATAAAATATGTAGTTTTTATTACTTCGAACCTGTATGCCCCATGCCGCCGCCTCGGTCGAAGCCCGTCAGTTCATCAACTTCAAGCAAGATTGGCAATTCGTGCCTGTTGAACACCATCTGCGCAATGCGCGTGCCGCCTTCGATAAGAAACGGCTCATCGTGGTTGATGATGATGATGTTTATCTCGTTTTTATACCCGTGGTCGATAGTACCTTCAATAACATCTGCGTCAAACCGCTTCTTTTTCGGTTTAAGCCACTCGAACAGCGGAATGGTATAACCTTCCACTCCCTCGGCAGAAAAGCCGCTACGAGGACGTATGTGTCCGTCTATACCCCTTGGCACATCTATCTTGACACCGATAGGTAATGCTTGTCTGCCACGTTTGATTACCGTATCAAACGGAACATACAGATCATAACCTGCCGAAAATTCTACACTCTGCTTTGGCATGATGCCGCCACACAATACTACTTTGTAGTTTTGGTAAATAGTCGATTTTCTTCCCATGCTTTTATTCTTTTAAAGTTTTAACCTTGATTTCGTTTTTAAACTCAGGACACTCTTTGAAAGCTTCTTTGAGACAAGCCTTGATATAGACACCATCCTCAAATCGTCTTGCCATCGCCCGCCATATCCTTTTGCTTTCTTTTGTGTTGAGGTCGCAAGCCATCCCCTCATATAGGTTGTTACTCAGATTCTCAGCAGCCATCACAAGACGATGCGGGCGCATATTGGAAAACATCTCGTCATAGTTCCTGGTGACAATTCTTCCGTCGGGTGTTCTTACTATCCCCGCATCCTTCCGTATTTTGGCTATCGCTTCTTCGTAGAGGTGTTTAGCTATATGGAGTACTACTCTGGCAGTTTCGATGGTAGACAAGGCTTCCTCGTTTTCTATTCCCGCCTTTTTCAGAGACCTTATGATTGTTCTTCTGAACTTCTCCACGTCTTCATCGGAAGCATCTATAACGGCATCGGTATAGGCATCATAAAATTTAGGCGACACCATAACACTGCGCATTACTATTTCCTTTTGTTTCAGCTCGGCATACAGCACGTTAATCAGGTGCTTTGTCCTGCCTTTGTTATATGAGGTCTCGCGCAAGCGTTGTATTGCGTTTCTACACCAATGAATGCCGGCGGTAGTTATAAGTGACACGCCGTTATCTATCACTTTTGCGCCAACTCTAATAGCCTCAAACTCCCTTTCGTTGTAATACGTTATTACCTTCCCCATGACTCAAATAAGATTTCTTTACCGTAAATTCTTGCCACCTCGAACTCTGCCATACAGCCTTTGGAGTTCTGCCACCCTTCGCATAGATAGATAGCATCACACTCCAATAAGGCTTCAATATCCTTGCCCATATAGTACGAGTATGACTTGTCGGGTTCGGGGCAAACGTCAAAGGGGGTGATTACGTCTGGACGATGCCATCCTCTTTCTAAGCCAAACTCATCCCATAATACCCACTCTCTTATATCTCTTGCCTTTGCTTTAACCTCTTCAAGGTCGTGCCCCGATATTGGAATTGATATGTATATTCTTTTTCTTTTCATTCCTCGTCCTCCCATTTGCCTACTATGTCATACTTGTTACCAAAAGCACTATAAAAAACCTTTCCATCACGTCTGTAGAACATATAGGAAAAACTATTTTCTTCGCCTTTAACGGGACAGGCGAAACCTTCTGCATACTCATAACCTTTGCCAAGAAACACCGCCATACGACCATCCCTTGTTTTCAGCCTATCGCCGAACTTACACTCACTCAGATTTATCATTGGAACAGCTCTCCTTGTTTACTTTGACAATTTCCTCAATAACATCTACCAATAACGATGCGAATGTAGATACAAACCTCTCGTTTTCGTTCAGTTCGTATTCACCCATAGTTTTTAGCACACCATGCACAACCTCGTGGATAAAGGTGTTTGTTATGGACGTTTCACTCTGCTCGCTGTCTGAGAATTTCTTGGCTATACGGATTTTTCCTTCCGCTACACAAATATCGCCCAAGTTATTGTCGGGTAAGTGTTCGGGCATTTCAATCACTATGTCCTGCCCGCCGATTCTGATTTTACTTGGTATCTTCATTTCTTTCTTGTTTTAATTTCCTAATTCCTGAACCGACAATGTTTATCAACTCATTAACCGCTTCATCGTTACAATCAAGTAGAATGCAGTGATTGAAATTTCCTTGAAGATATTGAGAGAATGCCAATAAAGCATCCTTCATTCGCTTGTTGTCCTCAATAGTTTCTTTGAACGAGTCAATAAAAGCCTTTGTTATGTCGTACTTAGTCTTAGCACACCGTATATTCTTACGGTGTACTTTTAAGTTGTAGTTAATTTGTGTCATTTCTTTCTCTTTTTGAGTTCAACAAGAGTTAATATCGCATACCCTGCTGTATCGAGCAAGGCATCTTCCAAGCCCTCGTTCTCGACCATGTTAGGCTTGCTGCGCAACACCTTTATTCTATTCATCTTCTCACGCAGCTTGCCATAGGCATAATCAATACCCAACTCGTCAAACATTTCCGAGAAAGCAGAATTATAATCGTGGTTCTTTGCTTGCAGTGTAAGAGCCAATTTATTCGTTAGGCTCTTGATGTAATCTTCAGTCGTGACGCAATCAGGAAGCATCTTCGGCTCTCTTTCCCTTTGTATCTGCTCACGTATCTCGAAAGAATACGTCAGTGCATTAACATAACGTTTTATCTCGTCTATTGTGGCATAATGCAGATTAGTTATCGGAAATACTGAATTTACATCTTTCAAGTTATCCGCATACCATATTGCATCAGTATCACCAACGAGATTAGAGTCGTGCCACAAGCCAACAGCGTACATAAAATCGCCATCGTCAGATGTGAGTCGTGTAACTGCGGTGTTTCCGTTGTAGTCAAACGCAACGAAATCCCTATTCTTCAAGTCCTCTATTTTTAGTTCGTTTATTACTTGGGTCGCAAACGTCTTGTCAGTACCCTTTATCTTAATTTCTGTTTTCTGTTCCATTCTTAATAAGATTTTAGTTGTAAGTTGTATATCCGTAAAATACCGACATATCTTCCTCAGATATGAACTTGGTGCTGATTTTTTCCTCGTAAAAGGCATAGTAGCAATCGCCCGAATCGCAACAACCGCTAAGAATTGACACTCCTGCCCTTATTGTATCTTCAGTTCCACCATAAATACGTGTAGAGCCATTATTATACCACTTAGCTACGATACACCATCCAAGATGGGTGGCCAGCTGCACTACCCCGATAGGAGGCTTGGTATCGAACTTTTTTGTATCGTCAAGTACGAATTGAGGTACAAATGAAGCCTCCTTGTAGTCATCCATATTATCGCAAGGAGTAAGGTCTGCGTAATAAATCTGTTTTTCCATATTGTTATTTCTTTTGTTTTTTCTCGTTTGACGTCTTTTGTTTCACATTGTTCTACGAGTTGCTGTATCTATTTTTTATAACACATATTTGAATTTTACAATAGTTATCGAGTGGTAAATCCCTCAACTTAAGGCTGTACAGCCAGCCCGATTTCTTGTTACTTACTGTCTCCTTTCGGTAATAAATCATCAAGGTACGCCCACTGGCTTTCATCGACAACATCTTCGTAACCTGATGTTATACAACAATCCCTAATGACAATATCGGAACATGGTATTGGCTTTTCCTTCTTACCATCTTTCCACACCTCGCTAAGGTCAACGATATTGTCCTTGCGCTTAATGATGTTCAACATAAAACATTCTGCCCTTAACAATGTTTCGTTGTCGTCGCTGCTTAAATTTGAAGCCAATTTTTCTCGTAAATCACTCAACTGCTTGTGCAGCTCTTCTGCTACATTAATCAATTCTTTCATATTCTTGCGTTAATAGTTCTTTATTGTCGTAGATATTGCCTATCACTTTTCGGTCTTCTACGCCAAGTTCCCTTAAAGACACAATGGCATTGGAGTTGCAATCGCAAAACCCAGCATCAAACCATACCACGACGATTACGTTGTTGTCCTCTCCGCTGAGCAAATCCCCCTCGTACACTGCCTTGCCACTATTGTCATACAGCCCAGTAAACTGCCCGATGGTCTCTTCGTCCACGTCGTAGTTTGCAATCCTCACGGCTGGTTCTGTGCGTCTGCCGCTCTTCTCGGTTTGCTCCTTCGTGCATATCCTCTGCACGTGCGTAAGGTCGCCGTATACCCATGCGCCATCGTCCGTGCGCTTGGCTCTGAATTTAATATTTTCAACCTTCATGATTCTGTTCTTTAAATTTCTTACCTTTTCTTATCCATCGAAAGAGCCTTGTGTGAGCACGACTGATTATGTCTATGTCGTGACATGATGGATGCACCCATACACCTCTCTTGTTATAATAACCGGGGCGAAGTTTATTGCATTTCCTCCAAAAACTCTTTCGGTAGTCTTTGGAGCGCCAGTTGCCTTCGCCCTTGCACCACCCCATTATTTTCTTCGCTTGCCTAAGTCTCATTGTTTGCTACTTTTGTTGTCTGCTCGTGATAAATGTCGATGGCATCAATTCGTGCTTGACACACCTTGATAACTTCCTCGTAGTAGGATTTCTCGTAGAGCCTTGCATACTCGTTTGCCTCGTCCGCTATACGGAAGGATAGTTTACTAACCCTCTCTTGTATTCGTTTCTTATCTTGTTTCGTCAGTTCCATTATTCAGCCCTTTCTCCAAGTGAAATTATAAACACCCGCTCTTTGCCGCCGCCCCATTCAGGAACACCATATCCCTGATATATACAGACAATTCTGAACGTCATCGTGGTATTGGTATAGCCGAGGTGAAAACAAACGTTTTCGAACGGCTTGTATCTGTCAAGTTTATCACTGCCGTGATATTCCCCATCAACAAGCCTCTTTATCCAATAGTCACTTTGTGCGCGATATTCCTCTCTTTTTTCGCCGCTTGCTATCATATCCCACCATTTGCGTTTCAGCACAAGGTGAAGCGTTTTGTTAACTTTTTCATCAATATTGAATTTTATAAGTTCATTACACACGTTACTTATATCTTCAAGGCTTCCTAATGGAGATACGTTATCTTTTGTCATTACTCAATCCTTTCTACTTTAATAGGTTCGCCACTTTCATCACAAGTCAATGTCCTGCCAAGATAAACGCACCACCCCATATCCATGTCCTTTGCCGCTTCAAGGGTCAGTTGGTGGTATATCTCACGATAGAGATAGTATGTTTCTGCGATAAACTTACGCTGGTTATCATCGGGACAAGAACCACCATTCCATCCATAACTTGCCCCAGGCCCGAGCAATGGGGTAACAAGCGGTTGCAACTTGCTAAGTTTCTCTCTAAGTTCCCGATAATGCTTGAGACAAGCCGTTGAATTAATTAGCTCCATCTGACCGCCGATGAACCTATGGCAGTCCTCCACGCAATTAGCAATCAGCATTAACTGATGCTCCGTCAGTTCTATTCGCCATTTCTTCTCTTTCATAATGTATATCCGTAACGTTTAAGTTTCTTGATAAAGTTCTTCTTGTTGAGTGCTTGAAAATATATACAGTTCTTTTCAATGATAATAGACTCCTTGTATCTTGGAGTCCGTGTGCGATAATCAATCACTGCCTCTCGCTTTACAGGTGCGATCTTGATTTCTTTAGTGACGGTGTTGAACGAGAACATCGTATGTCCTGGTACTTTTTTAGTGCTACCAATAAACACTTGTTTGTGTTTCTGCTTTTGCAAGATTTCCATTTCGGTTTCTTGCGTCAAGTCTTTCTTGCCTTGTTCAAAGAAATTCATATCTGTATTATTTAAAGAGTTGAAAATCAATACATCCGTGCATAACGTAGCAGTACTCCCACTCGCTATACTTGTATATCATATACCTCTGGCAACTGAACCGCTTGGGGCATAGCTCGTTGCAGCAGAGGTCAAAATCGTAGTGCGTCATATTCAAAATATTTACTACATTTAAATCCCTTGCGAGGTGAGAAGTCCATAAATTCGCAAGTTGTGAATATCATTCGTTTGTTACACCATCGAGCCATATCTTTCTGCCACATCGGTATTTCATTCGCTTTCCCGAACGGGTCACGGTAAGGCTGTGCATAGGCATACACCGGTCGCCCTTGCTTGGTCTTTCGGAACTCCAATAGTTTTTCGTGTCAATGATTAATTCTGCTGTAACACTCTTCAAAACCATTACCCCCACCAATCATTGTGTAAAGAAAATACTCACCCTTGAAACCATAAGAGTTTATCATCTCAATAGCCCTCTCACAGTACTTTATCTGTGCTGTTGTGTCGCAGCCAAATCTTATCCTATTGTTCAGCCATTTAACCTTGGCGAATTTCCTTGCAAATTCGTCAGTCATTAGCCTTGCATCGTTTGCCTGATTGAGGTCTATATGATAACCCTTGGCTATGATCTTGTCAAGTTGCTCGTGTGCATAATCTCCTGCCGCAAGGAAGTTGTTATCCATCAGTACAACATTCTTTCGTCCGTTGGCTACCCTATCAATATCCCAATAAGGTCTGATAGCTCCCTCTTTCTTTGGGACGACACACCACATGCACTTGTTAGGACAACCTCTCGTAAGGAAACCGTAAGACGTGTCACCTGGGATAGAAGGGTATATCGAGTAGTCCGGCTGGCAATCGTCAATTTCGTTGGGTAAAATTGAACAAACGTCATAACCAGTACCGCCCCTCACAATCTGCTTGGCATTGATATAACCAGTGTAATCAGGAGAGAAGTTGAATACCTTAGCCATATAGACTATATCGTATTCCCCGCCGAACATTCCGTCATACCATTCCACGCCATCTCCTTTCGCTCGATGGTAAGAGGCTACCTTACAAAGGGCAAGATTTGGGTATATCGTCGCTCCCCATTTCTTTTTCTTTGCATGTCCGTCAACATCAATAAGTCCTATTTTCATATCAAAATAGTGTAGGGTTATTTAATTCGTTCTTAATTCGCTTGCAGGCAATATCGTAATATTCCTTATTGAGTTCCATTCCGATGAAGTGTCGCTTCTCCCTTATGGCTGCAACTGCCATAGTACCGCTGCCTATGCAGTTATCAAGTATCAAATCACCCTCATTTGTGTATGTCCTAATTAGGTATCTGATTAACTCTACTGGCTTTTGGGTAGGATGAAAGAATTGCCCATTTTTATGCTCTTTTGGAATGGTTATTATAGATGTAGGATATTTCTCGTCTGAAACAATCGTTGGCACTTCAACAAATGCTCCATAGCAACTATTCTTTTGTTGATGTTTGCCATTCCCCTTTGTATGGTTTCTTTTGTGTGGCTCGCATTTTACCATTTGAGGGTTGTAAGTTGGTAATTGCTTGTAGAATATACAAATATCCTCGTGTTGTCTTAACGGCATACGTTTAGAGTTAAGAAATCCGTTTTTAGCAACCTTATCCCATATCAGATTATACCTCCATAACTTCGGATTCGACAACATCATCTTGGCAGTGAACATACCTTGCGCAAAGAGAATAATCGCTGCATCATCTTTAATCACACGTTCATATTGTCCCCATAACTGCTCGAATGGAATAATTCTATCCCATTGCACATTGACATTGTTCTTGTTCAATACCTCATACGGCAAATCACAGATAATGCAGTCAATACTCTTGTCGGGTATCTCCTTCATCAGTTCCAGACAGTCGCCTAAGTATATCTTATCTATCTCCATTATGGTTTTCCGTTTGTTAAGTGACACTTGTCGCTGCAGTAACATACCTTTTTGGTCTTGCCGCAGATGCCGTAGCCATCCGTATCTTCGTAGGCAAATTTCTCACACTCGCCACAGTAGATTTCTTTGTTCATAATTACTGTTTAGCATTTACACAAACCAATATACTCGGCAGTACCATCGCTGTACACATCGAATGTGTATTGCCTGTTATAATGACCTGTTCTATCAACATCAAATCCTCCGCAATAAGTCTCTTCAAACAGCAGCAATTCAAGTATTTCGTGCAATGGTCTGTAATTTGGTACGTTTTGCACAACCCATCTGTAATCATCAAGCAATGTGTCGTAATTCTTAATGCCAGGTAGAAGAAGCAATACGTCTTTTTTAGGTATTGAACCATCAACTTGTTCATCTATTTTCATTTCTTCACCTCCAATAGTTCTTTATGATTTTCAGCTACCCAGCATAAGCAATCATACAAGGTATTTATTAAAGGTTTATCATTAAGAGTAAAATACTCTCTAAACACAGATTCTTGCCAAGACCAATTTGTATATTCAATTTTCATTAAGTTCCAATCTATCATCAGATGATATATTCCGATTGTTTTAGGCAGTTTCTCGATAAGGTCGCCAGTAGTGTATGTCGGAATATTATAAGGCAAAAGAAAATGATTAGGAATACATAAATTCCATTCTTCTTCATCTGTAAATGTATCTTCTCCTGCAACCCAACACATACTCGCATCAGACGTATCAACACCCAACTCTTGCAGGTGCTTCATCTGCTCAATGCTCAATACTTGTTCTTTGATTTCCATTTCTTCTTTCCTTTCTTACGTTTGTTATTAGCGTTGTAATGATGGTCTTTAGGAATAAACACTGCCTTGGGGTATTTGCGGCAGACAAATTTTAATTCTGAGCCATTATGGTATGTATCTAAAATCATTTCTCACCTCCTTTCTTTAATTCTCTTATCAATCCGTCAGCGGCGGCTACTATCTGATTATAATTGAGCAAAGTACCCTTTACGTTAGGTCTTGTGTATATAGCAGCTGTTATGTCTTTCGCTATCTCATACCTCCGCTGCTCCCAATCGAGCACCTTGTTACCTTCCTCTATGTCTGGCATTGCAAGAATTTCTTCGGGAGTTTCCTTAAAATCATACCCTGCACATTCTGTCACTCCATTATCCCACAAACGGGTCAATCCTTCTTGTTCTTTTCTTATCATTCCTCCAATACAGGATTTGTTAATGAACACGATTTTCCCCTTTTCGTCATTTCTGTAATCAATTAGTTTAATCATTATTAATTGCCTCCAACAATTTTTGTTTTGACTTGTAGACTTTTTTATCAAGCATATAGTGAGTATAACCACCTTTATTGCTTGGCTCGCCATCTTTGTAGTTGACTTTGACGCAACGAAATAGTGTTGGTATTGTCTTGCACTTATCAACCGTCGAATGGCTGGTCGGCGTGTTGAAATGGCTGCTGAACTGCCATTCAAGGTTGTTAAATTCTTGCTCGGTCATTTCTCGACTCCTTTCCATTCAAGACTTAATAATTCGGGGAAATCGTCGTACATACCATCTAAGAACTCATGGAAAAAGTGGTAAGGTTTCTCCTCCGAGGTCTCTAAACTAAACCATCTAAGAAATTTTAATAATCGGCATATTTCTTTGCCGTTATATAACACTACGGTATCGCCATATTTATTTGTTGCAATATCATATCCGAATCCTTTAAGCAGCTCAGGGGTTATCTCCAGCGCATCCACGTTCTTGATGTCCTCTTCCCACGGTGTCGGTCTTTCCTCGTCACTTGTCACGAGGTAAATAGTTCCGTCATCGCATATCTGTATTATCTTTAATGGAGGCGAGTAACGTTCTGTCTGCTCGCTCCACACCTGCACCCAATCGCCTACGTGAATATCACGGAGGGTTAGGTTCATTGTTCGTTTGTCTTTCTTGTATTCCATTACCAACCAATATATACAATGTTTTTACCCTCATTAAATCTGTCAAAACTTACTCCGCTATCTTCAAGCGGAACAAACTCACCCTCGCCGTATGTGTTTTCCAGAGCCAACACTTCAATATCTCCGTGTGCCTTTTGGATTTCTTGGAGCTTCTTGATTAGTTCTGATATTTTCATACTATTCGTTTTTAATAACTACCCCATCGTGAAAAATATTGCCTTTCGCAGTAATATGTACGTGAGGTGGTATAACTTTTACTTTTCCGTTCTTATCGTCTTTATAGGCTTGAAGTAATTTAGTTGCAAATTCTTCGACATCTTTTTCTGGTATTCGCAACTCAAAATGTCCTCCGTCACTAAATTCTCCATCATAAGCGAAATCAGCCAGAAAATATGGGTTACGATTACATTGTTTTATTTTCATATCACTTATTTTACCTGTTTAACAATAACGCATCCAATCATCAGCAAGTATATCGCAATTCGTGGCGGTATAGACACCATACTTGCCATCCTTTGTGACTATACCTATGTACGGTAGTATTTCCAAATCCGCAGAACCAGCCAACAGGACAATGCGTTTCGTACCGCTCCAACTCGCCCTTCTGATTACTGCGCCTTGTTTCAATAATTTCAATGCCTCTGAAAAAGTCCATATCATTTATCAATTACGAGTTTAACTTCTCTGTTAACCACAAACGGCTCAGATCCGCTGAAAGAACCCAAGAGTCTGTTCAGAATTGCGGCCTGACTTGGGCTGATACCAAGAGGCGAGAATGAGCCATCGTCGTTTTTCACTACTAACATTATTTGACCTGATTGAAGGTCATCAAGATTCTGTTTCATATCATTTGTCAATTACTAATTTAACCTTGGTCGGTTCCTCGTCCGACCATTGTACTTCGGGGAATAAATCTGGGCTTATAGGATAAGGGTTATAATTGTCGCTTATCCACATACCATCCCCTGTATCTTTCTTAGGTTTTGAAATACCGTGAAAATACAAAGCACCATTTTCATCCCTTGATAACCACATTTCTTGTTCCATAAACACTAATCTTGTAGTTTATCCAAAATACCTTTAAGTAAGTCCAAAAAACCTTTATGTCTTACTGCACTTTCACAAAACTCTTTGACACACATTTCAGTATCGCCAACCATAAAACTCGCACCACCTTTAGAGTCGCAAGCAAGTACTACTACGTGCGCTTGGTCGGTATGTTCTTTGTTGTACTCGTTTACGGCATCAAAGAACTCGTAAGACAAGGCATGAAGTTCATCTTTCTCCCTTCCTTTTTCGATAATTATTTCTGGCTTTTTCATATTAGTTTGGTTTACGAGCCGCACCTGTCACATACGGCTCTTGGTTGCTACTCTACAAGTTCCCAATCATCTGCAAATACATCTGATATACTCGGCACCCATGAGTCGGCTCGACCTGTATTACTGTTGTATATGAGACATTGGTTTGTGTAGTCAATAAATCCCTTGTCATTAAGGATAAGGTCTTTGGCAGACTGAGGAAGTGACTGCATCTTTGGGATAATGTCACTCTCGATATGTGCCGGCACTTGCTTAATGACGAATAGGTTCTTACCATTCCAACCCGAACGACGAATCGCGAAGCCGCTTTTTAGCAGCGCAATAGCTGAACCGAACGATATACCTGAACAACCACCGTCTTTACTTTCCATCTTAGTTGACCGTAAGCGAAGTACGTTCAAGTATGCAGACATGTCCGAATATTGAACAGCAAGCATTGCTCTCGTGGTACTATCCAATTCCTTGAACTTATCGCCACGAATAAAAGCATACAGTTTCTGCATGCGGTCGTCAAGTTCGTTCTCTTCGATAGTCATTCTGTCAAGCGGAGTGTCGGCGACTTTGTAAGCCTTCTCGAATGGCTCGGCTGGCGACCAGTTTTCATAACCACCCCCATACTTTACGTGATAACCTGCCTTAGTCTTTTCTGACTCGTTAGGCACTCTTCCTGCTTGCAGGAGATTCTTCTCATAAGCCTCACCCATTGTCATCGGTTCGGCTTCAATTTGCTTTGTACCAATGTACTTTTTCATCGTGCTTAAATTTTATTGTTTTTCGGCACTATTGCCTTTTCTTGTCTGTTTTCTATGCTCTGCGTCATACTGGTTGTGACACCTTTGACACAATGCTTTTAAGTTATCATCCGAGCAGTTTTCGGGAGTGTGGTCGAGGTGGGCAATCGTCAGCACGATGTATGCGTCTTTACCCGTCTTGGGGTTGTAGCGGTAAGTGTGATTTTCCACTCCACAGAACTCGCAACGGTTATTTGCTCGCTTCAAAATCCTTTCTCTTATCTCCTTCCAGTTCTTTGGATAGCGAGATTTATTTTCGGGTTTAATTGGCATTTTCAACCTCCTTCTTTCTCGCCTCCAACTGCTGAATGATATTCTCAATGGTCTTGCCCGGATATTCCTCGGCTACATTTTTTAAAGTGGCTATCTGCATCAGAAGCTTTATGTATTCTGTTACTAAGGCTTGTCTTCGGGCATTATTGACAGGTATCACTCTATCGTCCTTTGCAGGAATATGCTGCACTACGTCAAAGAATTTACTTATATCCATCACCCTGCAACTGACCTCATTCATATCGTTATTCATATGGCTATTCCTCTTTTATTCCAAATGGCGTTCCGTCTGCGAAAGTGAGTTTAAACAATTCTAACGCTTCTTCAAAAAAGCAATGATAATTTTTCAGGTAAAATTCTTTTAGCGGTCCTTCAGAACGAGATTGTTCTCTGGGAGGCAATTCTATTCTATCTTCTTCAACACTTATGATACAATAATAACAACTTCTGTTTTTACTATATATCCAGCCAAACGGCGAATGTTTCAGCATTTCGTTCCAGCACTCTTCTTGGGTCTTGAAGGGTCTGTACTTCGGTTTTGGTTTAATTCTATAATTTTCTATACCCTTATCATCTATCCAATTAAAAGATGGATTTTCACAAGGTATATAATCCTCGAAACATATTGTTTCAATCTCTTCTCCATTTGCATAAGCCAGCATTACTTCCGCTGCTTTGCGTGCTTCTTCTCTTGTCATAGTTTATATTTTATGAATTGAAATAATCGGTCCTCCGATGTATTGGCTTACCTGAGACATCGATCCGTCCTTTTTAATTTTACGGAAGACGTATTTCATCTCACCCCATTCGAGAGATACTCCGAAGAAGTAAGTTTCGATGTCAATTTCATCACCCCGCCATGCTTTCGTTTTAACTGAAACCTTAGTGCCTGGAGTTATTCCTTGTTCTCCAAGTTCTCTCAGCAAGGAGTCTCCAAACTCCTTACGTACTTGTCTAATCTGAGCGTCCAACGCTTCTTTTTGTCTCTTAAGTTCATTAATTCTCTTTTGATATTCTTCTTTAGTCATAATCTAACCTCCTATTATTTTGAAGGTTTGAGAAATTTCGGTATTGGAAACCAAAATTCAGGTTCAGTATTATCAAGATGACTTCTATAGAAATCTTTATTACTCTCGCAGTGTGACTTGCTTATTGTTTCATAACAGTCCTGATAATCCCACCAAAATGCAGATATAAATCCCTCGTCTGATAAAAAGCCTACTCTTGTGCCATTAGGATTAAAGTCTTCGTCAACCCATTTGTGGTGATATGCTATAACTTCAACTCCAAATGGTGGCTTTTGTTCCTGGTAATTTATATATCTGTTTTCCAGCGCAAATTCAGCACCTTCGAGGAACGCGGGAGCAAGTTTCCCATATCCCTCGGCTTTCTTTTGTATCTTTTCTTGTAGTGTCATATTACTTATCTCTTACGTTTCCTCTTCTTTTTTGGCATTGTAAACTTTGCCCCAAATGTGAACGACTCGCCACAAGGAGCGACATATCTTTTGGAAGATGCCGGCTTCTTGTTTCTCAATATTCTCTCCATATCCTGCTGACACTTTTCGTAATCAGCAGGATTTACTTCTTTACAACAATCACATCCCATACTCAATCCTCCATGTTTAAGAATACCTCAACAGGTTCATCTTCCCATTTGAGATTATCATAATCTTTTTCGTTTAGACCAAAAGCATCGAAATCATAACCACTAATATACTTAGACCCTTTATCTAAATAAGCCCGAAACTCATCATCATATCTACGAGGTTTACCCATATAAAGCCAAAGTCTGTCATTCTTATTTCTTGCGACATAGAACCGCACCTTATTCTTCGGCTCTTTCACCTTACCCATCGCCACAATACAGACAGCGATGAGCATAAACACTGCTCCAATGATAAACGTGATGAAGCAGTAAATAGAACTGAAATTGTTTAGTATTTCCATAATCATTCACATTTTATTTCACCATTAATTATTTTATTCACATCAACGTGCCTGTTCTTTATTCTCGGCACATAATCTTTGTGCAATTCCTCAAATGCTTGCAGTTCCTCGTCGGTTTGTGGAGGGATATAACCCAATGCAGCAAGACTAAAATTCAACAATGCTTGATGTTCTTTTCTTTTCAACATACTCAATCCTCCCAATATCTATAGAAGTCTGGGGCTTCGTCTGTTGTGCCTACAAGATGTTTGGTGTCGTCGTTGTAGGGGATAATCATAGAAGTATCTTTATTACTCATTGTGCAAAGAAATGAATCCTCACCAGGTATTGAAACAAAATCGGCAAACCAACAATAAGCATCACCGTCGCCTATCCTTACAAGCACTCTGTCAAACGCTTTCAACGTCTTAGGGTCAAATTTATTGGGAACCAATTCATATTGGTCTTGGTACTTCATGTAAATCATCCAAGTAAAACCATCGATTCCATAAGAATCATTATAAACTTTGCTTATCTTATAAACATCATCTTTATTGGTTTCTTTATGTCTTATTATATCCCCTACTTTAAATTTCGGTTTAACCAACTTCTCCTTCTTGTACCAAGGAGCGATAAAATCTGCCCAGCTTCTCTGTTCTTTAGATGGGAATAACGTGCATTCCCCATCTAAATCTATAAACATCTTGCCATCAGCCGTAAAAGTTTCAGTGACTCCGTTTTCACAACTTACGACAATCGGATATACCACACCTTCAACAATCCCTTGGAAGATAACATAGCCAAGCACTGTTGAATATAACTTTGTTCCCCTCGGACAGTCCCTTAAAATCTCGCAAAGGTTCAGCTTCGGCTGCTCTTCCTGATGTTGTTCTTCGGCTTCTTCCTGTTCCTGTACCTCCACGAAGATAACGTCCTTTTCATCTTCTCGCTGGTCTTTCTCGCAAAGTCCAATAATCGGATTGCTGCTGTGTTCGCAATGCCCTTTAAAAAAGCAACCGTCACAACTATGACAGTGGCTTTCTTTCACTTGTAGTTTCTTGCCCTCACATTCAAATACTTCTCCAATTTTTCTTTCCATATTGCTTCTGTTTTTAGTTAAATTAAATCCCCCGCTTCCTTAATAAGGTCAAGGAAATTGGTTAAGAACTCGTTGGCTCTTTCCTCGGTCTGGAAGGACAAGAACTTTGAAATACTATAGCACTTTCTTACTCTCACTTTAACAACGCCATCGACTGGTTCATAATACATCTCAATGCCGTGTACACTCGAAAGGCCATTAGGTAGCCAACCATCACGATAACAATCCCTAAGTTGATGTAATTGCATTAAAGCAAGATGCGCTAAAGCCGCTGGTTTATGCGGCAATATATTCCTGTCATTAACCTTGTCCCTTGTGTCTCCACCCTCGTAGGCTTCAATTAAGCCGCAGCAATCGTCCAGATAGCACTCGCCGATTTTTACCTCGTTTTGCGCACAGAACTCCTGCCACGTCTTTGGCAATCTGTCACCGATTAATTCGTGTTCCTTAAAGGCGGTAAGCGCAATGTTTCTGTACTCGCCTCCTTGTTCATACAACCGCCTGGCAGTATCAAGCGACAATTCAATTTGTCTTGTTTCCATAGCTATTTATTCTTAATCGGTTTTCCGTTTAGACTATTGAGATACATCTTCTTGACGTTTGCCACGAACTCACCAACGTGGTCTATCAGTATAATGTTCTCTCCGTCGAGTTCAACGTCACCCACCTCGGCAATAGGAATACCACCGACAAAGACGTATATCCTGTTTTCGGGGTCGTTGGGATCGTTGGCTATCGTAACGTCAGCGTTGACCGTTCTCTTGTTGTTCAACTCGATTGATATATTACGTTCCTCACGCATCTTACGGAGGAACGCACTAAATGGGTTACTTATTTTCATTGTTATTTTCGTTCTGTTGCGTTATTTCTTCTTCGGTGGGCAAACTATCATTCACGTCAATATCTTCTATTACAAAGGCACATTTGTCTTCATCAAAATGCAATTTGGTGTTAGAGTAAACCCTATTGAAGTTCTCAATGCAGTCGTAGATTGCATTCTTGTAAGCCTCCTTCTCATTGTCGGTACTGACAACAAGTTCCTTCAGCTCGACACAATCGTCAAGCGAACGATTATAGAACCTCTTGTACTTCTCGTTGATTTCAAGAAGTATTTTCTCACGCTTGTAAATGATGTGGTTAATTGCGAGCATAGCAATAACCGCTACGAGCATTGCTACAACTGATAATATAAATTCCATACTACTAACTGATATTTTTTATGTTTAACTTTTCGTCTATTAACCTAATCGCCCTCACTGCAACTGACGAATGAGATTTGATTAACTTCTCTCACAGATGCAGGAGGGCGAAATTTCTTACTCTTAGTCGCCTCGCAATCATGCTGCCACCAAGATGTTCATCATGACGATTTAATCTAAGGTCCCTTGTCCGCAAACGTGACGTTAGAAATCTGTTAACGTGACGTTGCGTTGTTTCAAATTAAACGTTACTGTTTACAGAGGGCAATCTTTCTTCCCCAGGACAAACGTTTAACCACGCACTATGTCTGTGTTTCAAATGTACAGGGCGCAAACCTTAGACAATCTGAGATTCATAGAATCCGCATATTCCTGGGCCTCTTCACTTGTACGGAACACATTGGCATTGGCAAGGCGAGCCATACCAAAGAGGCTTCCAGTCCATTTGTCGCACTGTACTTCATACACCTTCCTCATCGCCATAAGTCTTGTAAAATAATAAGTGTCTCCAGTCTGCGGAATGAAGTCAAACTCTTTTTTTTCTCTATTCATATATTCGGGATTTTATAAAACTACAATGCTGTTTTGTAATGCCATCCTCCTAACACCATCAATCATCTTCCTCGACTGTATAACCCTCGTCCTCGATAAGGTATTCAAAATACATCTTACTGGCCGCAAAGTTCCTGCGGATAGCCTGATATATCGTCATCACAGGTATTCCAAGTTCTTCGCTACAGGCTTTGACCGAATCGAACACTTTTCCGGTAGTCCGGCATAAGACTTTTGTCGCACCCTTGCCTCGCTTGTGCATGAGGAAAGCTTTTTGTGGTGTTACAACCTTTGCGCTCTTTTTGCTTATTTCCCTATATGGTCTAAGATCTGCGATTTCAAAGGAGCATCCTCGGTACATCTCCTTCAACATCGGCAAGTCTGAAAGGTCATGCGAATAAAACAGATGGTGACATTCTCCGTTCGACACAACTGCCACAAGATAATTTGTCCGTTTCTTACTCATTTGATTATTCTTCGTTAGTTAGGGGCGGCTGGCACAATCAAGCGCCTGCCGCCTTTAGTCTTGGCGAGCCTTTGTCTACTCGTCCTTCTGTAGGTGCTTTCCGTATTCTAGAATACCAAGGAACTTTGTGATGTTGACATCAACGATGTCGTAGTCCTCCATAGAGTTTTTATAAACGCTCTCTGTTATAGCGTTGCGGGCTGATTCGATACTGTCGGCCTGTACGATATAGACTTTCTTCACGTCCTTTATCTTCGTTTCCAGGCCTCCTTTGATTTCCACTTCTTCGTGGATAGCCACCTTCACCTTGAAGAAGGTGTCGCATGAGGATTCGTCATCAAAGCAGATTTCGCTATATCTCGGTCGGGTTACGTTCTTAACCGAAATAGTGCGATTGTCGCAATTGAGTTCCTTTCGTATACGCTCTTCTGCCTGCCCGAAGTCAGCGGCTTCAACGATATACTTCTCGTTCATTGTCTTTGTCACTCCCTTCTCGTTGGTAAAAGGGTAACTGATAGCGGTCTCTATCCAGAATCCGCTTCTTGTTCTTAAATTTGCCATAAATATCTCGTTTTAAAAATTAGTCACCTTCATAATAATCCTCCTTTGTTTCCCTACCCGGATCGGGTGCGTATGTGTCATCTTCTCCATCGTCATACGAGCGAGGGTCGCTATTCTCGTTTGAATAGCCTCCGTTAGCATAAAAAGCATTCCAGTTTATTGCCATATCTGAAGTATTAGTTTGCATCCACTGCCATCGTGAACGTCTGTGTCGGGCATATCAGAATAGTTCTAATTGCCGATTCTCGTTTCCTTTCTCGATGAAGAGCTTTCGGAAGATATGATACATCGGTGCAACACAGATTGAATTTCCTGCCAACTTGTATAAATTGGTCTTGAAGATTTCCTTGCCTTTCTTCTTCCAAATCAGCTGAGTTCTGTAATATTCCCTCTGCTCGCCATCGACCGTAATAGTGACTTTCCTCTCGTTTTCGGATGGTTTGTCAAAATACATATTCATAATAGGTTTGCCATTTGCATCACATATTATTGAGGTTTCGCTATCTCTATAACTTATGATTTTCTCAATATCCTCGTCGCTGACATCTTGGAGTCTAAAACATTCCGTTGGTGTGAGCTTGCGTATTCGGTATCTGCGCCCTTCCTTATCGACCATACAGCCATTTTCCATTCTCAACTCTGGTATTGCGAGCATATTGTCTTTGGTCGATGTACTGAGAGTATTACTTACCCCGTCCGTTCTTGGGCTATACTCCTTGCTTCCTTGATTGAATTTCATCCCCTTGTCTCTGTTCTTTTTTCTTAGTTTCTTACATTGTTCTGTCCTTTCCTGGCGCAGCACGTTTGGCTCGATTATCTTAGACATACCATCTTTATGACCGTTTGCCATACAATATGAGATTCCTTCAGTGTCGATTACACGGCTATTCTGACTACTATCATACTGTCCTACGAGGTTAATCTTTGGCTCAATAAGAAGATTATCCTTATTTACACTCGTAATCGTGTTAGATGTACCGCTGTTATTGATTTCGAGTTGCTGTCTATTTGATTCGCCACGGCCACGACTTGCGGCAATTTTTGGCTCTACTTCTTCCATAACTCCTGTTATACCTTGACCGCCTCCACGGAATACACTATCGAACCCGCACTGCCCATAGCAAGCACGTATTGCCTTGGCGTTTCCGTTAGAGTCGGTATTAATTAATTTCTTCATTGCTTATCTCTATTACACAAGGTGCAAGAAAACCATCACCGCAGCCTTTATGATACACAAAGTTTGCCGCTCCCATCTTGTAGTAGTTGGCTTTGAGAGTCGGGCATATCTGTTCTTGCCCCCCCCCTAATGCTATTTAATAGTTCCTGTCTCTTCATCTATCTCAATTATTACTGCTTGCGGGTGTTCGTCAGCAAGCAATGTCCTCGCCACCACCATACTGCCTTTAAAGAATCTTTCGCTCTTATTGTAATAGAATGGTTCGTAAGGTCTTACCATCGAACCTTTGTACCTAAACTCCTTCATGGTGCCACAACGAATATTGAATTATTGTTGTCGTATGTCGTTTTAAGGGTCGGACAGATGTCATACACCGCTTGATTGTATGTGTCAATCACTGAGTATGGTTTCATTTGCCCTCCCCTATTTTGAAGCAAGGTTTTCATATTCTTGCCGCCTGTGTTTCTCTCGCTCATCTTCTGTCAGTATTAAAGGCATCCGATTACCGCCGCCCCCTACGCAGGTTATGGTAGGACTTATACCAGTCACTCCTACTATATTGCCCGCAAAGCCGTGCCGGTATTCGCCGTAATAGATATTGTCTATCATTATTATTCCGTCACTCATAATGCCCTATAACTAAGACCCCTTGAATTGGATAGTGCGCAAGGTCGAGCATATTGACTATACCTGCATTGCTGCAACGTGCAGTGACGGTCGGACTTGACCCATCCGAACACTGCAACATCGGCTGCATATCGTCCACAATCCATTGGGGGTGGGTATGGTTATTCTTCATTGAACAATTTTGGCTGATTTGCGTGACCTGCTGTTAGTGTCGGTGCAATAGCATTTACACCCGAAACAACACCGTCCTGCGAGTTAGACACCTTTCCCACACAAGAACTTTCATCAGAGCCATTTAGACCGTTATTTACTCGGCAAAAATACTCCAATGCCTTGTCCGACAAATAGAAGCTCTCATCAACGTTTGGTTCAAGAATATCCTTGATACGTCTTTCAAGTTTCATCTTTTTGGGGAAGTAGTACTTAACATCTTGCCCCCCCCTCAGAATGGAAACCATAAACACTCTTTCCCGGTTCTGAGGCACGTTGTAGTCGCTCGCATTAAGTACTTGTGCAAAGTTCTCGTAGCCAAGCTTTTGAAGTCTTGATTGCCACTTATGAAAGCCTTTAAGGAAAGTTCCAGAGATAAGTCCCTTTACATTCTCAAACAAAATGTATTTCGGACGTTTTATCTCGATAGCATTCGTACATTCCCATAGCAAAGAAGAACGTGTGCCGCTGCCCTCTTCGCCTCCACGCCGTTTCCCACTCATGCTGAAATCTTGACAAGGTGAACTCATAGTGAAAAGGTCGAAATCGGGTACTTTCTCCCAATCAATCTTTGTTATGTCCCCGAAATTCTTGTCTATATCTTCGGGAAACACTGCATTATTTGCTTTTATGGCATTTTCGTCAATCTCGCTCCACCCTACACAAACATGATGAAAGTCGGGGTAAACATCTGACAAACGTTGCAGAGCCATCTTTTGACTATTATAGCCTGCGAAGGCATAGAAACACCTTAAAGGGTTTTCTTTTGTATATTCAATCGTACTCAACATCACTTAAATCAATCTTAAAATAGTCCTCTAAATATTTCCTCCAATCCGTCTTTCCGAACAACGTGTAGGTATGTTCGTAAATTCCTCAGTCATAGTTACTTATCTTACTTCGTTCTTTTATTTAAATACAAAACAATATATTCTAAAAACTCTCTCTATCCTCACGGACGGAGAGAATTGAAACCAATTAAAATGGGATTAAAAAATACTAAAAAACAATCTTATATGAATTTTACTAAGTAGCGCATTATTCTCACGAACCATACGCTATACCCCATGAAAATAAAACTATCGATGAAAAATCATCTGTCTATTCAGTAAATAAATGAACTTTGGAGTAAGCGCATGCCAAACAAATGACACGCGCTTGGCAAATAACAAATATATAAGCAGTAAATTAAAAAGGTAGCCCTTGTTCTGTGTACTCTGGTATATATGGTAACGGAGGAATGTCGTCATCGTCGGTTTTGTCTCTTGATACAGGCGCATTTGTTGTCTGCGGCTCTTTCTCTTCGTGCTTTTTCCGCTTCCATGAAGTGTTGGTGTTAGACGAAACTTCTCCGTCCTCATCTATCGAGGCATAGGTTGACTCGTCGAACAATGACATATCCTTTGCCGTAATGTCCGTTCTCCAGTTATATGCCACGTTTTCGTCCTTGGAGTTCAAGAATCTCCTTGACGGAATATCAAAGAACATTCCGCAAAAGTAGTCCTGCACGCCAATCATTCTGTTTTTTGCTATCTCAATCAGGTTGCCATAGCCAATGTCCGACCATTCCTTTATTTTCTCTACACCAAGAAAGTCTGATCCAGCCCTCTTGAAATCCTTGTTAAGTCTATGAATGATAAACACATTGTCGGCTGCGTCTGAAATATTAGCCGAACCGCTGATGTCAGACTTTCTCAGAAAGAATATCGATTTCCTCGGATGGGCAACAAGGATTATATGCGAAGGGCATTTCTCATCCTTACAAAACGATGTCAGGTCGGTTACGAACGCACGCTGCTTGGCATTATTGTCTCCGTCAAAGATATTGATGTCAAGAGAAAAGAGGTTGTCAAGGATAAAGATCCTCACCCCGGCCTTGTCCCTCAACTCTCTCATGTCGTTTACAAGCTGCTCCCATTTTGAGGTATAATTATTGTTGTGGAGAAAGAATTTGTTGTCCATCCAGGCATCTATTTGGTTAGCAGCTCCATCAGGAACAAACCAGTACTCACCCTTAGACGATTTCCTCAACACTGTTTTGCCAGCGGCTATTGTTTGGAGGTTTGACTTCAGCACTTTTGCGTTCATCTCTCCCGAATATAGAGCGACTGCCTTGTCTTGCTGTATGACGTTTAAGACGAGTTCGTTAAGCCACGATGTCTTACCCGATGAGTTTGTTCCAGAGAGTATCGTCAGTTCTCCGTAGAACATCTTCTTGATTTTCTTGTCAAGCCTTTTAAACCCTGTCTTAAAACCATCAAGCTCGTCAATATTCACCTTTTGAATATTGCGCATCGACAACCACTTTTGCCCTAACGAAGAGTTTTCTTCAAGTATGCTTGGCTGCTTTGGTTGTTGTACAGATGCAACCGGTTGCCTTTGATACCCTTGTTGCTGATATTCAACCCTGTCATAAGCAGAGGGTTCGAACTTCAATCGGACATCTCTCCATGTGTAATGACTGCAAGAGTTATGGAAGCACTTGAAACCTATTGAACCATCTGCAAGCTCGAATATCGCACTGTCTGGTGCTTTATGGCTTGAGTCGAAAGGACACTCTGTCAAAACAAACTTCCGACCTCCACCAGGCATGCTTACAATCTTTGAAACGGAAATGCCATGCTCGTTGATAAACTCATCAAGGTTAAATTCTTTTGCTCCTTGCGAGTACCTATTTCTTTTGTGCGTATTATCCGCTTCTACCTGGAAGACGGCCTTAAACCATTCAAGCTGCTTAATTCCTATTACCTGGCTTCTATTCGGCTCAGACATTATCCAAACAGGCCTATGAGGGCGTTCTTCTGTACTACGACCCTTGCGTCCAAAAGAGCCTGGCAGACGAATTATTCTATTGGCATCAAAAAGTACCGTGTCTATCTTTACACTCTCGTCGTTGAAACGTAGCGCAAGTATCTCCAAGAACTTCTTTACAAGCAGTTCTGCCTCGTCGTCGTTGTTCAGGTCGCATGGAATGTATAAGTGATAACCCGAAGAAGAGTCAACCACAGCCGGCGTAGGAAAACCCAAACTCTGCAAAAAAGCATAAACTTCCCTTGCCTTATTGTAAGCCTTGTCTTTTTCCTCGTTGGTAGAGGAAACACCCGAAGGACGTTCGCAATCCACATCTATCGGAATCCACCAACGATGCTCGATGTCAACCTTGCTCGTTGCAGTGCCTCTTACCAGTCGGAAATTACCGAATTGTTCACGGCTTGCACAGGCTTGCTTTACCTCGTTTACCGAGTAATATATATTAAAGTTGTCGTATGGCTGCAAGGCTGTTATTGCCTGCTCGACATCGAAGAAATATCCGCTATAGGTCTTATCCCCTAAGATACGTATTTCGAATAGTTCGTTCGGTCGGCGAAACAATCTATGCCATTTCCTAATCTCGTCAATATTCATCACATAAACATATATATTTCTTCCTGCTGCATCTACCCTCATTTTTAAGGGTATCTATACCATATTGCCATAGGTTAAATCTTTCACATCGGCTGCATCTACCCTCATTTTTAAGGGTATCTATACCAGAGATACACGTCTTCCCATATCCTCACTAGCTGCATCTACCCTCATTTCCAAGGGTATCTATACCCTAAAGTTCGTAATGTACTAATACCCAATATATTAGAGTAGTTATCGAGTAGAAAAAATCTCTCAACATAAGGACGTACAGCCGCCCCGAATATCTTTTTTATCCTCTCATACTCTCACCCGTCAAACTCACCACCTTGGTCAATGCACGAAGCCGATCATACGTCCGTACTCCGTATCTCTCCTTGATTTGGTCGGTAGTCAGATTGGTCGTGATAATCATCAGTCGCTTGTCCTTCTCCGCTTGGTCAACCAACTCAGCAAACAAGTCACGTTTCTCACCAAACTCAAAGTAGTAATGCTCGGTGCCAAGATCGTCAATGACTATCGGCTTGTTGTCTATCAAGTCCCACATCGTTGCCTGGTTTCGGTAAGTGTCAGACAGACGATAGGCAGAATAGACATGAGGACTCTCGGTAAGATAATGAAACATAAGGGTGGGGATGAGCGCACACGCAATGACTGATTTACCCACTCCGTTGTTTCCTGTAAGCAACAAACCTTTTCTGCCGTTGTCTTTCAGCCACTCAATAACTTGGGCATAATCGTCAATGTACTTATATCCATCTCCTACGTAAAATCTCATTCCTCGGTCGAATAAATCCTTAGCCTCGTCTCCCAAAGCCAAGTGTAAGCCTTTATACGACCTGCCTTCAAATACTTCATCTACCATATAGTTTGCTCCTTATACTTGTCTTTGTTATTATCTGTCTGAATGAAACCGATAGGCATTCGTGCCGCGTTATTCTTTAATGGGAAAATGCCTGCCCAATTATTCGCTATCGACTCTTCTATTATCTGCTTGGCGGTTTCCACGTCACCTCCGCTTAGCTTCATCAGCTTATTCACAAAGGTAGAAAAACCTGTCGGCTTATAGGACTGTCCTTTCTCTCGCTTGTACCTGAGCCATTTCTCAACCAATGGCTGCATATCTGCTCGGACGATACCCAAGTTAAGAACGTTCTTCGAAGGCTTTTTCCCTAAGCCATCATCAAGTTTTTTTCGTAGTTTCTCAACCTCTTTCTTCAATCTCTCGTTTTCTTCACATAAAGCAAGGTAATCACTTGCTTTGAGTGTAATTTCTTTTTCGTTTAGCATTATTGTAAAATATGTTTACTGTCTGCTTCTACCCTCAATTTTTAGGGGTATCTACACCTAAAGTGGTCGAATTTGACCACTTTAAAAATACTACATCTACACTTATTTTTAGGGTAAATACACCACAGACCGAGAAACCAGTGGAAGAACTATTGCTGCATCTACCCATATTTTTAAGGTTATCTGCACTACGCTTGGGGTACTGAATGCGTCGCACTGCATCTACCCTCATTTTTCAGGGTATCTACACACTTTGTCACCACCACCACTGCATCTACCCACATTTTAAGGGTATCTATGCCCTATAGCTTACAACGTATTGATACCCATATAAATAGGATAGTTATCGAGTGGGAAAAATCCCCTCAACATAAGGCTGTACAGCCAGCCCGAATATCTTTTTTTTGAAGCCCTGCTCCCGATCAAGAGAGCAGGACTTTTATTGCCCAACCAATTCAAGGTCGAACTTCTTTATTAGCATTGTGATGGCATTACCGTTGCGGAGGAAACGGGACTTGCTGCTGTGTCGGCATTTGTTGCTGTGGCATCTGCTGAGGTGCTTGCGGCGGCATTTGTTGTTGAGGTGCTTGCTGAGGTACGTTGTAGGGCATCTGGTTTGCGCCATACTGATTATGCACCTGACAGCCTTGAGCCTGCGGAGGCATCTGCTGGGGTGGCATACCACCTTGCACTGGAGGCATTTGTTGCGGCGGCATCTGCTGAGGCATCTGCTGCTGAACGCCTGGATATTCCACCTTAAAGGCATTGATCTCGTTGTACCAACGACCATTGTACTCATGTGCGTTAATATCCAGACTGACAGTGATGAACTGACCAACCTGAATATTCAACTGAGCAATCTTCTCTTGTCCCATCACACGGAAGCTCACGAACTTAGCATACTGACCGTTGTCATGCTGCATGACGTACTCCTGTGACACCCACTGATTGCCCGTACGTTGCGATACTCCCTGTTGGGGAGGAAGGACATTTGTGATTTGACCTGTTAATTTAACTACCATAATAAAAACGTTTTTATTTAAAAATTGACTAATTGTTCTTCGAACTCGTCTTTGTTGACATTACCGAGAAACATTGAGAAAAGCACGTCCTTGACCCTTTCGTAAAGCTGAGAAAATTCGTCTTCAGCTATCTTGTCAAAGGCTATGCTCTTTGGGACTTGTAACCATTCGTTGCGCATCGGCGACCACATTGGCTCGTAATATCCAGCTGCAACTTCCACAGTCTTTCTGAAACCGTCCTTGTCGTTGTTAAAAAACTCCCACCACTGCTCACCAAGATATTCCCATGCGCAGTTGATTAAAGCGAAATACTTTCGGTGGAACTTCGGGTTGCGGACGTGGTGAACTGTCACCTCGTATGTCTCTCCGACCTTCAACCGCTTCTTGACATCATAATCGGCATCTGTCTCAGGCTTTAACCCGCTTGCCGTACACACGAGGCGCATCTTCATCACTCATCCTCCTTGACGGTTATCTTCAACGAACCCTTGCGCTTTGCCTCTTTAACACACTCTCGATACACTTCGGGGTGCTTCTCTTTGACTGCCTTCGAGTCGAGCGATACACTGGCTGAGGGCAGAACCCTTGTTATCGTTACGTTATTACCCTTCCATGACTTGACGTTGTACTGCTCCATAAGGCTATACAATCCCTCTTTCAGTTTTGACATCCTTGTCTCTATGTCCTTTTGCTGCTCCACCATCAAGGATATTTGCTTCTCAGCCTTCACCAACTCTGACGGTAGGTCGCCATAGTACGCTGAAGGAACGAAGGGCAGTGCGTTAAGATAAGCGGAAATCAGAGCATCTAAGAAATCGTCTGAAACAGGATGAAGCTCAACAAAGTCGCACTCGTTATCACGAAGGCGAAGGACGTAGATATGACCAACCTTAACGCCGGCGTTCATCCTCTCAAACCAACGCTTGTATATTGATAACTGCAAGGCTACTTCCTCGAAATGCAGTTCTGAGGTGCGCTTCAAGTCAACGAGACATATCTCTTTCTTCTTGTTCTGCATCACGAGGTCGATGGCAGATGCAAAGTTTTCGTTATCCGACACGATGTACTCAGTGGCAAGACAACTTAGTTTGTTATCTTCTATTACCTTAATAAAGTTGTCGAGTTCGGGGAGTCCTTCATAGTACGTTCCGTCATTAAGATACCCCTCAACAACCTTGTGCATAAATGTTCCCCGTGCGGCCGCGTTTTCGAGTGTTTCTTGATCTATACCCATATACGTTCCTGGGTATGCCTTCGGGATGAGTGTACTTGTAACTCCTTGCAACTCCTTCTCGCCGAGGAAGTACTGGTGCGTGTCCTCTAAGAATACTACCTCTGAGGTCACGAGCTTGATTTCTTTCTTACTTGCTGCCATAGATAAACTTGTTGTTAGTCATTTGATAGGCGGCAATGAAAGTTTGCTCATTTGCAAACTGCGGGTACTTGAACCAAGCCGCTTGCAGCTCTGCCTCATTTTTTGCCTTTCCTAACTCCTTAATGGCGACACTAAGCGTCTTGTTATCAGCCTTGCCGCCCGAAGCTTGATCACCTACGTTTGTGGTATCGGAGTCACGGCTATCGTCGATAGCGAACAAGCCGTTGAGTGCATACTTTCGTGCATAGGAGCTTGTTGCACCTGTAACCTGAGAATCGTCCATTCCCTTTTTGTTGATTGGTTCACGAGCAAAAGCTGATGCAGTTTCAATTCCGCCAGACTCGTTTTTAAGTGTCGCCGTAGCCTTAACATAAAAACGTTCACCAATCTGTACTACCTCATCTGTAATAGTGAGCGTACATTTAGTTTCTTCGAGCAAGGGTTTTAAAGCCCTCAGAATACTCTCGCAACTCCTGTAAAAATAATTTCCAAAGTTATTCTTCAAATCCTTTGGAGCATTTAACTTTGTTTGTATAATATTTAATTCTTTCATTTGTTGTTATTTTTTATTACTACGCTGCATCTACCCTAATTTTTAAGGGTAACTGCACCGTCAACCTCAGCTTTCACCCGTGAGCCTATGCTGCATCTACCCCAATTTTTAAGGGTAACTACACCTATAAGTTGGCATTGTGCAAGGCACACTTAGCTGCATCTACCCCAATTTTTAAGGGTAACTACACCCCTCGTTTGCCCTACCATATCAGAAATAGCGCTGCATCTACCCCAATTTTTAAGGGTAACTACACCGCACAACTTGTAACGTATTAATACCCAATAGTTTAGAGTAGTTGCCGAGTGAAAAAAATCCTCAGCACAAGGGCGTACAGCCGCCCCGAATACATCTTTTTTTTATTTCTCTACCGAAATTTTGATACCGAACTTCTTGCACTTGTACGCAATCTTCTCTTTCAGTCCGAAATACGTCCAGTTGCGAAGGACGAAATTATCTCCGTTCTCGTTCTGTTCCTTTGCCTCGTCCTCGCGGTGTATCTGCCTCATCAGGACAATCTCGTCGCACTTGTGCTTGACCGCAAGGTCAACAAGCAATTTAGAGTATGTGTGGAGTTTGGTATCTACGTAATTGTTCTCCATGTCATGCCAGCGGTCGATAGCCTTGCATTTCTTCTTCCTGCCCTTGCCGCCGACCGAATACTTGTTGTTGATTTGGCAACGTTTGACCGCTTCCTGTATCTGTCTGCGGCGGTAGTTGAACTCTTCCTTTGTGCCAATCTCAAAGACCTTCATACCACTATCATATTCCTTGTAGGCATTGACATCGGTAGTGCATACGATAGGATTAAGAACACCGAGGAAAGCAAACAGTTTCTTGCCCTTTGTCAGTTTCACCTCGCTCTGTGGTATATCGACGCACAGCAGGAGATAGACTTTCTTTCCGTCAACCTTGATACTTGACGTTGCCATCTTGTACTCGCCAGAAAGAACTCGCTCGACAATCAGACGATTACCGCTTCTGTCACGACCAAACTTCATCTGAAATGGAATACCTGCAAGAGTGAAAAAGCAACCTTTCTGCTGCTTGCCCTCTCCGTCTGTATATTCACGGAAACCGAAGTTCAAAAAAGACCTCTTCTGATATGGGATAGGAAGATTGCTCTTGTAACTTCTTAGCGACCTGTTCCACATACCCAGTTTCCTGTCCTCTTGATAATTCTTACGGACAATCTGAGCAAGGTTGGAAAGCATATCCATTATGCCCGGCATACTATCCTTGAAAAGTTTGCTCATCAAGCAGTATGCGGCATTTTGCTTCGTTGCCTCCGTTCCTTTTGCGCCGACAAACTTGATTGCCTCCTTGCTCTTATCGTCAAGATAAGGAATGGAGTTGTCAAGCATAAACAGGTGGCTCGTAGCCGCATTTGCTGCATCACGAGCTATATCTCTGATAGCATAAAGCTTATCGTAATACTCCTTTCGAAGCCCTTTGTCGTTTTCGCAAACAAAGACCTCAATTCTTCTTGTTATTATCATATTGCACCTTTCTTATTATATCAACACTTGAAAACAAGGATAATCGGGAAAACGACATTTTTCCAACACTTTTTAGTCAGAAATATACACTTTTCCAACAGCTGCACCTACCTATATAATAAGGTGATACGCATCTTCCTTTCCTCTCTCCACATTATTGTCGCTGCATCTACCCATACTTAGGTCAGACACACATTTGGCTTGATGATGAAAGAACCTACCCCGCCGCATCTACCCTTGTTTAATGGGTCAGATACACCGTTCAGTTAGGCGTAAGGCATACTACGAGCTGCATCTATCCCAAATAACAAGGCAGACACACCACTTAGTTCATAAAGTGCTTAAACCTATTTATTAAGGTAGTTATCGAGTGGGAAAATCCCCTCAACTAAAGGCTGTGCAGCCAGCCCGATATTATTTTTATTGTTTGTTTTCCTTTTCAAACTCCAACTTCTTCAGTTCAAGCTTTGCAGCATCAAGACGTAATCTGGAATGGTTGTTCAACTGCTTTAGATACGCTATCTTCAGTTTTTCTTTTTCGTTCTCAACCTCTAACTTCTCTATCTTTTCAAGCTGAATTGCGATGTACTCAGGCATCTCCATGCCGCTGAATTTCGTTTCAAGACCATACTGCTTCATAATTTACCTCTTTACCTCTAACGAATAACTATTTATTGTTTCATGGCGAATTACTGCACCATTGTTTATATAACCATCAAGCATCGGCTCGACATTGAATCCGCAACGCTTGCATAAATCAGGGAACAGTACGTATGGAGGCACTATACAAGCTGCCTCCCTCTCCTCCTGCATTTCTACAAGGATATTGTAAACCATCTCATTTGACATTCTTAAGCTTGTCTAACCTGTATAGCCTTACCCTACGGTCAAGATCTTCAAGAAACTCTTTATCCATACCCAAGGAAAGATTATATTCTTGTAGAGCATCCACTATATTGTATAGGGATTTCTTTCCCATACATCTTATACGGAGCAAGCTCTCCTTGTTTTCCAGAACCAAATCCCATACGGTTCTTATGTCCTTCGAATTAAAGCAGTTATTGCACCTGACCGTAAGATTCAAAAACGATACCGGCTTAGAAAGAATATCGTATATATACAATTCTTCTTCCGTAGGAACCTGGTTTCTGTTCGAGCCTTTGAATACACCTGCAAGAGAGTCGTATTTCCACTTGTATTCGTCCCTCTCTCTACATACTTTTTCATACAAATGTTCAAGGTCATCGAGTCGGTCTTGAAGATTGTTACGTACAGTAATCAAGTCTTCGTAATTTTCCAACTTAGATATAGCCTTTATTCCCCTGGCCGCATAAGCCTTTATAGTAGGTGCGGAAACGTCAAGGTTGTTTGCTACAGATTCGACCGATTCTCCTTCTGCGATTTGCCTTAAGGTTTCTATATATAAGGCTCTTTTTTTTTCTAAAAAGGAATGCGAGAATGCAACTTTACACAAACTTGATATTGACTTACATAGTATGTTAGACGCACTTGTTTTCGGAATAAGGTTGTTAGCCGACTTCCATAACGATATTTCGCCCTCAAGTTCCGTGATTAGCGCACGCCTTTCCCTCTTCATCTTTCTTAACTCATACAAGGCCTCGTTCGTAGAGATGTCATCCTCAAGCAACTTGTCTATCAGATACGAGTCCACAAGCTGTTTATTTCCGTTCCTTATTGCCTTCAGGATGCCCTTGTTAATCCAGTTGGAAATCGTCTGAGGAACCACGTGCAAGCGTTCTGCCGCCTCTTTACGTGATATAAACCTATGATCTTCCCCCATAATACTCTCGTTAAAAACCCCTCCACAGAAATATCTGCGGAGAGGAAAGAAAACAGTTACTTAAATTCAAACTCTGGCTGCTTACTGTCGCATTTTGTCACACCAACAACTTCCTTGATAGAAAACTCTATCCTCGGATTGTGCTTATCAATGAACTTTCTCGCATATATTAAGGTGCATTGGCGGTCGTTGTTTATTGCACGGATTGTCTGCAAACAATCCAGGACTACCTTTAACGAGTTGTCAAGGTCTGAACGGTTGGACTGAAAATAAACGTCTATATACAATTCAAAGAAACCCGATATGCGTCGGTCTCTTAGATTGCATTGCTGATAAAAGGCTTTCTCGTAATTCTCTAGGGCATCCGTTTTCGCCAGAGACCCATGTCCGCTAATAGTGACTATCCTGTATTGATTACTTTTCGATGGTACTTGTCCGTATACCACGCACTGTTTTTTCTCTTCCATATATACTATTTTTTGGGGGAAGAAGTAGGATTCGAACCTACGATACCTTTCGGCATCCTCATTTCTAGTGAGGTGCATTAGACCATCTCTGCCATTCTTCCATTATAAAAAACTTGTCTATTCTCACGAACCGACAAGGAAAAAATATTAAAAAATAAATGACTTAAACTTTATACAAGTAATAGCATTCTGCAATTCGTATATCGAGTAATTCAACTTCTCGTTTCGTGTTCCCCTTTTGTGACGATGTATCAGGCCTCTATCCTCCAAATCCTTCAACACCTTGGTTGGATATTTTACGCCATTTCGTCTGAGAAATCTTATGGCCTCGCTTTTGCTGGCCTTATCTTCTTCGGGGAAATGAACGCTCTGTATCTTGGCGGCACCAAGAGCGCAACAACTCTCTATCATGCCTTTTAATTCTTCAACACTAATCTCCATCTCCTCGCTATATTGAAGGTATGGGCAGAACCAACTACCCACACCTGTATAAAACTAAAGATCAAAAATATGAAAGTAACTCTAACCCTTGCTATATGCAGGTATTATAGTTTGAATATTCAAAATCCTAATCGACACACTCAAGCGTGAGGTACGCCAATCCTCTTTGCCGCGCATTTAAACACTATTGTGTGAAATTTCACGTGACAGAAACGTGAGGTACGCCAATCCTCTTTGCCGCGCATTTAAACGAACTGTCACCACGCCTTCACCGTCGGCTGCCCAATTTCGCAGTACCGATATTATCCCTCTGCTGGGACGGTCTATGGTATGAAAGTCTGTCAATGAACGATTTAACTTGTCGGAAGGCTGGGTGTCGAACCCATAGGCCTATAGCCTGCCTCCGTTAGAACGTAGCCGCAAGAATCAAGACTACGTATAGAACAACGAATGATAAAACCACCACAAGGAAAGTCTGTCCAATATCTTCGTTGTAGCGAGAGAAGAACTTTTTAATTCTCATACGCAACCTCCCCACTCGGAACTGCCGTAACAAGGATTGACAATGATTGTCTGTCAACCTGTGTGGTATACTTGCCTATCAGCGGATTGGGGTAGAGCTGCGACACCTGAGATACGGCGCTCTGGATTGAACGAACTGCAAGCATGTCCTTGCACTGAAACGTTCTGCTCTTGCCGGCTGGTATAAGCCTAATCTTGTCTCTGATGCTTATTTTCTCTTCTGTCATTGCTTGTTTGCTTAATTAACATTAAAATATATACTCAAAACTTGCAAGGTAACGGAAAAACCACTATCTTTGTGGTGCTTAATCAGTCGGAGGGCGGTCTAACCGTCACCCTGCTAAACTTTTTGTGTCTTGCTTGATTGCTTAACGAGTGCAAAGATACAACACTTTATTGTATTCTACAAGAAATTAGCGTATATTTTAACAAAAGTTTATCAAAAAGGTGGGGTTTTTACGTTCTTTGACATAAAATGTATCGTATATGGATAGAAAGTATCGTATCAACCAAGCTTATGCGTACCTTCTTTCGAAAGGTATGGTAAAGGACAAAAAGGACGTAGCTGTAAAAATGGGGTACAAGTCCGAAAAGCCATCGAACATCTATAGTGCGTTTGGCGGGAACGAAAAGTATCTCACTGATGATTTCCTGTTGCGTTTTAATAATGCCTTTGGGAATATCTTCGACTCTCATTGGCTAAGAGGCGAAGGAAATGAAGAGCTAAGACTTGCAGGACACGAAGAAAAGCCATCACGTTCAAGCGGCGTGCCATTCTTTGCTGACCTGCCAGTAACAGGAGGTTCTGTAATGCAATACAATGACATCAAGGAGTTTTCGACCGCAAGCTCGTTCAACTTGCCGTTCACAAGAACGGCGGAATTTAGTTTCCCTGTCATAGGGTGTTCTATGCAACCTACCGTCAAGGAGGGTGACATCGTGGGGGTTTCTCATATCGACGGACTGGAGAGCTGTAATCCTGATCGTATATACCTTATTATTACGAGGGACAACGAAAGAATGATAAAGCGTATCAACAAGTACGACCGGGAGAACAACTGTATATGGCTCGTTTCCGACAATCCTCAGTACGAGCCATTCCCTATCTATTTAGATAATATCATTGATGTATATAAGGTGGTATGGAAAATTTCATTCGAAACAATGTAGATATATGGGAAAGATTAAGATCTATGGCATTCTCATCCTAGTAGTAGCGTTATTTTGCTCTTGCAGTAAGGATGATACAGAAGTGCCACAAAATACCGCAGAATATAAAATAACGCTATACAACAATATCGGGCGTACTGGCGGCAACTACAACTACCAGGGTGTCTTGTATGACATCTGTCTTATCTCATCTAACGGAGAGGTGTACGGACTGGGAGACTTGCCTTACGGGGAAAAGGTTACATGGAGTTTGCCGCAAAGCCACGACTCTAAAGACGTAATGATACTTGCACTTAAAATCGCTGGCTCAAAACAAGAAGCGCAAAACTCATACTTCATGAGTCCAGAGGCCGCAGAGGGGAAACCTTACCCTATCTATGTGCAAGACGGAGTAACGAAAGGATTCATGTTCTATGAAAACATGAAATGGCTCAGCATGAAGGTTAAGACGCTTGATGAACTCAAAGGGTACTTTAATCAATGATAGCGCGTTTCCACATGTATGCCGAGAGTTTTGCACTTTGTCACATACGCACCGAAAGCCAATTGATCGGCCCGCTCGTTGTAAGCATTACCACTATGACCCTTTATCCATGTAAACTTGATGCCGGCAAGATGGGCGCTACATTTCACGAACTGGTCGAAGAGGTCGCCATTGCATGAATGACCTGTCTTCAGCGATAGCATATTAATGGCGTATTTACTGTCTGATATAATCTCAACGTATGAACCGATCGGGCAACTGTTAACGGCGCTAATAATAGCAAGGAGTTCCATTCTGTTGCTTGTCGTGTGAAGGAAGCTCGCAGACATCTCCTTGAATACGTTACCGTTGTATAGTATAACATAGGCAGAACCTCCTATATGTGGGTCTCTAAGATTATCACAGCTTCCGTCAGTGTAACACTGAAAGAACAAGCCTTGCGACCTTGCCTCATTCACGTCGAATTTGGCATCCAGTTTCTTGGTAAGTGATGCCAAGTTTTCAACATAGTTGAAATCACATCTTATCTCTTCCATAGGTTAAATTGTTAAAATGTCAATATTATGTCACAAATGTTAAAAATAAGAACCCTTGCACGCATGTTACGTTAATTAACCAAGAGAATTAATTCACAAGAAATAAACTCGTGATTAAATTAATATAAACCCGCAATATAATATTTACTCACATACTCACCTGTACAAACACGCACGATTTACGTACGTATTGATGCCAATAAGTATATAGTTCCCAAAATGAAAAAGAAGGCAAAAAAAATAAAATCAGCATATTCTCTTGTAGACTTTACGAGAAGTTTGGCTCTCGTAACCATCAAGCATGTTGAAATAGGAAGCGACATCGCTAGAACACGATGCCAACGCATTGGCTGTACGGCTACTCCTTTTCTTTCTGCTGATATACCTATGATGCCCCTTAAACCAGAACCAGCACTGACCGCCGAAGGACGAGAAGTCGTTAACGGCATAAGACGTGACGTGGCACGCGTAAGCGAAGCCTCGCTTATCTCTGAAGATTTTGGTTTCCTTCCCCACGGTATCTTTCCAGTCTCCGTAGCGGACGATATTCCTTTTGGTCTTAAATATTTCGCCTTTGGATGCAAGTTCGTCAATAATCCTTGCGCAATCAGACTTACTAAGTCCACACCTCTGGGCAATATGCTTAAGCGTTATCCTGCGTTCCACATGTTTCTCAAACAGGCCACCTTGGATAGCTCCGTTTTCGGAACCACCCTCGGCAGATGCCTTAATACGTACCAATGTGCGACCGCTGAGATAATGCCTCACGTAAAGCCTTTTGAGGACTTTAGTAATATCGGAAAGCTTACAGGATTTGACCTTCCATTCTCCATTGTGTTCTATCTTCTGATTCACGGACAACATGTAAACGAAGTCCATGAAATACTTTTCTCCATTTTTCTTTTCTCCCGTATAGCCTCCCTTGTCTGCCAGGGCAACAAGCCCTCCATCCTTTGCGAAATGGAATACCCCTTCCATCAAGGAAGCTTTTTCAAGGAGTCTCTTCGCCCTTGCGTGACTTACTCCAAGAAACTTCATAACCTTAGATGGGGTTGGCTTAAAGAGTTTGTTGTTACGGAAGTTACAACGAATGGCAACATAAAGAGCATAGGCTTCATAATCCCCGAAACGGTCTATGAAGTCAGTGAAATGCTGTATTTTGACTTTATATGTAACCATTGTCATATAGAAAAACAAAGCCCCAACACCACCCTCGAAATGGCATTGGAGCTTCAAAATATTTTGTACCCTATGGTAAAAACATCCTTGATTAATATTCCGCAATCTTCGAGGAATTGCGATGCAAAGATATATCTTTTCTCCGAATGGGCAAAATTCCTCTCTCTTCATTTTAACATTTGCTCTGACGCTTATCAGCGCAAAATCGGCGCAAATTTTACAGAACAAATATATAAAATATTGATTATCAATAACATAACTATATCTGACATGCAGATTGTGGTTCTGAATGTCGTGGGTTCGAGTCCCACCGGGCACCCAAGATAAAGGCTTGTAGGTCAAATACTTACAAGCTTTTTTGTTTTGTCAGAATTTGACATAATCAGCACCCCAAAACCTCAAAAATAGGCTAAAATCCATTGATTGTTTACCTATTGTTTACCGCTAAAATGAAGTGTAACATGTTGACAATCAAAGCAATGGTTAAAAAGGATGGTATGCGTGTTGACCGCAAGTACAATGTTAAGCTTAGTTTTACCTACAAAAGAAAGGTAAAAAGGCTATCTACGAGCCTATTTGTGAGTGCTGACGAGCTGACAAAATCACTAACTTTTAAAGAAGGTACAGACATCAAACGGAAGGTTGACAAACTTGTAGAAAGTTACAGGAACAAGTGTGACCAACTACAGGTTGATGTCAACAACTACACGCTGGATGAAATCATGGAAATGCTGAACGCAGACGAAGAACGAAAGAAGCCTGTTGACTTTATTCTGTTTTGTCAGTGGTGGATTACCACAACAACTATTAAAGGGAAGAAAAACTATCAGTCCGCCGTAAATGCATTTATTACTTTTTTAGGTACAGACCATCTTGAAGCCTCAAAACTTACAGCTTCACTACTAAATGGTTTCATGGATTATTTAAAAAGACAAAGCAGACTAAGGGCAGATGTACTGGCTAAGTCTGGAAAACGAGTCCCAACAAACCGTAGTGTGTCACTCTATTTAGGAAGCCTGCGCCATCTATTTAATGAAGCGAAGAAGAAATACAATGATTATGACCGCAACATAATCCGCATTACAAACTCACCATTTGAATATGTGGTAGTCCCGAAACAACAGGCGACACGTAAAAGAGCTATTACCGCAGAACAAATAAGAAGCATCTGGCAGTACCCTTATGAGCGTAAAAAGGACGGCACTCTAAAAAGAGAAAGCATTGTTAATCTGGCAAAAGACTGCTTCATTCTATCGTTCTGTCTAATCGGAATGAACTCAGCAGACTTATTCAACTGTACGGAGTTCAAAGATGATACTATAACCTACTATCGCACCAAAACGACAGCCCGCAGACTTGACAAGGCAAAGATGGTCGTAACCATACCACCATTTTTAAAGCCACTATTCGAGAAGTACAGGGATAAAACAGGACAACGGGTTTTCAAGTTTCACCTATTATATAATACAGACAAGAATTTTAATCGGGCTATCAACATAGGATTGAAAACTATTGGTGACAAGCTGAACCTAATAGACCTTGAATATTATGCAGCCCGTCACTCATGGGCTACCATTGCCCTTAATAAAGTAGGCATAGATAAATACGTAGTACATGAAGCATTAAACCACATAGATGAATCCATGAGAGTCACCGACATATACATTGAACGTGACTTCGTGAACGAAAATAAGGCTAATGCCAAGGTCGTGAAGTACGTTTTTGGTAAATAATTGCTAATATCTCCTGCTTACTCTTGTGTAGGTGGGAGATTTTTTGTACTTTAGCCGCAAATTTTAGTAACAAGATGATAAAGCAGCTACCTAAACATGAAGATGAATGGGCTTATTACGAGAGTGAGCCTCTATTTGAGTATGTCACCAGAATATCGGACATGATGGGTGAAATCGTAACCGATATTAACCCCGATGGGAGTTATGAAAGTACGCCACATCTACAACCGTTCCGTTTTGCGAGTGACTATCTCAATGGGAAGATAGATACCCAAAGTATAAGGATGGACTTATACGAAAGCCCAGACATTCAAGATACACTGAGAGCTTTCGGACTTGATAGCTCTAAGTTTTGGTATCTATGCCTGTTTATCAAGTGGAGAGTGGACTATGAATGTAAGACCGCTTTCGTGTTCTCCACTTCGACAAAGGAAAAGCTGCATAATCTTATCTCCGAGTTTGAGAAACTATCTCCAGAGTTCCAAGGCCGCAAGTTCGTTTCTAAAGTTCCCGCCACGCTTACATTTAAGGTGAATGGTGGTAAAACCATAACTATAGACGATGCTAACACTTTGACTTTTATCGGTGCAGCCATTGAGAGTTTTTTAGAGCAACAAGACACTGATGATCTCATCACTTCCAATAGTTATGGTATAAGTGAATTAGAGAAAGTGGATTTATCGGTAAGAACTAATATATACCTATTCAATGAGTATCTAAGTCCGTTTGTCAAACCGTTGGAAGCTATCAAAGGGATATATGCCTCAAAAGACAAAAGTCTCTTAATTTCCCGAATGATTTATGTATTCAGAGTTAGTGAGGATAAGAAACTATATACAGACCTTAACGAGAAAGGCAACAAGCAGAATCAGCTAAAGGGCTACCTAAGTAGGTACAAACCCTTTAAGTTTTGGCATTATTAATATTGGAATATCTTTATAGCTAACTGTCAGTATCTTCAATTATGGAGATACTTTTTTATTTTATATTTCTACTCATAGCAATACTTCTTTTTCTTCTTCTATTCCAAAATCCTGAATTAAATTTGCCGCAGCTAAAGCAGCTGAGGTAATGTCACCGCCTGTCAAGAATGGGGCAGTTTTTAAACAATAAAATAATGAACAAAGATGTTTTTAATGAAGATGTAAACGAGGGCATGATGGATGCTGTCCTTGAAGTACAAACCGATGTTGATGATTATGTCAATGAAGAAGAATTGCTTGCTTTGGAGCAGGAGCAACAAATGATCGACATGATGGAAGAACAGGCTCTACTTGAACAAGCAGAAGAGCAAACCGTTATAGATGCTTACATTGAGCAACAGCTTATTGAGCAGTCTTTGTTGGATCAGGCAGATGAAGAAGCTCAATTAGAGTATGAGGATCAGCAGCAATTCGATGATGATCCTACGGTGACAAAACCAAAGGCTAAACAGCAGAAGCCTACTATTAGCGGTAAAGTATCAGATGATGAAGAAGAAAGTGATGATGAGCAAGATAATGATGTACCCCGAAATGTCTTAGCACACCGTCAAGTATTACAGTTGATGAGACAGCATAATCACCTTGATATTTGTGTCAAGAAAGAAGAAATCTCAATAAGTTGCTTCGGAAAAACACGGCTCAAATACAAGCTCAACGATAACGGCTGGCAATGGATTCTTAATTATCTGGAAACAGGGTTCTATGAGGATTACGGAGTTGACCCGTTAAAGGTTGCAGACATTGACTGCGAGAGCCGAGTTAAAGAACTGATAGAACGAGGCAGTAATATCGCCCGTGTTCCTTTTTTAAGAGAGACTGAGGCATATATTGAGATATGTGCTTTCTACCGCTATGGCAAGCTGTATTTCAGCATAAGGAGAAACGATGAATTTATGAACTATTTAATTGAGAAGGGATTATGATTACACTGAAAAAAGGACAATACCTGTCAAACGTTTTAAGTGAGATTCCAACTGACTGCATCCTGTCAAAACGAGTACCTGGCTGTGGCGCTACCACTTTGGAACTAAAGACTAATAGAAATTCCATTATTATTGTGCCAAATGTTCCTGTTATTCAGAGTAAGGAAAAGAAGGAACCGTACCCTAAAGGCGTTTATGAAGATGTCACAGTGAGCGAAGTAGTCACCTATTTAAAGGAGAATATCAGATACAAAATAATGACTACTCCTGAAAGTTTTGGTAAAATTAAGGTTGCCTGCGAGAAATGTAATATAAACATCTATTCCGAGTTTTTTCTGCTAATGGACGAGTGCCACCAACTTGTTAAAGATGTGGACTACAGAAACTTCATCGTTTTACCAATGGCAGACTTTTTCAAATTCAAGAATAAGGCTATGGTGTCAGCAACCCCACTTGGATTCAGTGACCCACGCTTGAAGAAATTCGAGACTCTTGAAGTTCGTGCCGATTATGACTACCAACAGGAGATAACGGTAATCAATGCCTACAATACAACCAAGGCTATAGGTGAATATCTAGAAAGCCACCAGAACGGAACAGTATGTTTCTTTGTCAACTCAATAACTCAAATCTATTCTATAATGAAGCATTTCAAGTTGTTGGAAGACTCTACCGTATATTGTGCGCCTAAAAGTGTAACAAAACTGAAAGAGGGCTACGACTTTACTAATGCCTATAAGGAGTGGAGTGCTGAAACCATGAAGCGGTACAACTTTTTTACAGGTCGTTTCTTTTCCGCGTTTGATTTGGAGTTAGATTACAAACCAGATTTACTAATGATAACTGACCCGTACATTTCACCATACACCATGCTCGATGTTGATACGGACTGCATACAAATTTGTGGCCGTTTCCGTAAGGGCATAAATTCTGCCACCCATATCTATAGGGTAAATCCTGAAATCTGTGCTAAGAGTAAAGAACAGAAATTGCAAGAAATACACGATTTAGAAGTAGGTTACAGAACCCTCCAACGATATTATAACAATGCTGACAGCAAAAACGATCGTATGGCTTTCGGACAAGTAATAGATATTCACCCATTCCGTAAGTACCTGTACTCAGACCTTACTAAAAATTGGTTTAGGATTGATTGTGATGTTAACGAGGTATTAGTAATTGGCAGGTATAAGTCCGAGCAGACAATGGAAGATTGGTATAATAAGTGCCACTATTTTACGCCAACTTTTGAAACGTGTAATAGCAACGAGAATGACGAAAAGATGGAAACAATAATGTCAGCCCGTACCACAAGAGACAAGAGGAAAAAGATGGTAGAAATACTAAGTCAGTTTGAACAGCCTCTTTCTGAAAACGCTTTTGACTTTATCAACAAGATACGTAAGATTGACCCATTCATTGTCGAGGCTTTTGAAGTGTTGGGAAAAGAACGTGTAGAGGAACTGAACTATAACCAGAAGCAAATAAACGAGGAATTGATATTGAGACAGCGTAAGGGCAATAGGGCTATCAGACTAATTAAAAACTCATTCAAGGTTGGCAACACCTATACCAATGACTATATAAAGGATGAACTGACCCGAATATTTGATATGCTTGAAATACACCCAGAGAGGACGGTTAAAGGCAGTATGATTAAGGACTACTTCCAAGCCGAGGTTTGGAGAAATGAGAATTGTAGAGGCTATAGGCTTATTATGGCTGTTGTGTAGTAGGGAATGACAAAACCCGAAATTACTATACAATATATACCCATGTATGTAAATATGTTAAAATGTCATTTTGACCTCTCTGAAAGCCTCTATACAACCCCTACCGTGTCAAAACCAGACTTCCGATTTCTCATACATTGACCTCTCAAATCTGGCTATTTATAGTATGTACTCTGGAATAAGCCTCAACCATCTAATACCAATGAAAAACACTCTTTTTGTTCAAAACTGACAATACAGACTATCTGAAAAATCAAGGAAGAGAGACGAGTAAGCGGGTACGGGTACTTGTATATATAAGCCCCTCCCCCTATCGACATATCCCTAAATTGAAATTTGACAAAGTGATCTGTGAGCTGGTAGAGAACCCCCAAAGTCCCCTGCCCATTATTGAATAGGAAAGAATGCTTTTTAAAAATACAGTGTTACGGCTATTCTTATTAATTCACATTTTATTAACTTCAAATTTCATTTTTATGGAACAAGTTTTAATGCCAACCGTTTTAAACGGTAAGAGATTCGATTTCTCAGACGCTGAGATTATCGAGCCAGTGAGTGAGGTGAATGTCCTGAAAAGAACAAAACACTTCATTGAAGCCAACACAGTCGATGTGACTTTAGAACAGTTACAAAACGACTGTATTACCCCTGTATTTGCTAAAGATAACGAATTAACCATTTCACACCCTCTGTTTATCCGAACAGTCGAAGAGGCTGCAAAGGACTTTTTCAGAGGTGAAGAGGTGGAAAGTCCTGTTATCAGAGCATCACACATTATTAAGGGTCGTATTCCATCTGCTATCTACAAACCTGCAAACCAACTCTTAGAAACTGACAAAACACAGTATTTTGAGCGTTGTGCATTCTCTGTTGATATACCCACAATATATCAGGATATAAACGGAAATCGACTTTTCCTCTCTGTTGTTGGTGTAAGAGCATATAATCAGCAGAATCTTTACAGCAAGAAAGTGCCTGAATTATTCCGCGTTGCTATCGGGTTTAAAAATACAGTATGTTGCAATATGTGTATTTTCACTGACGGCTACAAAGGAGAGTTAAGAGTTAGTAGTACAAGAGAACTGTATCAAAGAGTTATGGAACTGTTTAGCATGTTCAACCCTGCAAAACAAATCCATTTGATGCAGCAACTGTGCAACTCTTCACTTTCGGAGCATCAATTTTGCCAGATTCTTGGTCGTATGCGTCTTTATCAGTATCTACCCATGAGACTGCAAAGGAACATACCACGTTTATTAATTACTGATACACAGATTAACAACGTGGCAAAGTCCTACATTTCAGATGAAGACTTTGGGAGCTATGGAACAGATATAAATATGTGGAACTTCTACAACCTTCTTACAGGTGCAAATAAATCCTCATATATTGATATGTTCTTAGACCGCTCACTTAATGCTTCAGAAATTGCAATGGGTATTAACAGAGCACTACACGGAGAAGAGCGTTATAAATGGTTCATTGATTAATTAACTTGGGGAATATCTCAGAAATGAGGTGTTCCCCTTTTAAATTGAAAGATTATGCAAACAATGAGTTTTAAATGGTGTTCAAAAGGTTGTTTTATTGAGGCTATCGAGGTTTTCTTAAATCCATATTTCTACCTTATCAATAATACAAGCCCAAATTATAGCGGTTGGGAGACTCATAAGATACAATATGGTTTAAAAGTCATATATGTGACGTTAAGAGCCAAAGAAGTAGATTATGACAAAGAAATGATTAAAACAGTTCAACAACCGTGGTATGCTTACAATTCCGTGAAGTATGAGGTTAAGCCAAACTCTTACGGAATAGAAGAAATTTGGTACATCAAAAACAAAGGTTGGTTTGTTGCTGGTGACAAATTGGAACTATGGAGAGTTTATAGTTAACAGTGTTTGGTAGGGCATCAGTAATGGTGCTCTACTTTATACTGTTTTGCTTCGATCCAGAACCAATTTTATTAAAAATTGCTAATAATTTGTAGGTTTTGTGCTAAATGTGGATTTCTTTTCGTATATTAGCGGCGAGTTTCAAGTGCTCCGTAGAGTTAGGGCGCGTTTTAATGGCTCAAACTTATTAAAAAAAGAGCGATTGTTGCTTATCCTTTACTGAAATCTGGACAATTTCGGCTACTTGGGATAAATACAATATGCTCACACTGTATGGATTATTGTACCCGTATGGGAATGGTATATCTAAAAGGTGTGGGCTTTTGTCTATTATCAAGTAGCAGGTAGTCCAGAACCTTAGTACTGTAGTGTCAATAGTCCCACACTCTTTAACTTTAATTCGCTTTCATCTTGGGAACTGAGAGCATAAAAAGGACAATATGAAGAGATTCTGTTTACTTATATTGTTGCTTTTGTTGATGGGTATTTCATCAACAAAAGGAATCAGTATGTTTAACGAGAGCATGCAAATCGGGAACACAAAAGCTTCTGTTGGACTCAGTTGTGCATATAATGAATCTACACAAACCTTTGGTGCTAAGTTTACTAATAATTCCTCTAAGACAATTACTAAGGTTGCAGTAACTATTAAGAAGAAAGATTTGTCTCGCAAGTATGACATGTTCGATACTAATCAATACAAATATGAAACTATTGTTTTTGATGTAAATATACCAAGCGGTTCTTCTACTATCCAAAAGAGGCGAGTTACTATGGGCAGTAACTATCAATATGTAGGTGCCTTTGTTGATTGGACGAAATAATAAACTGACATACTTCATAACTATTTCACAAATGAGTAATATAAAAAAATATCTTATGTTATTGAGTTTGTTAATTTTTTATTCGCAAACTCTCTTTTCAAAGAATTGGGTGGCAGATGAAAATGGAGTCACACCTACTTTCTATTTAGTTTGCGTATTTGTGGTTATTGCGTTCTTGGGCGGATTATTTATTTATATACCGATTTTACGCAATTATGAAAAGAAACACGGGACTTCAGAAGATTCTGGTTTGGGAGGTTGTGGAGTTATAGCTTTTTTGTTATTTTGTTTATTAATGTTTCTTGGTATCGCAGGTCAATGTTCAAATTAAAATAGTCAATTATGAAAAAACGATTTATATTATTACTCCTAATGTGTTTATGCGTATTAAAAGGCTTTTCTCAGTCTACCACTACGACGCCGCAGTACTCTGGTAATAGTGATTGGAAACCCGTGATAATTGATGACACTCCTAAAAAGTCATCATCAAATTCATCAAGTTCATCGCCAATCCCTAAAGTTCAATGGTATTATTCTGATGGATCAAAAACAACATCAACAAGTAGAAGCAGTTCTTCATACAACACCAACAGTTCTAACAGTTCCAAAAGATCTTTTGGTAGATATATAAGTCGATATATTGTAGAAAAGAATAAAGGCAAAATGGTCTTTCGTTCAATATACAATCCCCTTACTATAACCAGTAGTGTAATCGAAGTTAAAAACACGAATAAGGGAACAAAAACGTGGGCTGTGAAATATCAGGGTCCTATTCGGCTTACAAATTCTGGAGGTAGTGAAAGATTCCATAATTTCTATTTGACAAACCATCATGTAGAATTTAATATTAGCGACAGACCTATTCACCAATATCAGGGGAAATCGTATTATGTTATTGTTTTCGACGGCCAAATACAATTGGCAGAAGCTGTTTATTAA